TATTTTTTTAATTTCACTTGCAATTATTGTTCTTTGTGGATCTCTATAGGTAGATATAATCACAACGGCTTTTGAAAAATCAACACCATAATGACTAACATCAACTTCTTGAAGTGGGACATATTTTGTTAAATGGTCTGGTAATACTCTACCTAATAATCCAATACTTCCATATTGAGTTAATTTCATGCGTGACGGAGTTAATTTGCAAACATTGCCACCGACTCCAAGCATATTAAGATGCCTAACCGAGAATTCGTTTGAATAACTTCCTTGGATGTCCACTATTTTTTCTTCCGGAACAAAAGGAAACAGATCTTTAAAATCTTTGTACATTCCAACTTGATAATCTGTTTTGTGGTGGAAATTTTCGATTGCCCACTTGAGGGAAGGTGCCGCTGCAACTAGATCTCCCACAGCGGCTGAATTTAGACAGTAAGTAATTTTATTAGCAAACATTTCTAATTCCTTAAAATGAATATCCTATTGTAATGCCGGCAGTTTTATTTGTTAATCCGAATGCCCCAACGCTAATTGGTCCCAAAACTCTTTTTTCTACAAGGGCCCCGTAAGAAGGAATTTCTCCTTGTTTTACTGAGGCTAAAGCTGATATATGCCACAAAGCTTGATTTGTTTTTTCTGTCTCTGTAACAACTGTCGTATCTGTTTCTTTTTTCTTATCAAGCTCTTTACTGATAAACTTATCAATTTGAGTTTTATCTACCTGCACTGTCTCTCTGTGGATAGTCCCATCTTTACTAATATCTTCAACTATAACTGTTACTTTGTCTACTTTAGTGTTTTCAGAACCGGACTCTTTGTACTTAATAACTTCTTTTTCAACAGTAATAGTTTCAGTTTTTGTGACAACTTTTTCTGGAGAGGCATATTTGCCGATCCCTGCCCCAAGTGATACTAGGAGCAAGGATACAATTACTACTGTTCTTTTATTTATTTCCATTTGAATCTTCTTCTCTGTATGCTGAATCATTTAGAAGCAGCTTACAGATTGATTTGATTTTAGGGTTTTTAATGTCAGATGTTTTACATTTTCTAATAATATCACCAGTGATTTGTTTTGGTAGGTTAATCTCTTCTTGTTTATCGGCAGATGCAACGAATTCAGCCGGTGGTTTAACTAGACCAGCCTCACTAAACTCTCCATAAAGAAATTCAATTACATACTCATAAGGAACGATTGATGCGTAGCTTAATCCATTTCCTGCTCCAGCAAAAACTAATCCAGACAATTCTCCATTAGAATTTAATACAGCTGAACCAGAAGATCCACCTTGGATAGTAGCAGACACTACTTGAGAATCGAACATTTTAACGATTGGAAGGCCACCTAAGAACATGCAAAGAAGTGCATTTTGACCATTAAAATCGTCTTGAGTACAAGGTTTAACTCCGGTAATAATTGAAATAACTTGTCTTCCGCCAAAATGACCTTTTGAAATAATGTTTGGTAATAAAGCTGGGTGACCAGTAATTGTAGCCTCACTGTACAATTCCGGTGGTTCACTAGCAATTTTAACAGATGTACCTAAATCTTCCGCCACAGAGATTACGCACAAATCATGATTTTTTGATGTCATAGTTCCTGTAACAAAATATGTATGATTATCAGTTTGTTTAACTAAACCACCTTTTTCAGACACTAGTCCACACACGTGGGCGTTTGTTAAAATTAAAGATTTAGTAGGTGTGTGCTTAATTACAACGCCAGTTCCGCCAGAAGTTTGTTTGAAGTTTGTGATCATAACTGTAACTTGAGATGGGTGTTGCTTGGTTCCAAAAACATAAGCTCCAACAATTGAAATGATTGGGGCAATTGCTAGCACAAGAGCTACAGCCAATCCTATTTTAAGGCCACCAAACATGAAACTACCGAGCTTCTCGTGAACAGATTTAAGAAAATTACGCATCTTGACTCCTTTATTTATTATTTAATACCACATTTTTGCTTAAAAAATACGCTTTGTTTTAATTTCTTTTTAGATCCTGTGGGTCTACTGGCACATTCCAACTAGAGCTAGTAGTCGACATAACAGTTTTAATTGGCGGTCCACCATCTGCCATATTAAACGCAACTGAATTTTTAGTATACTCATCTGATTTAGCACCAAGCATTTGAGACGTCATGTTGCGTTTAATTCTAGTGGCCAACAACCCTGGCTCGTTTAAATCTTTTAATTCAGACGCAGATAACACAGAGCAACCAAAGGCAAGACCGTGAGTTCTACTTAAATCATATCTAGTTTCAGACATGAATGTACTCCTAGCTTCGGCAGTTCTAGTTTTAGCTACAAAGAATCTAACTCTCATTACGGTATAATCTTCGTTACTTCTATTAATAGTGATAACGTTATCAGCATCATTTGTAATACCGAAACCTTGGGCTACATCAGATATTTCTAATGTATAATTTTGGCCCATGTTCATTTTAAAACCTTCTCTATTGGTTTGAATAGGTACTAATGAGTGCCAAGAGTGCTTTCTTGCCAAGAGTCTAAATTGAGAGTATATATATCTTTTCTCTGTCCACTCTTCTTTTGTACCCTTTAAATCTCTAGAGCTTAAGATACCAGGATAGTCTACTATAACTAAATCGAATCCAGATTCTCCGCGTTCTACGAGTTTTTCTTGCTCAACTTCAATTAATGCAATAACATCTTCTACATACATTTTACCTGGCTTAATCCATTCAAATAAGTGTAAATATTTATTAGCAACTTCCGCCCATTGAGCGCTTTGTTCTTCAAAATTTCTTGATGACGTATTACTAATTTCTTTTGCAGTTATTGAAAAGAAGCTTTGCATCATTTTCATTGAAACTTGTTCTTTTGGGTCTTCGCAAGAGATATAACAAACTTTCTTCTCGAAAGCCAGGTTTGACACAGCAATTGTAACCATAGCAGTGGTTTTACCAGTATTAGATGGACCCATCATAATGGTCTGTGCCCCAGCTACTAGACTACCCTTAGTTCTTCCTTTGATTGTATTTTCATTGTATAGAACGTCAGTTGGTAATCTAGAGGCACCAGCAAGAATCAATTCATCAAATTCAGGATGTCCAAGAGTGCATGCCTTATCTCTTACAACTAACATACTATTAACGATGTTAGCCATGTCAGACATGTCTACGCGTTCTTCTTTGTTAAATTCAGCGTCTCTTAGATCTCTTTCGAGCTTTTTAATTTGATTCTCTGTTTCAATGTATCCTTTTTTATTGAAAGAGTTAACGGCTCTTTGCATAAAGTTTTTAAGGATATTTGCTCTAATCCACCCATGTACTTGGAATGCAAGCTCATCTCTATTGAAGTTTTTTGCATGCAAGTCTACAGACTCACCTAGAATTCTTATGTATTTACTACGAATTGGCGCATCATATTTAAATTCAGTATTAATGTAAGCTTCCACCTCTTGAACTGAAGGTTTAGCTTTTCTGCGCTTATAATATTCTATAACCCAACTATATAGGTTTCCAATCAATGGATTTTCTACATGTTCTTTTTGAAGTGTAGATGCGCAATCTCTTAGAAATGCTTGATTGAGTAGGCAGTGACCGAGCACCGCCTGCATCGTGGCATCAGTAACTTCAAAATAGTTAGAACTATTGTCAGCCATTTCTTACCTCAATGCAAATTGGTTTGGGTCCAAATTATGTTTCTTAATTTTGGCCAAAGTTATCTCTAAGTAATTTATACCACATTTTTTACAAATTGATCTGGCTTTTTTTCTAATAAAGTACCCAGTATGCTTAGATGTGGCGAGTTCGGCCAACCTTGGTGCATATAAGTCTATGTTTTTTTGAATCTTTTTACTTAAAGCTTTTGTTTCTTTTTTACTATTTTTAGTTTTTACTGGTTCCAAAATAACTACATCATCATCCTTTATTGGCGATAAAGAATCATCTGGAACAATATCCAATAGGAGTGAAGTGTCTGTATTTGATATTGAAAATTCATTTGTTTCAAATTTTCTATTAAGAAGCGTGATAAATGTGTTCAATCTTTGAATAATAAACTTTGTTAAAGGAATTGTTAGATCAGAATTCTTTTTATTTGAAAATTCATGATTTGCAAATTGTAAACCATAGACTCTGGCAATACTTCTAATGTCTTCTAGGAAGTACCCAAAGTGATTTAATGAATTCTCAGCTTTACGATATACTTCTTTTGAAGCAACTTGTACAGCCTTCTCAAAGAATGGCTGCTGCAGCAATACATTAATCTTATCTTTTTTATCAAATGCTGATTTAGCTGCTCTGGATCTTAAGTAGCATAATTCAAATGAATCTTTTACGTTGTTTTTCTTAACCATTCTAACCTCTTAGGTGTAATAACAGTTTCATTCTATCTAGCTTGTAGGCGTTTTTAAATGCCAGTGCAGCCTCTTCAAACGTACATTCGCCAATATCTGCCTTTTTTCCAAGCTTTTCACATCTATCTATGCAAGATTGCGGCACTTCTATTCGATAAACTTCTAGTCCATCTCTTCTTAAAATGTTTCCAAGTTCATTAATTTCGCTTGCAGCATCTTCATCCAGGGCAAGGTACACTTTCATTATGCCATAATTTTTTATGATCTGCAACTGCTTATTTGTCACCACTTTTCCAAGTGTAGAAACGCTTCCACCAACTTGTTCAAATTTCATTGCATCAAAAGGGCCTTCAGATATTATAACATGTTCTGCACCAATTAAATTATCCGCAAACATGACAAAAGTGTCACGTCTGAATCCTTCGTTATTTCTCATTCTATCTTTTTCAGCAACTTTATCTATTGCTCTTCCTTGATATCCGTATACTTCGCCATTCATTTTTATTGGAAGGTAAACTCTTCTATAGAATTTTGAATATTTAATATCATATTTTTTGGCCATTTCAAGGGTAATACCTCTCGAAAGCAAATAATTAAGGCCATCTGATGATTCCGATGAATCAATATCTAGCATAAACCATTCTGGATACGTAACGGTTGGTATTCCATCTAATGGAGATGGTTCACTGTGCTGTTCTTCATCATCTAACTCAAGTTTAATTTGCCAATCCGATGATTTTACTTGTTTAATTCTTTCATCTTTTCCATATAGCATTTTTCTTGCTTCTTTTTCTGTTATTCCAGATACCAATGATACAAAACTTGGGAACCACTGGCGACCGAAAGAGCAAGAGCCTCTATAACAAATACAAGATCCATTTTCTTTTAGAATACTGAATTTATCGCTACTGTGACATACAGGACATTCTGTATGAATTGTTCTGCTTTTTTCTTTGTATTCCAATCCATTTTCAGACAGGAAATCTATAATCTTATAACGCATATATTTTAGCCCCTTTAATGAGGTTATCTACTGCCCACATTGGTTGTAAGTTGGTATAATTACAAGCTTTAAGAAACTCTTCTCTAATTGAGAGATTAAAACTTGATAACGGTATAATATGGTCTATATGCCAGCCATAAAGCCCATAATTATCCCAAGACATACCTGGTTGGAATTTTGATTCTAAATATAATTTTAATTCAGGTATAGAACATCCTAAATCTTTGACTGTTGAGCCGGATTTTTGACACTTTTTAATTGCCATATTCAGTCTCTTTCTTAAATTTCTTGCCAGTTTAAAATCAACGTCGCTAGTTATACGCTTCCTCTGTCTAGCTCTTCGCTTTTCTTTTTGCTCTAGTTTTGATCTACATTTAGCCTGATATTGTCTTATCAAATGGCGTCTTTCTTTTATTTTATTTTTATACGCTTCTGTAGATCTGTATTCTTTCATTCTATCTTTGTATTCTTTGGATGATTCTCTTTCTTTTCTTTTTTCTTTTGCGTAATCAGTTTTGCTTATTTCTGAAGATTTTTGTTTAATTTTTTCTCTATTTCTAATATAATAATCAGCTTTTTTTATAGAAATGCATGACTTACAATAAAAAGTAAGTCCATCTTTTGTTTGATTGCTTTTATTAAAAAAACTTTTATCAAAAATATTATTACATTTTTTACAATTTTTCATAAAAACTCCTGTGGAGTGTTTCCACAGGAGAACCTTTTTAATTAAAAATTATTTTTTAGGGCTTCTTAGATAATTGAAATCATGTTCTATGATTTTTGTTTCCAATTCTTTATACAATCCTTCATTATCTCTAATTGCTGTTAACATGGCCACAATACCTCTATACGTATTTTCGCCGTATTTATAAGTAACATTATTAGGTCGTTCGATGATACCCATATTAACTGATAAAGTAAAGATTTCTTCATATTGATTTACAATCCCGTTGGCATAATCAAGGGTAAACTCAGCCGTTCTGCCCGAATAAGCAAACGATGAATCTACTACTTTAAATCTAATCTTATGGCCTGTTTTTTGGCTCTTATCCATAAAATCAACGATATCTTTATCTACAAACTCTTCACCAGCTAGATTAACTTTTCCGTCCTTAGAACGATTCGGTTCAATTGAACAGAAGTACTCGAAAACGTGTTTAGTTGCAAAACTTGCTTGCATTTTAACAGTATTTCCTCTCATTTGCTCTTTAATATCCATTTCAGCGCGAATATGAGCTGTACAAACAAGAGCAATTTTATATTTTCTGATTACTGGTAAAATTCTAGCAAGACCGTCTTTGATCGTTGCAGCTTGGTCCCCAATTTGCTGTGTATTAACTGAAGTTGCATTTAGTGAGCGTCTACCTGCAATACCGCTCAATGAGTCGATTACGATCATTTTAATTTTCTCACCGTCTTGGCAAGCTGCAGCGATATCATGCTCAATTCTGTCAAAAATCATTTCTGGTGAATTAGCATCATACATAATATATCTATCTTGATCAATACCAAATTTAGCTAAATTATGAGAATTATTTTGAAATGTACCTCTAAGCTCTGTATCAAATTTAACAACTATCGCTTCCGGATCGTCTTGATGTAATTGTCCGACGATAGAAGAGATGAAAACTGATTTTCCAGATTTGGGAGGACCATATAGTAAAGTACCTGTTCCAAACGGAATTCCGGCTCCAGGAGCAGCAAAAGTCCAGTTAACACTTGGACTTGGTGTTTTAAGACAATTTAATAACGCTGCTTCTCCATCTTCTGGTTTAACTGCGCCTTCTAAATTACGTAATTTTGATAAAAATTTGCCCATTAAAATCTCCTTGTAAGACAAGCATACCATTTAAAGGTATACTTGTCAAATTTCTATTTCCAATTAGACTTTCCCATAAAATTGGGTTGTTCTTTTTCTGTAAGATCGCCTACGCTATAGCCAAGATTTGGTGTTGGTGCAGTTTCTTTTGCTGATGCTACAGATCTAGCACTATAGTGTGCCCTAATAAATGTTTGAGATGAAGCGAGAAGTAGCGCCTCAACTGCTTTCAATGAATTCAAAACGTCTAATGACTTTTGACAATCCTCATCTCTAGCAATTAACGCTTCTCTAATATCTTCATTTAGCTTTATACCAGCATCTTTTAGACGCTTTGCTTCTTCTGGAGCTTTATCTAAAATAACAGTAGCTCTATTAAGCTCATGCTCTTTTTCAGCTCTCAAAAGTTCGTATTTAACCCATGCTAAATATTTTGTTACCATATTAGCAGCCTCGTTAAATAAACCTTCAAGATCTTTAGAAGTAGCAGAAGAAGAGAGCCGCACTTCGTGAAGGCGACTCTCAGCATCATCTATTAGGGACATTTCTAATTCTAGAGGCGGCTTTCCAGCAACACCTCTAGGAACGGTTAATGTCCTTGACATATTAACCTCTGCTTTGAGGTTTAACCATTGCCATGAAATCATCATCACTCAAACTGCTAATAGGTGCAGATGAAGCTTTAGGACTTCCAAATAAATCTGGAGTGCTTACTCTTTGATTTCCTTGGAAAGATCCAGAATTATCTGGCATAGTTGTAGATCCTGAATAAAAATTAGTTGGCAAAGTTGGTTGCTGAACTGTAAAACCGCCGTTTTCTGATGATTCTACGCGTGAAACTGCAGTAAAATTACCACCAGGAACAGTTGATTGTGTAGACTCTTGACGCTCTGGAGCGAGGAACAATGAATCAACATAAGCAGCTCTGTCTTCTCCTTCAAGAGAAACAATTCTAGCAATTTGGTCAGCATCTAATGACTTAAAGATGTTATTTAAATCTGCAGCTTCTTTTCCAATTCTTTCTGCAAATTCAGCCGTAATTGTATGAGTTGCATATCTGAAAGATCCATCATTATCTGGTCTCATGAAAATCTCTACGCTATGGACAGCATCTCTGTCGCCTTTATAACGTGTAGCTTTTTTAAAGTTAATGAAAACACCTTCCATACCAGAAATGTCGCGTCCTTTTTTCTCTTGCTCTTTTGCTAAAGCTTCAAGGGCATTTTTCATTTTTGAACCAATTGGCAAAATTCCAATTTTACCATCTTGATTAACAACATTTAAATAGTACTTGCTTTCAACTTGGATAGGAAAAATGTTTTTGTTACGGAATTCAGTTAATTGTTCTTGAGTTGCACCTTTTGCACGTGCCTTTTCTAACTCTTGTGTTAATTCTGAAACTAAATCACAAACTGGACAATGCGTTCTAATTAGCTTTGTTTTATAATCAGATTGTTCAATACAAATAAATGGTTTTTGACGACCATCTGATCCACGAAATCCACGGTGTGTTCTGTAATATTTCAACACCTTTCCTTCTTGAGCAAGGCTTTTGATTGGAGGTAACACTCTATACACATTATCTTTGTTGTCTTCAACATAAAACCATGAAGATCCAGAACTTACTCCTGAATTTCCGAAGTTTCCTTTACCCCAGCTACTTTTACCGATTAAAACATTACTATTGCTCATCTTCTAACTCCTCGTCTGTTTGGGCACTTTGGCCATTGTTTTGGGATTTATTCAAGAGGTTTTTAACCTCTGTTAATTTCTTTTTAACTACTGTTTCATTTGGCACTGAATTTGAAACAATGTCAGCAGATGGGTCAGGAAGAAATCTTGTATCGACTCTTTCTAGTAGGTTATATACCATGACTGGAAGTTTCTTTCCTGAAAATCTTGCTTCTAAAGCTTTTCTACCAATTTCTCTTCTGGTAACTGCTGATTGTAAACTAGAACCGTAATTCTTTTCTAAAAGTCTACGTACAGCAACTTCAATTGGTTGATCATAAACATTATCATTATAATTGTTAATTATAGGAGTTGGTAAAGATACTATATCATATTTTAAGCGAATTCTAGACAATTCTCCTAATAAGGCGAAATGTACATTTGAAGTGTACACATTTCCTAATTGAGCTGACAACAAATTGTTTGATAAAGTTTCTACGATTTCAGTGAAATTCACAGCTAGAGCGCCCATGCCTTCTGCAATGTTAACAAATTCTTTTGAATAATCGCCATAAACACCAATAAGAACTACATTATTCATAACGGCTTCTTTGTATTCTTTTTCAATAGCCACTAGATCTACTTTAGCATTTCTTACAATTGCCTCAACACCGGCTCTAACACGTGGGTCAACATCCTCTGGATTAATTGCTGCTTCAGCCTCTTTGTCTGACAATCTTTTTAAAATATCTTTTAACATCGTAGTCTCCTTTGTTATAAATATACCACATTTAATATTATTAATCAAGTCATATTGAATCGTTCTAAGTCTTCTTCTTTAATTAGCGGAGTAATACTTCCAAGCGCAACCCCTCGTTTACTCAAGTAAAACGACGCTAGGACTGGTAGTTTTTTGAATCCTATTGGGGCAACATCTTGCTCTAATAATTTTCTTTTTTCAATTTCAATTTCTTCTTGTGTAAAAACTCTTGGCGGTTTGCCATCTCTAATACGCTTTGCTTCAAGCTCTTCTTTTCTGTCTCTTTCTTTGTAATCAACTCTAGTTGGCCACAAAATTTCTTCCGAGAAGAACCCGTTTATATCCAAAACAAGCTTATTTGCATATTTTGTTTTATTTTTATACGGAAAAGATTTTTCGCTAATAACATACGCAACAGTATAAAAACGTCTCTCATCTTGGCTGATTTGGCTTAAGTTAACATTATTAGAATTTGCCGGCAAAAGCTTGTCAAACTGATTTACAAGTAGGTAAGTTGGAACACCTTGATTAAATTTGTTTTTAAAATATTCCAATTGATTTCCATCTAAAACGGGAATTCCATCTTGGGTGTACCACATTTCAGAATCTGGAGAGACTTTCGCAGCAGAACATTTTCCTCCTCTATTAGGAAGAACAATTGATCTAAGGTCCTGAGAATATACTTGTATAAGTTGTTTTTTAAGTAAATACTTTCCAAGTTGCGATGTACCAGTATATTCTTCTGGAACTTTTTCCACTTTTTTACCAGTCACTTCACCCCTCATACGCTCAAAAGATAATAACTTCTCTTCAATTAGGAGGTCTGGTTCAAATAGTGAATCCAAAATGCCTGCGGCAATAATTTTATGGACTATTCCGACATTTACTGCTGATTTTTTAACAGATTTTGTACTTTCGCCAGTTTCTTGCTTTGCTTTTTTTGCTAATTTTTTGGCTTTATCTTCTTCTTTAGTTACAAAATGACAACTAACAAAATGCTCTAAAGAAGTATACGGTCTGTGCCTAATTAAATCTTCATAAGCCTTTTCGCCGACGCCAGTTAAGATTGAAAGCGGAGTTATAATTCTATCACCAATAATTTTATATTCATCAGATGACATATTAATGTCTGGGAGATCGGTGAAATCTTGTACGCTTTTCCAGAATTTTGTTGCAAGTTCTTCTTTAGTTGAATTAGTTAATAAAGCTTTCCACCAGTCTAATTTATAATGAGTTTTTAAATACATACAAGCATACGCTGTATAGCTGTATGAAATTGCATGGCTTTTATTAAATCCATAATTTGAAGACGCTAGAATCTGATCAACTAATAGGTTAACTTGCTCTTCTGTCCAGCCTCTAGATAAACATTTTTCTCTTAAAATAGAAGAGGCTTTATCAAGAACTTTTCTATCTTTCTTACCGATACCGCGACGAACTTCATCTGCCTCAGCATCCGTCATTCCGCCAATATCTTGGAAAATTCTAATAGTTTGCTCCTGAAACAATTGAACTCCATACGTACTTTTTAAGATTGGCTCTAAATCATTATGTACATAAGTTATTGGCTCACCCAATGCTCTGGCCACATACACTTCAGCAAGAGTTCTTCCATCTCCATTTGGAGCATCTAAGGTTCCTGGTCTGCATAAGCTTGTGAGAGCTGCTAATCCTTCCACATCTTGTGGTTTAACTTTCATTAAAAATGGTCTTACGGTTGGAGTGTCAAATTGAAAAACTCCATCTGTGATACCTTGTGCGAATTTTTCGTAACACAATGGATCTTGAGGTAAGTTAAATGGATCTACGACTTCTCCAGTACGCTCTTTAATTGATTGTACGGTTAATTGTATGTCTCTCAAAGTATTAAGGCCAAGTAAGTCAAATTTAACCAATCCAGCAGCCTCTGCAGCTTTTGGAGAGAATGCTGTTACCCATTCGTCTCCAACTTTAATAATTGGAATATAGTTTGTAATAGGCGCGTCTGCAATCAATAATCCACAAGCATGGCTGCTTTTCGATCTTTGTATACCCATCATTTCGACAACAGTATTCCAAATTGTTGGATTTTTTGCAGCATAGCTATTTAATGCTGGATTTGTTTCTAATAAACCAGGTAAATGGTTACCAGAATCTTCGTATCCAAAAACAAACGAATGATCATCAGTTCCTTGTGGAGCAGATGGTAACTTTGTACACATTTTCTCTGTTTCTGGATTAACTTTTCCAAAAACTGCTCTTTCTGCATCTTTTATAGATGATTTTAATCTTAAAAGAAGGTCTGTTGAGAGGCGGCAATATGACTCTCCGTATTTATTTTTAATGTAATCTATTACTTTCTCTTGATTAGAAACGTCCATATCAACGTCTGGGATAGAATTTGCGTTAATACGACCCTCAGTTAGGAATCTGGCAAAAGAAAGATCATGTTTGAGAGGATTTACTGCACTCACGCCGATTAAGTATAGTAACAAAGACCCAGAGGCGCTACCCCTAACGTTCATTAGTACATTATTTTCTTTACAAAAAGATGATATGTCTTCTATGGTCTCAAAATATGACAGAAGGTTCACTGTTCCGTTATAGGCAAGTACTTGGATTTCATATTTAAGTCGATCCATCATTTGTTTGTCGGACCAATCCATCCTGCCCCATTTATCTATTGTAGACTTCATTTTGCTAAGAAATCTTTCACTATCTCCGACTAAAACCCATCTATCTTTTGATGTCTCTAATTTGAAATTATTAAATTTAGACGCCCACTCATGCGAGTTATCAACCCATTCTTCAATTTTTTTATCTGAAACTTTTAATTTCTTTTGTAAGATATTAGCAGCCTCATCTGTAGACATTACATGATAGCTGTTAGAAAATTTCCATTGCTCATCGCCTTGGCCCAATCTTGCTTCTTGGACAACTCTTTGGCGCTCATAAGCAAAGTGGCTATCAAGGGATATCAGTACTTTTTCTTTATTTTGTTCTGCTAAATTTAAAACAAATTGATTTGGCACATGCTGCAAATCTCCATCAGGCATATCGCAAGTACACTCATGTGGTTTAAAATAACCCTGCTTAATAATGTTTCCAGAGTGGTCTTTTTCTGGTGCTACCCATGTAGACGTTATTTCGTGTGGAAAAACTTCAACAAAAAAGTCTTCACCAGAAATTTCTTTTAACCATCTATACATTTGTTGGGATTTTTCTGGATCAGCCTTAATAATTCCATCTTTTGACGACAATAAAAAGTTCTGAAGAGGACCTTTAAGACACCCAGAACCAATTGTTATGTGCCCTGCTGCTCCTCGCAATTCATCCATGGTTAACATTGGCTTTAATTCATCAAACTTCTTAATTGCTCTATCCCACATAGCCTTAGAAAGGCCGCAAAAATACTGGTATGCCCACTTATCTTTAAAATGAATAGTTATGTGGAGGTATTGGTTCATTGCCTTTGCTTGAATAGCTCTCTCAATTGCCTCAAGGTTAGTATCCTTGATTCTAGGCTTCCACACACCTTGCTGATAAGCTTTTCTGTACATTTGAACATATTCCTCATGGAATGGGTTAACTAAATAAGCTTCCATTCCAAGTATTGGGATTTGATCATATTTTTTCGCTTTTGTATACAGATCCATGGCAGAATTTAAATTACCATGTTCAGTTAAGCTTGTGTGAGTTGCTCCAAGTTCTTGATTTCTTTTTAATATATCTGATACGGTGGAAGCACCATCTAATGAAGAATCGCTGTGAGAATGGCAATTAATCAATTGTTTAAATTTAGACATAAGGACCTCCGCCTTAACAGGATACCATAGTTCTTAATGTCTTGTCAATTAATTTGGAATTATTTATTTGTATTTACGATTTTTTGACGTAATTTGCTCATTGCAGATTTAAAAATGTCTTCTAACTGATCTTGATTAATATCAAGTAATCTGCATATAACTTTATCTTTTACACCATTTGGGTTGTCTTTCAAGAAAAGACTTAAAGAATTGGAGTATTTAGGTGAATTTATGTAATCGACATCATTTTTTTTATCTATCACGTTTAAACTCCAAAACCTTAGATTTTAAGGTACTAATAAGTAGTCGTTGTCTATCAATTCTTTCAGTCAGGTCGACTATCTGCTGCTTATAGAAATAGGACCTTTCTTTAATTCGTTCCATTCTTTGAAGCTCTTCGACTAGCTCATATCTCATTTTTTGATATTCTCTCATGCTAACTATTTGAGCTTCATGTTTCAAATGATCTAATGCTGCTGTTAGGAATGATATTAAAGACTTTGTTTTTTGTATCAAAACTTCTTCTTTGGAGAGAAATAGCGTACTTCTTGCTAAATCCTCTTTCAAGGTCTCCAGCACGACTACTGCCTTTAAATGTTCAGAATTCTCTCCAAAGAAAAACATTTATTCTTTAATTACCTTTCCGTGGCCACAGACATTACATGTATAAAATTTTTTAACAGAGTCTCTAATGATTATTTCGGTTGTCTTAATCATTAAACCTTTGCCGCAATCTTCACAATGTTGTTCATCGCCCTTAATATTATCATCCACTTCATCGTTAGCTTGAGGATCGTTACTTGCTTCTAAACGATTAATATACTGAGCCATTTCATTTTCTGTCTTATTTAGAAGCTTTCTTAGTTGTAAATTCTCTCTTTTAAGGGCGTCGATTTCAATTTTTAATTTTCTAATCTTGTCATCGCCGCCCGACTTATCCTTACTTCTGCTGATTCTTTCGGTTCTTCCGCCGTTAGGTTTCCGACCCATAGGAACCTCCGATCTAATTAGGCGCCTACTGTTTCGCTTGTTTTTTCTTGATTTACAAGGCTATATGAACCAATAATTGTAGTTGATAACTTACCGCCATCTACATCAATTTCTACTACATCGCCAACGTTTTTACCAACATATTTCTCTCTTGCAGCTTCGTCTAATAATTCGCTAGATAGTTCATAAGATCTGTATTCAGCAATAACTGTAGCTTCTTTTCCTTCTGGTGTAAAAGTTTGGCTAACAGTGATTAAAGAGTCAGAATTAACTGTATTTGATTCAGCGATAACTCCTAATTGCAACATTTGATCAATTCTAGATTTATCAGCAGCCTCGTCAGATTTTCTAAGTCTTGTCATAACTGAATTTTGATCTAAATTTCCAGAATCAGACAATTCTGACACTACAGCAGAAATTGTTTTTGAGATAGCAGCATGAGCTTGCTCTAATCCCATTAATCTGTTAATGGTTGCATTTCCCATCTCAGATAATTCTCTATTTTTACCGTTAACTCCTTCTACGATAGAGTTAATTGCATTAATAATATTTTGAGTAGCTTGTTTTGTTTGTCCATTTTCTTGCTCAAGTTGAGTAATTTTTGTTTGTAATTCGTTAATTTTCGCGAACGCATCTTCTAATTTTTGTAATGTACTCATAGGGTCTCCTTGTTATTTTGTTAATTTTGATACTAAACTTGTTAAATTTGATCCAGCTAAATTAGTAGCACTTGACCTAGACGAATTGAAATCTGCCTGTCTAGCATTTATTGCATCCATTTCAGATGCTGACGGCATTTTCATTGGTGGTCTTTCTGGAGAAGATACTTGTCCAAGATCTTGTCCAGATACTGCGCCAATATTTTGAGTTTTAGCTCTTGGTGTTCTAGTTTTTTCAGATTCTACATACTCTTGTTGTGGTTGTTTAGAAACTTTCTTAACCACACGCTTAATAACTCTTTTAGGTTCAGTTTGTTGAACTTCGGAAATAGCTTCCGGTTGTGCCTGCACTGGTGTAATTACTGGAACTTGATTAGTTAAAATTGCTTGAGCAGATGTTTGAGTCTGAGCTGTCTGAACTTGCTGTGTTTGTACCTGTTGCAAGCTATCTTTTTCAATCAATCTTTTAGAAATTGCTTTTAAAGCATTAATTTCTTGATCATTAAATACTTGTTGTGATGAAATTTGAGTTTTATCAGATTTAATACCAAGAAGGTTCTCAAGTCTAGACAGGATGAAGTCCTTGAATTCTTTAGATACAATTTTGATAATTTCTGGACTTGCAGAGCCTGGTGAAAATAATTGATGATTTAATAAGGCTTCGTACAGCTTTGCTTGTTGAATTCTTTTTAAAGCTTCTGATAAGACAACCGCTTGGGCCTCTGCTTCTGCAACTTCTTCTTCGTATTCTTCATAAATTTCTTCAAACACTTCATTTGAAGAAGAAGTGTATTGACTGTCATTATCAAGAAAATTATTGTTATAGTTGTTATAATTATTCATACTGATATATACTATATTTTTTAATTGATTTTGAGGATTTCTTCAAAATCTATATCTTTTTTTACTTCTTTTGATTTTAATAACCCAAATGAAGATAGGCATATTGCATCGCAGATATCGTGATCTTTTTGTTTAAGCGATAGTCCATAAGTTTGATTTACCCACAGGACCGCTAAGTGCTTGCTTGTGATTTTGCCTTTAGCTACTCTATTTTTAACCTTTTTATTGTGTTCTCTTTGTTCTTTAGATAGGCGTATTTTTAATACAGATCTCCATTTGCTGGTATCTACATAGAATACGTTTTTTGGATAATGTTCGCCAAGCTTTAATATTTCTTGCAAAAAACAACAATGTAGCATCTCTAGTTGTTTTTGGCTTTGTCTGAATTTGCCAGTATTTGTTTGTTCTATAAAAATTTTATCAGGTTTGTGTTCTTTTATCAGATCAGATATTTGTTTCGTAGCCCCAATAGCTCTTTTAAGGAATGAGAAGTCTTCAGCCAAATCTGGCAAATTGACCTTCTCTTCTTTGAGAAGGCCATAGTGCGTGAGTTTGCCATCTTCTATGATAGCAAACCCAGTTTTTGTTGCCATATCTAACCCTAAAATTTTCAAGGTACTTTGCCTCTCTCTTTAAGAATCTTGTATACCAATTTGCGCTTAAGTTTAATGCCCTTAATTGGCTCTGAATATGTTTGACCAGCAACTTTTAATTGTTCTCTTAATTGTTTAAGAGATTCGTCCATATCTCTAGCTTCTTCAATCTCAGTTAATGTTTTGCTAAAACCAGCCATTTTTTCATTTAATTTTTCGTCTGTTGCAGAATATGCTTCTTCCGCAAAATATGGATCAATATCCTTAACCTTATCGTATAAATCTTTTGGGCCCTTTTTTGCTTTTTTAGCCATAATTAACCTTCTTTCTTTTCTTGTTCAAGTTTTGAAGCTAATACATCCAATGCGTACAAAGCGCCTCTAAGTTGGTTGACTTTTTCCCCTTCGGATTGCAATTTTTGATTTAAATTTTGAATACTTTTAACTGTTTCATCTAGTTGTTCTTGAAATTGGCTTCTTAAAATTTTTAATTCTTCCAAAAGTCCTCCTTTTAGTTACTAAAATTTTTTTCTGGTGTATAAATTACATCTATGTCAACTAATTTATTATTTAAGATTATAGTTGCTACTGCTTTAATACCTTTTTGGTTTTTAGCAATACGCTTTTCATTGATTTCTTTAATGTATGATAGGAATGAACTGTACGGCATTTCCCATTTTCTAACTCTATCGTTTTCAACATGCTCATCTATTGCAACCGTTTTGCCGTATCGTCTTATATCTGTTGCATTTAAGAACACTTTAATCACACCTTCAATATATTCATTATCTGCTGTAGTTTCGATATAAACAGAAGAACCAGCCCCATCTGCACTTGCTAAAAGGCATACGGAGACATCTTTATCTTTTTCGATAATTGAGAAATAGTTTCTCATTTCGTCTTCTGGGATATAGTCTTTGAATTCAATATTATTATTTTGCATAACCTAATATACCACATTATTTGTTATAGTTAAACGGCTTTCTTTGCCGGAAAACTCTATTTCTATTACTTCATTAAACGATTCTTTAATCTCAGTTGAATGCTCAATCATTAATACTAGGCCCTTAACTCGCTGTCTTATCATATTTACAGCAGCCTCTTTTTCAACAGCGCCTAAGCCGTCCATAACTTCGTCTAGGCATATCCAACCTAAACCGCACCCAGATCTTGCTCTTATAACCTCAGCGGCTGCTAAATCAGAGCAGAGTTCTATAGCAGATTGTTGACCACCTGACAAGTCATCTATTCCGATTTCGTTACCATTGTTATTTATGGTAATAGATATTTCTTTTTTTGTGGTGCCCTTTGATTTAACTTCTTTGGTAGAGCTTATTTGTACCGTAAATTGACTTGCATTTGGAAAATTTGAAAGCATATCATTTGTTCTTATTTGAATGTCGGCTAAAATTTCATCAAAAATATTGCCTAAAAATCCAGTTCTGCCAAGAAGCTTGTTAGTTGATTCTAACACTTCTAACTCTTGCTGCTTGATTCTGCCTTCGTTAAATAATTCTGAAACTCTATTTGTTAGTTCTATATATGAGTTTCTTTTTGACATTCCCATAGATAAAGCTGACTTAGCATTGAGTAATGATTGGTACGCCATGTTTTTTGGAGCTGATATCATCGCAAGTTGTTTATTTAACTCATTTATTTTATATTCCAATTTGGAATAATTAGAAATTACAGATTCTGAATCTTTGATATATGATAAATTATCTTGAAATTTTAAAATTAAAGCATCTTTTTCTTTTGTTTTAATATCTAACAATTGCTTGGATTCTTGCCAATCTCTAAGGCATGTTGGGCAAGATGATTTTGAAAGGTGTTCTATTTCATTTATTAAATTAATAATTGTTTTTTTAATATTATCATTAGAATATTTTGCTTTTTCAACATTGTTTTTTATTTCAATACTTTTCTTATATTCAATTGTTAAATTATTGATTTCCGTAGTTAAATTTTTGTTAGCAGTGTCATCTTTATATTTTTCAAAAGTACTTTCGGCTTCAATAACGCCGTTTTTCAATGATTGAATTTCTTCATCTGATATATTGCTGCTTGATAAATTTTTTGTTGCAGACTCATAATTTGCTCTTATGATATCTAAAGATCTAGAGGTAGTATTAATCAGCTTTGAATTTTCTTCTATAAAATTTTCTATTTCATCTAAACCAAGGGTTTGGGTTAAAAACTCTTTTATTTGTGAATCTGTTGATCTTATTATTTTTCCTGCAACTCGTTGTTTTCTATACGTCATTGTTTTAAGCATATCTGGATTAACACCTAATAGTTCTTGCAATCTTTCCTTAGAGCCTTTTACAAGTCCTTCATAAGGAACACCATTGACAGATATAGAAAGCTTTGGATCTCTAGTTATTTGTATAATATCATCACCTTTTGACAAGGTGAGTTTGACTAGCATCTTTTTAGAATCCCAATTTTTTAATGAGGTAGCACTTGCTGTTGAAATATCAAGACAGAATGCAATGGCTTCTAATATAGAAGACTTTCCAGATCCGGAAGAAACATCAGTATCCTTCCATTTACCTGAAATAAGTACTAAGGAATCGTTTTTAGGAAAATCAATCTTTGTATATTGCCTAAAACTTCTAAATCCTTCAATTTCCAGTGATACTAGGTTTATTTGCACGTAAAGACCCCATCATTTTGGTAAAGTTCTCTTCAGAACATCCAAGATTTATTCTAAAGCAATTTGAATCGCTTGTCAATCCTAGATTTCTTCCTGGGGTAACTATTAAGTCATATTTGTTGTCCATAAAACCAACAGGCTCATCATTAGATGACAATTCACAAAATGCAAACATACCATGTTGATTTAGTAGTTTAAAGTCAGTATTGTCTTTTACGCCATTTTTAAATACTTCCCATCTTAATGATAGCTCTTCTTTTGCGTAATCAAACGGAGATTTAAAGAATCTTGATAAAGACAGGATTCTTGTGAAGACTCCATCAGCTTTTCTTTGAGAATCTACCGACACTCCACATGTTGATAGCTCCATATAATCTTTCATTATTGCTGCAACTTCTGGATCTTTTACAACTGCCCAGCCAATTCTTGTTCCAGCATGTCCTGTAGCCTTCGCTAGGCTAAAAATCATAACATCATAATCGCCTTTTTCTACTTGAGGGACGTACTGAGGCCAATTATAGCACATGTCAACAACCGAGAAGGATTCATCCGCCCCTCTCATACTTGAATCCGGATTATTTGGTCTAGTTACAAAATCAAATATTGGTTTTTTAGGAGTTTTTCTTGGTTTAGCATTTGTAAAATCATACGCCTTTTGGCCAACTGTCAATAGAAACTCTAATCTACCCCAGAACGGTGCGTTTAAGCTGAAATCATCATATCCCAAAGCTTTAGAAGCGTACCCTACGGAAGAAATTACTTGAGATGCGCCATTTCCTACCACTATAGTAGAACCTTCTGTGACAGCATTACCGACCATTTCGTGTGTTATTCTAATTATATTCTCTAAAGATACGTCAATGTCTCCATGAGTATAGCTAAGCTCTTCATTGATAAATACGCTATCTAGTGCGTGAGGAAAATATTCTCCGGATTCATCCCAATATGGTTGCATATAAAGCGGTATGCCAAAACCAACATCAATTTTGCTCATTTTCCAACTCCTCTATTGGGCTACTATTCTCTGCACTATGTTTATCAGCTCTTTCGTTCATAATATCTTCAATGTTGTGTAATCTTTCAACTGTTCTTGCCATTGCCCCATTATCTAATCTTTCAACTATAGATATAGAAGCAGACTTTATCACAGAATAACAAGTGTTATCACATTCTGGACATTTTTGAGTCTGCTCTCTTTTAGATAGTGATGCCTTGAACTCTCCATGTTCTTTGCATTTGTAAGTAAACCAAGGCATTTTATTCTCCTTGAGCTAAAGAACCACGTTCGCCAATAGAGGCTTCAAAATTGCGAATAAGTCTTTCTTCTTCTTTATCAGAATCATAATCGCGTTTAAATGCAACTATGCCACCTAACGTACCGAGCAATGAAGCAATTGAAATACTATTTCTGATCGCTTCGCTAACAGCAGGAACGCTATCTAATAATTGTTCTTTTGGAACCCACATTTCTTCTAAAATGTCGTATGCTTGATCGTCATTATTTAACATTTTAAATATTTGCTCAGTAGTTTCTTCATCATTAAAACCATAATTTTTATATAATAATTTAACTGGCTCTAATAAAGCTTCTGCAAGAATTTGATAAGCATATTTTTTAGCAGACGGTGGAATTTTATCTACTTGTAATTGTAATGCAGCAGCCAGTCTTACAAGTACATACCCTCCACCAGGAACTGCTCCATATTTAGTAGCGCCTTTTAATGCCATCCAAGCATCTTCAGCTCTATCACGTTTCTCTCTAGTTTCGCCAGAGCTAGGGCCAAATATTTCAAGTCTAACAATTCCAGATGTTAACTTACCGATTCTAACATTTAAGTCATTAAGCTCATATTCGCTTTCTGGAGCATTTTTTTGAAATTTAAGCTCATCAACGCGAATGCTTACAGCATCAACATCTTCTTTTGCAAAAACCATTGATTTGAATCTAGATATTTCTACGCGAGTTGCTCTATTAGATTCAATAACTGATTCTGGTATAATATCTATTACAGGTCTATCAACTGGATTGAACACAGTTGCACCTGTGTATGCCTGTAAATCATAAAGAAATTGTGTTCTCCAATTAGCAATTGCTTTTTCAGGAGTTAGCATTGGGTAAACTTTAAGAGGAGCTTTCGGGTGATTCCAGTTATGGTGAAGGTCTCCTAATACCATTTCGCCGAATCCATGAGCAACTACTACTACATTTCTATCTGGACGACCAGAAGCTTCCAAAGTAGCATTTAATTTACTAAGTCCATCAAAAATTTGACCAAAATCATTAATAACACCATCATAGAGGATAAAGATCGGATTATCCAGTACTACCATTGTTCCAGATTTGTCATTAATAAAACCCTGAGCTAGATTTCTGCAAGATTCCTCAAGACCTCTATCTACTGTGTAACCGTTAATTCTATTGATAGAGTATCTGCTCTCTCCAGTACCTTCAACTATTGTGAGGTCGCCTTCATCTCCAACTAAATCTAAACCTTCAAGTACTTTTGAAGATAACTCAGTATCACCATTAGCCGACAAAGTGGCAACTTTTAACAGAACTTCTTGGTAATTCTCTCCAGTAACGTCAATCTTAAGATCGCTAATCATCTTGATCAGCACAGGGACGATTTTTTGTAATTCGCGTACTATTTTTTGTGGGGACACTTTTGGGTTATTAGCAACAACATGGGCAGTAGCATTTGTAATTGCAGCAGAAAGTACAGTAGCAGTAGTCGTACCATCTCCTGCCTCTGTAGCAGTTCTGATTGCAGCATCTCTAGCAGCCTCAAGGATTAATTGCTGAGTCGCGCCATCATACCCTAGGGATTTAATAACAGACACACCATCTTTTGTTAAGATTGGTTTCATGCCAATTTCACCGCGTTCAATCAAAACTTGTTTACCGCCGGGACCAAGAGTTGCTCCTGCCATTTGTGCCATATGATTAAGAGTTTTACACACTACCTCAGATAATTGATTTGAGGATGGAACCGTAACTTTTCCTGCCGATTTTGGTTTTGATGCTTGAAATAAAGACATAACACCTCCTGCTAAGATATATACTACAAAAACTGGCGGCGGCGGAACGAGCTGTTGAATTTATTTGAGGATTTGGCTGTTTTAAAAAAATAATATTATAATAAAAATTCTAATACAATACATTATCAATATCATTATCATTATCAATATCAAAACCAATATCAATACCGAGTTTTTATTTTAAAATTCCTTTATAAATGCATAGTTTTATTAAATAATAATCAGTTTTGAACCTAAAAAAGTTCTGAAAAGTTTTAAAAACTTCTGAAAACTTTTGAAAAGTTGCTCAAAATTTTCTAAATATTTGCAAATTTATTTATAATGTGGTATAATTCTAGTATATCGGAGCTAAAATGAAAAATGATCTCAATGATTTATCAAAGTTAATAGAAAAAGTTAATAAAAAAGGGAATGAATCAATTGGCAAACTTACCGATATTACTACTCATTTGCCTAAAAACAAAGAATTAAATGAAATGATGGTAGAAGTCCTTAAGGGAGGATATAAAAGTACTTCGGTAAACTCTATCCTGACTGCCAGTCTACTTAATGCAGCACTTACCCAAAAAAAATTTACTTTCTTTTTCTCTAAAAAACTTGCAATGGACATTTTCTTTAACGATAAAAATGTAAAAAAGAAATTTAAGAAAAAAGTTGTGTTTGATGGTCCTAACTGGGGATATACATTCATGTCTATTACAAAAGGTGTTTTTCCAATATTAGAACAAGGACACGATGTAATAAAACGAGTAATGTATGTAATGACAATTAATGATAGTGTTATAAACGCATTAAATTTAAACTCTATTTTAGACATTTCGGCACAAAGGGATGCAATCCTACTAGAAAGACTTTCTTATATTGAAAAGGGTTTAAAAAAGACATCTACAAAAACAATTCCAATATTAGACACAAAAACTACATTAGAAGCGCCAGAAAAAGAAACAGAAAATACAAAATTATTAACAGAATTAGAAGAAATAGAACCGTCACAATTCCATAAAAGTATGGTCGATACGTGTATATCTCAACTAAAATCTGGAAACGGTGTCAGTAAAAAACAGCTAGAAGTACTTAAAAGATTAATTGCAACATCTCCAAAAAATAAAGATGTACAATCTAAAAACAGAATTGAACAACTTGAAACCACAGTATCATCTATGACAGTAAACGAAAAAATAGATAAAATTAAAGAATTCATTAAAAATGAATATCAAAAAACATTTAACATCGAATATTCCCCATTGTTCAAAAATGAAGAAAGAACTGCAAATTATGACAAAAAAGACGATTGGATACCAATGCAGGTATATGATGGAGAAAACTTCTGGCAATTAGACTCAAGTGGATTAAGACAAGTGTCTGGTTATACCAGAAGGTTCCCTGGTCCAGATTCATTCTTCTTTGGCAATAAGTTTATTTTGTGGGAAAATGCAGAATCTATTATAAATGATATTTTGACAGAAAAACTTCCAGTTCTAATAAAAGCCGAAGTTGCGAATAAACATCTTTGGATAGAAAATGAACGCAAAAGAATACAAAATGTTACTAACAAACTAAATGGCAAACCTCTTGATGAAGGAATTTCCACAGAAAACGAAAATGTATCTGAAGCATTAGAATTTCATAAAAAAATGTTAGAAGATATAGAGAAAAAGAGAAACTCTAAGCAATCTTCTCTACATATAGTAAAAGAAGAAACTACACAAAAAGAAAGAGAAATGTCTAAAACCGAAGTTAAATCTTTAGAATTACTTATAAGTAATATTCAAGAAATGATGGAAAAAGAATCAATAGCTTTAAAAGAAAATGCTAAAAGATTAGCAGAAAAAAGTGTTAATTTAACATTGCTTAATAATAAAGATCAGGAGAATAAATGAGCAACATTATGAGATACGATTCACCAGCAGTTATCATTCTCCCAGATGATTCCGATAAAGTTAAAAGATTTTTGTCTTTTACAGACAGAAGCGTTGGTTATCAACTTCAAAAAATGAAACAAAATATATTTTGGAAGAAAAAAGATCCAGAAGCATTTGAATCTAGAATAGAAGAATTAAAAAAGAATCAAACAAGATCTTTACTATTTTATAACAAAGATGGGTTACCATGTACCTACTCTGGTCTTTGGCAAGATTTGCAAAATATATTTGGATGGGAATTAGAACAGGCTCCATTAAAGCCAGAACCAAAAAGACAAATCCCATGGGAACATGCCCCTAAGTTTCCACCAAGAACATATCAAAGAGCTGCAGTCGATGCTTTAATCAAAACTGGCCATGGTGCAATAGAATTACCAACTGGAGCAGGAAAAACTCTATGTTTGTTTACTCTCTGCAAAGAACTTCCAGTTCAAACGGTTATAATGACACCAGCAAAAACAATAACAAACCAAATATACGAAGAAATGGTACACTTATTTGGTAAAAAATTCGTTGGTAAATATGGTGACGGAAAGAAAGAAATTAAAAAACTATTCACTATAGCAACAGGTCAGGCGTTAACAAGAATTGAGCCAGGAACAGAAGAATATGAGTTTTTCAGTAAAACAGAAATGTTTATAGCCGACGAAGCCCATACTACACCAAGCGAAACTTTTGAAAAAGTGTGCCTAGGTGCGCTTAAAAATGCTCAATACAGATTCTTTGTTTCTGCAACTCAAATGAGAAATGACGGGTCAGATATGGTCCTAAAAGGAATCACTGGACCAGTAGTATATAGAAAAGACTTTAAAGATCTAGTAGAAGAAAAATATCTTGCAAGACCTTTTTTTAAAGTATTTAATGTTCCATCAAAAGGGTTTGCTGGCGCAAAGGATATAAATAAAGAAACTCAAAATCAACTGTATTTAAATCCAAATGTAAACAAACTAGCAGCAGATTTTGCTTATAAAGCTATAACTTTAGCCAATAGACCAACTGTAATACTAATTGAAGAATTTGGCCAATTCCTTGCATTAAAAAACTATATAACAATACCGTTTGAGTTTGCCCATGGCGGAGCTTCAAATAGAGAAAATGCAGATGGAACGAAACTCAGAGACATCTTGCCAAAAGAATACTGGGACCCTGATAATGAAGCTATTATAGAAAGATTCAATTCTGGAGAAACAAAACTATTAATAGGAACCTCAGCAATTGCTACTGGAGTTGATTTGAGACCAACTGGCTGTCTAATATATTTACAGGGTGGGATGTCAGAAATCAAAATAAAACAAGCTATAGGCAGGGGCACTAGGATCGTACCAGGAAAAGAAGACGTAATAGTAGTAGATTTCAAAGTAAATGGCTCTCCATCAATGGAAAGGCACTGTGATACGCGAATTGGTATATACGAACAACTGGGAGACGTACAAGAGATATAAAAATGTGGTATGTGTGTTTATGAAACAGAAACAACAGCCTACACTTTTTAAAAAATTTATAGCAGATTTAGATGTTGCGCTAAAAGATAGCGATAGTTTAAATGGAAAGTCTCAAAAAGAGAACCTTAACAAACTATTTAAACTAGAAAGAACATTTAAATCCACTTTATTGTCCACTTCGCACGGAGAAAAAACATACGAAGATTTTATATACTATATATTGGAAGTAAAGAAAAACAAATTGTCTGTAAGACCTTATTTTAGAGAAAGACAAGATACTTTTTCTAAAAAGATGTTTCCAATACTTTTATCAAAAGACGCCAAAAAACTACACAGATTTAGAATTAACTATCTATTTGTTAAATGGGTCCTAGATAACTACGAAGGACCTCATAAAAAAGAACTTCAAAATACTTACGAAGAAATACTTTCATTAAGAAAGAGCCTTTGCGAAACTAATTTACCGCTAGCTATTAATAGAGCTAAGTTGTTTTGGTCTAAAACCTCAGAACACCACGTAGATTATATGGACCTCATACAAGATGCTTCAAGGGGTTTATTAGAAGCCATAGATAATTTTGTTCCTCCTTATAAAACAGTGTTTAGATCTGTTGCAATCGGCAGAATGACTTTAAATATGTCAGAAGATTATTCAGCGACTTTGGTCAAATTACCGCCTAAAGACAAAAGAATACTATATAGAGCTAGGAAGGCAAAATTAAAGGATGCAGATATCTCTGGCGAAGACTTAAAATCATTTGTTAATGAAAGTTTCGCAGGAACAACAGCAGACGATCTATCTTTAATTGATGCAGCAGCAAATCAAGTATGTAGCATTGATGAAAAATACGATAACAATCTAACACTTGGCGAAAAGTTAGTAAGTGGCTTAGACTTGTTAAATGAGATAGAAAACAATGATTTAAAATTAAAAATACTAAAAATCTTAAAAACACTAACGCCGCTAGAGCAAAAAGTATTGTTTTTAAAAATTGGCGATATTAAAGAAATGTTTTAGGAGACAATATGTTAGGTACAAATAAAGGTTTATTAGCAATTAAGCAACCAGAATTTAAAAAAATAGAGTCGGATACGTCAGGAGGTCTAGTAAGAATCTCTCAACGTATCAATCTAATTGACTGTGAACTTGTTATGTGCTATAAATTAGGTGAGACAGATTTAAAACCAGGAGACAAAGTAATTATTCGTGGAGATTCTGGTTTAAAACCATGGGCTAAGACATTGTTTTCATTTGAAGAAAATAACTTTGTTTTATGTCCAGAAAATGAAATAATAGGATATAAAATTGGATAATTATGTTATATTGCCTATAGGCGACATGCACGTAAGAAAAGAGGACACTGAAGAAGTATCCAAAATTATTGATTGGATTATTGGAATTGCCAATGATTTCAGCAAAGAATCTGAAGTTCATGTTGTGTTTATGGGAGATCAATATAACGATTTCGCAGTTACCAGAGTAGAGGTAATGAATTTTTGGCGAAAACAATTTAATAAGTTTAACCAGAACAAATCAGTAAAAGTGTTTGCTTTAGAAGGCAATCACGATATGAACCAAGATGGAACAGCATCGGCTATGAGAGCCCACGATGATCAAATAAATATAATTAAAGAAGACGTTATACAGATAGCAAACGGAGTAGGGGCGATTGGTTATATTCGCAAAGAAGACGTTTTTAAAGAAAAAGTTTTAGAGGCATACTCCAAAGGAATCAAAACAATCCTTTGTCATACTGAATTTCAAGGTTGTATGTATGAGAATGGTTTCTATGCACCTCATGGATTTGATCTTTCACAGTACCCAACTGATATCAAATTTATATCTGGTCATATACATAAATCTCAAGAATTTGACAAAGTACTTTATGTAGGAACAACTAGGCATTTAACTAGATCTGATATTGGAGAAGTCAAAGGAATAACTGCATTGTACAGCTCTGGGAATAGAAAATTCTTTCCAACACCATCAAGCGTATCTGAACCATTTACAAAAGTTGTTATTGAAGAAGGACAAGAAATACCAGATGTGCCGCCATCAAACAGAACTTACGTAGAATTAAAAGGTACAAGAGACTTTATTAAAAAAATATCTAAGACACTTCCAGATTCAGTTAAAATTAAAACAGAGTATACTGACGAGATGAAAGTTATTGATATTAAAGAATCAGATGGTATTAGCAAAGCTTTTAGTCAGTTCTCTAATAGATTCTTTGAAGAGAACCAGTTACAAAATCACAAAGAACAAATATTAAGAAAAATTTACGAAAATTGCCCAAGTTTAAAACAAGGAGTGTAGAATGGATTCTCAAAAAGTAAGAGAACAATTACTATATTTAAAAGGCGTTACGGTAAGAATTGGCGCAATTCATGAAGCGCAAGCTTTGCAATTAAAAAGATGGCCATTGCTCATTCCATCGGTAAAATCATCTGAGGCAAATGTAGACATAGAAACAAAAACGGTCACATATCGCTGCAAGACTCAAAAGGGAGATGTATTCACAAAAGAACAGCTTAATTCGGCGTTAGTAGCCATCTGCAGGTGGACTCAATCTCTTTTGTGGAATGAAACTAGGGTAATTGTCTATTTTGGCAAAAAAAAGGTCATAGATTCAAATGATATAGATTAATGTGGTATATATTATACTATGGAACAAAAAGGGCTTCAATTATATCGACCTGGAGATTATGCTGATCTTGCGGCAGGTATTTTAACGTCCAAAGAAATCATAGACTTAGAAAGATATATCGCAAATGGCGGAAAAGGACTAGCTCCAGAATCTGCAGCAAAAATGTTTGAATTATTCCTAAACGGCTCATCAATTGAAGAAATCCATAGACTTAACAAAGCGTTTCCGGTAGAAGCAATAATTGATGCTAGAATTAAATACCGTTGGGATGAAAACAAAGACGCATACGCAATGATGCTTCAAAGACGAATCAGGGATAAAGTTGCTAAAGCACAACTTGAAACAACAGAATTGTATGCAGATTTATTAGCCGTTGCAAGAAAACAGCAATCTGATAAACTTAAAAAATATTTGCAATCAGGTGATGAAAAAGATCTAGAGGGAACAATGGCAATCGGGTCTCTTCAAAACCTCTTAAAGATTACTGAAGGTTTGTTAAAAATAACAGGCCAAGATAAAAACTCTAAAGTTGAGATAACGAATACGCAAGATATAAATGTTTCAGTTCATGCGGATAAGTCTGGCAATGGTGAACTATCATCAGAAGATGCAGCTAAAATATTGGCTATTCTATCAGAGGCTAAAAAACGATGAGTGTAGACTTTAAATTTGATGAAAATTTAGCAAAAACATTTCTCGTGAAATTTCATGACAAAGAACATTTGAAAAATTGGGTACACAATTTCCTCGGACTTGATTTACCAGATTCATCTATAGATCCAGATTCAAATTCTAGTCCTATTGAATGGATGTATGATGTATATGACATGTATAGAAAAAATGAAAGTTGGAAATCACCGTCTGTAATTACAATTTCTTCAAGAGAAAGTTATAAAACCTTAACCGAATCAATACTTTCCGTGATTTTGATGGCTCACTTTGGAGCCACAATATGTCACATGGCTGCCATCGTTCCGCAAGCTACAGCAGCAAAAAGTTATACAAATACCTTTTTAACTAAAATGGCTCCGTACTTAGAACACCATGGAATGTTTTTAAATACACAAAACAGCAAAGAAATTACTATTAAAAACAAAGACGGTAGTTCGTCTTGGATGAAAATTGTTGTTGCTACTATAACAGGAGCTAATAGCTCGCATTCAAATTTGTTATGCGTAGATGAAGTAGATACTATTAGAAGCGCAGAGGGAATTAGAGCGTTTAAAGAAGCAGAATTTATTCCAGGTGTATTTAACGGACAGCACCCATTAACAATTAAGACTTCTACCATGAAGTTTCCTGGAGGACTGTTTAGTAAAGAAATGGAAAAGGCCGTAGAAAATAATTGGAATGTGTATCGCTGGAACATAATTGATATCACAGAAAAATGCCAACCAGAAAGACATAGACCAGATTTGCCTCATAAAACTATATATGTAAACAAAAATTTGCCACTAGAAACTTTAGATAAAGAAGGATACGGTAGATTACAAACAAAAGTACAAGAGAATTACGACGAGATAACAGTGATGGGTGGATGTGCAACTTGTAAACTTGCCCCAGTTTGCAGGGGTCGGTTGGCAAACAGAAGTGAGAAAGATGTTGGTGGATTGTGGAAACCAATTGATTTCGTCATCAGTCAGTTTGCTAAAACCGACCCAGATTTAGCAGAAGCTCAGTTAATGTGCTGGAAGCCAAGTTCTCAAGGTATGGTATACCCAAGGTTCTTAGATAAAGATGACGGATCTGGTAATACGTATACATTGAAACAAGCTTGGGAGCGATATACTGGCACAACAATGCACAAAGATATTGAAATAGAAGATCTGGTACAAAAAATGATTGAAGCTGGAGTTAAGTTTCAAGTTGGCGGCGACTGGGGTCATGCCCATGCCCAAGCATTTGTTGTAACAGCGTTGTTACCAAGTCAAGAATGGTGGCTAGTCGATGCCTACTCTATTCCTGGATTAGAATTCGACGAGATATTAGACCTAGCACTTAAAATTAAGGCAATGTACAAACCAACAAGATGGCATCTTGATACTGCTGAACCTATGTTTATTAAAACATTTAGAAAAAACGGAATGGTTTGTTCAGACTTTAAAAAAGATGTTAGGGGCGGTATAGAAGCTGTTCGTGGGCAAATTATAAATGCAAAGGGTATTCGCAAGTTGAAAGTTGTTAAACACGCAAGAACTAAAATTCTTATGTCTATGTTTGCAGAACATTCATTTAAATTAGATACACTTGGAGATTTAACACAAGAGCCAGATGATTCAGAAGTTGCAGATATAGCAGATGCCTTAAGGTATGCTGCTCAAAACATGTTCAAAGCCAAAGGTAAGCTATCTGCTGCGCCGTCGCAACCTCCACCAGCAGATATTTATAATAAACAATATCCAGACTGGCTAAGTCAAAAGGTTAGAGAATTGACAGACGGTCAGGGTTTTGAATCAAAAGGTAAATCTTCAGATGGCCTAATAATATGGGATTTTGGGTCAGACGATACAGATTAATAAAAATGTGGTATATATAAAAAAGACTTAGATTTCTATAGATTTCCTAATCTTTTAGATACATAGAATTACAGGAGAAACTCATGGCCGATAGTATATTAAATATAACTAATCACATTTTATGCTACAGCGATCCAGCAGTTACTGATTCTCCATATCAAAGAGATATCGACAACAGATTAAGATTGGAATCAATTCTTGTTAAAAATCCACAAGGTAGCACAAAAACTCTTGCGCCAGGCGAATCTTTTAAGCTGTTTTCTTCTACAGTAACAACTTCGCTATCACCAGCGTCAACTGTTTCAATTGCTGTTGCTTCTCAGACAGATTCTATTTACAGACTAACTTCTGCTGGAGCTGGCTTTAGAACAATCAGATCTGTTTCTGGAATCAATACTTGCAATGTAACAATTAATAATTCAGCACTAGCAGTGTTTGATTTTTCTGGCGCGACTTTAACTTCTATTGTTGTTGGCGACTTAATGAGAATTAAAGGTCCAGGTCTCAATGATGCTGGTCCTTATGCATTTAATCCAATTAATTCAGGTATTTGGAAAATAATTGGTGTTTCTGGAACTAAAATTTCAGCAATCAGAGAAACTGGCGTAGCTTTTGAAGGAATTCAAGAAACTATCTCTACATCTACAGCATCAGATGTTCAATTTTTTGCAGATGATTTAGTAAGGCCAGGACAAAAAATGCAAATTTCTGGAACTTTCTCATCAGTTTCTCATAAAACTTATGAAATTGTTTCATCTACACCAACAACTATCGACTTTCTTTCAACAGAAGCCATCCCAGAAGAAAGCAATCTAACTTACGTTGCTTCAAGCATCACTATATATACTTCTGTTAAAAAAATGGTTAGTATCGAATGTGATCAAGAATGCTCTGTTAGATTTAATGATGCAACTGATGACTCAAACAGAATTACTCCATTAAAATCTGGCGACAGATACCTCAAAGGGTATTTATCAAAAATGGGCGATTCTTATAGCTGTGAAATTGTAAATAAGTCAGTAAACAATTGCAATATTAAATTCTTCTCAGTGGAGTAATTTGTGTCTGATTTAAAGAAAACCGAAAAAAAGAAAGCCCAGCCAGTTATAGCAATTGATCCAGTTGCTATTTCTGAATTGAAAAAGGCTGAAGAAGCAGAAGCTTTAGGTTCTAAAAATGAACCATATGGCATTTTAGGTCAAATAGTTAAATCAATTAATCAGCAAAGTATTAATCAAGTTGAAAGAATGGCTTTTGAAGTAGATCCTCACGCAAATTATCAAGGTGCGATGGGTTTCTATAAGCTTAAGCAAAATTTAACTCCAGATTCAATCATTAAAAAGATTACAGGCCCAGGTGGAGACGAATTAGTTAATCAAATTTTGCAAATCAGATCAAATCATGTATCTTCTTTTGGTAGACCTAGAATTGATAGATTTTCAAATGGTTTTGACGTTCAAGACATGGACAAAAATGCCGTCAGAAGTCCAGAAGAACAAAAGATACTTCAAGAAAAAATAGAAAAAGTTAAAAAAATGCTCTGGAATTGTGGCAAAGGAACTCTAGACGAAGAGACTGATAGAATGAATTTGTCTCAGTTCTTAAAACTATCTACTAGAGATGGCGTTGCTTATGGAAGATTTGCTACAGAGTTTATCTGGCATATAAACCCAAAGACTGCTCAAAAAGAATTGTATGCATGGAGAGCTGCTGATGCTGGCACAATTTATAAAATGTTGCCACAAAAAGAACAAGACCAATCTTTAAGAAGAGAAGCTTTAAGACAATTACAGCAATTAAAAAACAAAAAAATTGATGTAGAAAAATACACAAAAGATGAATATAGATATGTTCAAGTTGTCGATCTTAAGCCAGTGCAAGCTTTTACTGAAGAAGAATTAGTTGTATACAATTTATACCCAACAACAAATATTGAACACAATGGCTACCCACTTACTCCAATTGATCAAGCATTAAATGCCATTACTACGCATATTAACATAACTATGCATAATAAGCTTTACTTCCAAAATGGACGTGCTGCTAAGGGTATGTTAATTTTTAAATCAGATTCTGCCGATGAAGCAATGTTACAAAGAACAAGACTACAATTTCAGCAATCAATCAATTCTGTAAGCAATAGTTGGAGAACTCCAGTATTTGCTGTTGGCCAAGAAGATGAAATATCTTGGCAGCAAATGGATCAAGGCGGAAGAGATGCTGAATTCCAGTATCTAATGGATAATAATGCCAGGGTTATATTATCAGCATTCCAAATGTCCCCAGAAGAAGTTCCTTCAATGGGATATTTAGCTAGAGGAACAAACACACAAGCTTTGGGCGAAAGTGATAATGAGTGGAAATTAAATGCTGCAAGAGATATCGGTATCAGACCTCTTTTGTATGATTTTCAAGATTTCCTTAATACTCACATTCTTCCTAAAATTGACCCAGAATTAGCAAAAACACATCAAATAGTTTTGACTGGATTAGAAAAAGATTCTCCGGAAAAAGAAAACACTAGATTGCAACAAGATATGGCCGTTCATATGTCATATAATGATATTATGAAGGCAGTAGAAAAGAACTTAGTACCAACTGAACTTGGTGCAGATTTGCCAATGAATCCTCAATATCAACAAATTTTAGATAAATATGTTCCGGTTGGTGTTATACTAGAGAATTTCTTTAAAATCAAAGGTGCGGCTCAAGACCCTAGATGGAATTACGTAAGAGATCCGTTTTATTTCCAAAAAGCACAAATGGATTTACAAAAAGCACAGGCTGCAATGCAACAACAGATGATGATGCAACAACAAATGCAGCAACAAGCAATGATGGCGCAAGGACAACCAGAAGAGCAGCAAGATGGACAACAAGAAGAACAACAGGATGGCGAACAAGATCAAATGCAAAAAACAGAGTTTCAATTAGTTAACTATGCGGCACTAGATAAATCTTTAAAAAATAATCACAATTCTCTTACTAGACAATTACTAAGAAGACACAAAGAATTAGTTAATAATCATATGGATAAGTGGAAAGAAGAGTCTAAAAAGGCTTTAGAAGAAATGTCTAAAATCTTAAAAGATAAAAAAGATTAATATTTGTAGTATAATAGCATAAGAGGGCCAATGAAATTAAGTGATTCTCAAAGAAAAACTATTCTACAAAGAATTGAAAAGCTTTTTGAAACAACAAAAGCTAGACTTCTTGGAAGATATTTCAAGGGACCTCATATTATTTTTGAAGTATTAGGGCAATCAGATCCATTAGATAGCATTGAAGGTTTGTATACTTGGGCATTAGCTATGATGTATGGTGCCGGTATTAGACCAGATCAAAAAACTATAGAAAATTTAGCGGAAATAACGGGCAATTATTTTGATTCTCAAAAGCTTAAAGTTAAAAATCATATATTAAACGCTATTTTAGCAGCCAAAGATCACAAAGAAGCAATGGCATCAGTTAAAGATCATTTTGATAAAGCTAGTAAATATGTCGAAATGTTGACAGGAAACGAAACTAGAAGTGTCATTGCCTATGCAAACCGAGAAGGTATCGCCAGAGTCGCAAGTGATATTGGCGTATCTGATCCAACCATAGTTTTTCGTGGAGTGGTGGATGATAAAATTTGCAAATATTGCAAACAGATGTACCATGATCCTAACAATATTAGAAAACCAAGACCATATAAATTATCACAATTAGCACATGGATATTTTAAGCCAAAGTTATGGGATGGTAAAACTCCATTTGACGGCGCTCACCCCAACTGCAGACACACTATGACCATGGTTGCCCCAGGTTTTACTTTTAATGAACAAGGTATTTCTGACTTTAAATCATTTACGCATGATTATTACTCTGAATACTATAGCGTACATAAATCTGAAGAGCCTACAGGTGAACGATTAATCAAAGCAGAGCAATTTATGGATTATGACGAATACTTAGAATGGTCACAAAATTTAGAAAATCCGCATCAATGTCACGAAGGATGCAATCACTAGTTGACTTTAAAACAAACCTCTGGTATTATCATTAAAACGGAGGAAAAATGTCAAAATCAATTTATGATAGTCTTTTAACGCCAGATAAAGCAATTATTATTCAAATTGACAATATTTGTCACGATGTACCTCTTTCCGTTGTTAAGAGTTATTACAATGCTTTAGTAGAAAAAGATGATGATAAAATGGAAAACATATTAAAATCAGATAGATACACTGCAGCATATAATATTGAAAGACATTTACGAAATCTCGTATTAACGTATGGAAAGTCTCGAATTGATAATTATTTAAAATAATATTGATTTTTGCCTCCAGTTGAGGTAATATTATTATATCGGAGGCTAGTATGGAATTTGAAACAAAAGACTATATCTTTAAAGATAAAGACGGTAACGAATACTTCTCTACGCCACTCTTAGACGAAAAATATTACCTTGTAATACTAACTTCTCTTTTTGCCTTTTTAATAGTATCGTTTTACTTTACCCTCCCAATTTAATATAAAAATCTTAATCTATAGGTAATACAAATACTTATAAAAAAACCTTTTTATGGTATATGTATCTAGGAGATTGAGATGATAATAGACATGCCTATTGCGACACAAGCTATTGATTCTAGTGGCGAATCGCTATTAATTGAAAACGTAGACATATCTCTTGTTGAAAAAGGGCAAGTGTTTGCCAATTTTGAACACAAAAACGACTCTCCTGAAGTTGCAGCAATTGGCGTATTTAAATATGCAAAAAAAATTTTAAAAAAGGGCGATTGTGAAACTGATCGTCAACGTAAATTCTGGGATCAAGTAAAAGTTCCGTTTATCTATGGGGCACTTGAGCTTTTTGATGAAGAAGAACACCATGGAGCTTTGGCAATTGCAGCAATGATTCGTTACTTTCATAATAAAAAAGAACCAATCCAAGTTGGAGCCTCAATCGAAGGCGTGACTCTTGAGCGAGATGGCAATATCCTTAAAAGAGCTATGATGAAAAAGGTAGCGATCACATTAACTCCATGTAATAAGCAATGCTGGATTGATGTTATGACTGACAAAGAATCAGAAGAGATCGTTAAAAAATTTGAAAGCTCATCAATTTCAACAGTAACAATCGACTCAATCGTTCTATCTGATGATGCAATAGACTTTACTGATATGAAAAAGGCTATTGACGAGCTTAATAAAACTCTAGAAGCCGGAATGGGTAATGTCGCACCAGGACAACTTACAGGCGGCGCAGCTTTAGTTAGAGAACAAATAGTTAATAAAACCAATAAGAATAAAATCAAAGCGGCAATTAGAGATTGGGACAGAAAAAGACCACTTAAAGAAGTTCTTAAGGCGGCTCTTCCTGAAATATCTGATACTTATATAGAACACTTTGCTGATGTTGCTGAAGACCTTGCTCTAAAAAAAGGCGAGCCTAAGTTAACTAGAATTAATCAAACTCATTCTCATATTAATGCAAATCATGATCAAAAAAACTTGGTTGAAGGTTTGTATTTTGATAATAAGCAAAAATTCTCACCTGGACATGATTCATACCGTCCAGATAAACAATTACATATTTTAAGAAACGACAATGGGCAAGATGTATTTTTAAAAGGCCCAAGCAGTTTATCAATGGGCGAAAATCAGGAATCTCAAAATCACAATGCCTCACACTATTCTGATATTGCAAGAAATGTATTTGGCATGGAAAAACATGTTCCTACAACTGCAGCCATTAAGCACCCAGAAGTACATGGTGGGCTTTCAACTCAAGCAGTGGAGTATATCAAGGGGTCTAAAACTCCACTAGAGTCCCAAGAAGCTTGGGACAATGCGCATAAAAAAGCTACGGAAGATGGAAGTCTGCATAAATTAGCGATATTAGACCACGTTCTTCAAAATAGCGACAGACACCTTGGTAATGTTTTAATTCATCCAGACGGGCATCTTTTAAATATTGATAATGATTATGCTTTTAGCCATGTGTATATGAAGCCAGATTATTTAGAAAATGATAGTTCAGCAATACACCCAGAAGCATCTAAATGGATTCAAAGCGTTGACCCTAAAGTATTGGCTTTACGCATGAAACATCATGGTTTTGATAAAAAAACTATACAAAAGTCTCTAGGTGTGTTAAAATCATATCAGGCAGACTCTAAAAGACCGATCACTATGCAAAACGCATGGGACAGAGCCCAAGCTGTAAGTGACACAATTAATCAAAAAAGTCTTTTATTGCCAGGAGATGACAAATGAAAATCTATGTAGTAAAATCCACGCAATCTAAAGTACCATTAGCTGAAATTAGAGTTGAGGGAGACCAGATTGAATTTATAGTTGATAATTCTAATGGCTTTGTGCCAAAAATGGCTAATAATTCTTTTAAAGAGCTTTCTAGAAAAGTATCTGCATCGTCCCACCTTTCTTTGGAAGAACCTACCAAATCTTCCATAACAATGTTTAGATATATTTTAAGCAACGGTGACGTAGCTGAGATATCTTCTGACGGGCACACTTGTATCTTAAATGGTAAAATGTTAGATCCAGAAGAAAAAGATGCGTTATTTGCAGCAATTAAGCGTGGAGAAATATCTGTAACTAGAAAAACTGATGGAACGCAACCTTACCCAATTATGCCGTCTATTAAACCTACAGAAAGAAAACAAGAAAAAAACTTTATATCCAAAGCTGCTTTAGATAACATTAGAAAAGAACAAAAACAAGCGATTGAAGCTGGGAAATTAAGCACACCAGAATATGACTATGAAATTGAGTCAGGGGATTATCGCGGCGCTGAATCTCCTAACTACGTAAAACGAATTTTATATAAAATGAAGTATGGGTCCAGTCCATCTAGGTTGGACCAATGAAGACTTGTACCAAGTGTAAAATTGAAAAAAATGAAAGTGAGTTTTCTAAGGACAAACATAAAAAAAGTGGCCGCGTTTCTCAGTGTAAAAAGTGTATTAATTTAAGACAAAATTTGAAAAATTCAAATAACAGAGAAAAAGCTAGAGAATATTCAAGAATTTGGAGACTTAAAAATTTAGAGTCAGAAAGAAAAAGATACAGAGATAGGTATTGGGAAAATCCTAAACTGTCTAGAGAAAAAAATAAAAAAAAGAGAGATAGAGAAAATCCAATACTTAGAAAATTAAAGCAGAATCATCCAAAAGTTCTTGAAAGACGCAGAGAGATACATAGAATTAGAAAAGAAAAAGATATTATGTATAGATTAGCAAAAACTCTAAGGGCAAGACTTAATAATTTTTTAAAGGCAACTGGATATAAAAAAATTGGATCAGCAATAAAAGATATTGGATGTACTAGTGATTTTTTAAAAAATTATTTAGAGTCAAAATTTCAACCAGGTATGACTTGGGAAAATTGGTCAAGTAATGGTTGGCATGTAGATCACATTGTTCCATTAAGCTCGGCAAAAACACCAGAAGATATGATTAAATTGTGTCATTATACTAATTTACAACCGCTGTGGGCCGCTGATAATCTTAAAAAGGGGAGTAGAGTATGAGCAAAGAATTAACTACAGATACGCCATCAGATGTTCTAAATTCTCATGTTGAAAATTATATTAATACTCCGCATGAGGATAAAACCATATACGATCATGCTTTTATGTCTGATATTGCAGAACATGCGAATGCGCCAAAAGAGTCTATCTCTAAATTATATAACCATATTGCTCCAAAAGTAGGAGAACATGAGATCAACTCAATTGTTGATGGCATGCTTAATAATCCAAATACACCGTCAGATGTAGTTAACCATATTGCTATGAACGATACAGCTTACAGGTCAAAAGGGGCAAGCGTACACCCAAATGTTGACACAAAAGTTCTTGAAGATAGAGCCAATAAATATATTAATGAAACATACGGATCAAGACCACCTGTTAAAAATTTAACGCCAGAGTTCTACGAAAATTTATTAAACAATAGAAAAAATCACACAGAAGATGAGCCTAATGCAAAAACAGACAACGAAGATGAAATAGTTCGTCTTGGTTATGCAACAACAAAGCATCACACACCTGATTCAATTGAAAGAGGCGTAAAAATTTTTGAAAAGGGCCCAATATATGGATTTAACGCCCCAACTAATCCGTCTAGCACAATTGATTCTGATGATCTTGTGTCTGATTTTATAGGTAACAATGATTTATCAAAAGATCAATTAAATAGATTACACAATGTTTATGAAAGTTCATCAAAAGATTATCCAAACACGATTAGCTCCATTGTTTCCCATAAAAATGCCGATCCGACGCTTTTAGGAAAAATTGTTAAGACTTATAATTCAGAAGAATCAGATCATAATAAAAGAAGCTTATTGAGACACGCATTAGGGCATTCAAATTTGCCAAATGAAGTTTTAAGCTCCGTAGTAGAAAAACCAGAATTAGATTGGCACGAAAAAGAGGCCCTAAATCTTAATGAAAATTTATCGCCAGACCAAATAGATAAACTGGTGTCTAATGGCCACAAAGAATTCTTAGGTCATAAAAATACGAATCCAGATTCAATTAAAAAAGCTTGGGATTTAAGCAGTAAAGATACCGACGCAGCAAGAAAAATGCTTGGCTATAAAAATTTACCACCCGATGTTTTAAAAGAAATTGTTAATCATAAAAGTAAAAATATCGCAATAGATGCATTGAAACATAAAAATGTTAATAAAGATGTAGTTGACACTGCATTAAAAAGAAAAGCTTTAGATGTATACGAAGCAGCCAAACAGCACCCACTAGCTGGACATGATATATATACAAATGAATTTAAGCAAGGAAAAAGAAATCTACATGACATGTGGAAAGATAGTAAGGCTATGGAAGCTTGGGACAAAATGTCGCCAGAAGATAAGCACCTATCTCTAAGAACCATGCATGAAAAGCTTAAAGGAACAGATCTAGAAGAAATTTCCAAAAAAAGCAAGCAAAGCTTAAGTGATGTTGTTCAAAATAAACTTGATTTAATTAAAAGCCCAGAACTATCACAAGATGAAAGAGATTCAAATACGGATGATCTTTTACAAATGTTTTCTGAGTCTCATCCAAAAAACATGAGCATATATAGTGGAAATGACCCAAGATCTGGGTACTATTCTTCACAGGAACACAAGTTAGATTTAAAACAATCAGTAAAAGACTTAATATCAAATGGCAATAAAAAAGCAGAGGATTTTGCTTTACAACACCCAGGATTAACTAAAGATCTACTAGATAGTAAATCTAGGACATCGGCAAGTTTCTTAGACAAGCTTTATGATGCAGATAAAGCAAATAAAGAAAATAATACACAAATATATGATCAATATGGAATGCCAGATAAATATTCGTCTGACGCATGGAAATTAATACACAATGACTATTCATCAATGGGTACTGTTAAAAAAATAGTTAAAGACTATCCTGGTGTTCTTGATACTCATGACTGGGGATCAAAAAATAACGAAAATCAAACTTGGCTCTCAGATAAGTTTGAAGACATGAGCGATTCTGAAAAAGAAAAAAATATTAACGATTTATTAGAAATCTCAAATGGAGGAGCTGCGCCGCTAATAATAGCGACAAAAAATACTCCAGAAAAAGTAAAAAATGAGCTTTGGGATAAATTAACTCCACCAGAAAAACATGACTTAGTAACTGGTGGAAAATACTATTTTAATCCACACGATTTAAACAACCATGAAGAAAATAAAAAAATACTATCTGGTCACTATAACGATCTTCTTCCGGAAGACATGAAACCTAGACATATTTTAGGGAATTTAGAAAAATCAGTTATAAGCGGTATGAGCCCCTCAAATAAATCTCATGTCTCAATTTTAAAAGATACAATTAAGAATTCAGAAGATAGTAAATCTAATAGTATAATATCAAGTCTAGATCGAGATTTTAAAAAACATAAAAATATCCTTAATATTGTACCAGAAGATAAAGTAGAGTCTATTGGAACAACTGCCGCAATAGAGCATTTGCTTGAAAATGAACATTCTGGAGCAGATAAACTTCAAGGTGTTGTATCTAATTTAAAAGATTTTATTAAATCACATGCAGATAAAATAGAAAATCCACAAGAAAAACAGGATTATATTACAAAAACATGGAAAGACATACTATATAGCAGAGCATCCACAAGAGTCGCTAATAAGGCTGGAAAAGTATTTGATGATTTAGTTGATTCTAGTGGATCAGAACAAGGAAACGAACTAAATCGGATTTTACTAAAAGATGGTTTGTTATCTGAAGAGAAAAAAGCAGAATTAGAAAGTAAAAAAAGCTTTACGGAAAAATTAGATTCAATAGAACATTCTAAAAAAATGGATTACATTCTTAATTCTGTTAAAGGTAAAAGCCTATCTCAACCTGATTTTGAAGCTGCTGTAAACCAATTTCAACCAGATATGTATCTTTATAATCATAAATTTAACAATGATCATGAAGAAGTATCTAACGATATGTTAAACTTTTTTGATCATGTTGCAGATGATGATAAAGCATTCTATATAACTAAACTATTTGACACTGATTTAGATAGTAACACAAAAAAAATATTACCAAATTTAATCAATCCATTGTTTGAAAAAATTAACAATTTACAAAATTGGTCGAACGAAGGGCTTAACGCCCTAAAAGATAGATTTTTTAAAAAAGTTTACGAAAGCTTAGGACCAGTAAAACAAGTAAAAGATTTGGCCAAAAAAATGGTAGATAGCACAATCTCAAATAAAAATGGAGATTTGTTATACGATATGATAGATAAAAAAATTCTACCATCAACATATAATAAACATTTGATTAATATGTTACAAACGTCCCCAGAATCTTTCGGATCTGGTACGCTTTTATCAGGTGCTACTTCCATAGGACATGATGATTCTAATCAAAAATTAGCAGAAACTTTCGTTAATACTTTAGATAAAGAAGCCCAAAAAAGTATAGATCAACATAAAGATTATGACAAGCAAAAAAACCTTTTTACTAGACTTTCTCAAGCGCACACTGAAGATCAGTCAAAATTACAAAGTATTACAAATTTTCTTAAAAAGCACACTCTTAGCGAAGACCCTATTACATCTGAATATGCTAATAAAAGTCTAGCAAAAATGCTATACTCAAAGATTCCTAAAGAAGAAAAGACAAGTATATTTAAAAATTTACCAAATACACCAGAGATAGCTAATAATATCGAATATGGAAATTTAGATACAAACAATCCAGATATTTTGGAAAATATAACAGGGCATAAGCTAAGAAAGTTCCTGTCTGACTCAGAAAATTTTGGGAAATTGACAAAACAAAATATAGATGTAGTTACTAATAGATTATTTTTAGATAATGAAATAAATGAAAGTGACAGAATAACTGCATTTGGTGATTTATCTACGAACCCAGTTGTTTCCCCAGAGTCTCTAGCAAAACTTGGAAGGTCAATACCACACAACGTGTACTCTGCTCAAATAGGCGTTATATTCTCTTTATCTAAATCAGGTATTAAAGAAAAATTAAATTCATTAAGTACAGCGTTACATCAGCTTGTAGAATCTAAAATTGATGAATTAGACAAGCTAATGGTACCACAAGACGAAGGATCTCCGTACTTTGGAAGCGAATATCTTAGCGAGTCACATTTATCCGAAATTAAAAAACATTTAACACCACTAGCTAAATTTGTTGGCGGAACTTTCTTTGACGAAAGCTCTACTGATGTTAAAAGTAAATTACAAACATATAGCAAAGTATACGAAAGCTTAGACAAACATTTAGGCACTATTTTAAAAAATAGCAAACCAGAAGATGTCAAAAAAAATGCAGAAATCGCAAGCGAAGTGCTAAGAGATGTTACTTATTCAAGCTTAGACATAAGCAATGAAGATTTAAACCATATAAGCAATATAATCAGTATGTCAAAACAAGGTGGATATGATATAAGTCTTTCATATCCAGTAGACATAAGAGATTACAAAAAGTTAATTAACAGAGCAAAAGACGCTCAGTTATCAGATTGGCAAATACATTTTGAAAAACATCCAGAGTTTAACTTCTGTTTAGATGGCGTTCAAGAATTAAACTCTAATGTATTAGGAGCTTATTCATTTGAAAAAGCTTATGAAGCTGATCCGCAATCAGCCGTACACTCTGCCGTCAAAATGATTGGAAGAATGGACGATAACACATTAGATAAATACGGAAAAGGTGTACTGTCTAAAGTTGTTAACGTTTTTACAGATCCAGATGTAACTCCACCAGATTTGTCAGCACCGTTTAAAGCCCTTGGAGATAAAGTATCTTATAGTGAATTTCAAGATCTAGTTCAAGATCTTGATCATGCTCAAAAATACAATACGCAAGCAATAGCATTACAATATGGTGTTGGCGGCCAAGACCTGGCCGACTCGTACGTAAAAGAGCGTGGCGTAGACGAAGTATACGCATCGTCTTTATTTATAGACAAAAAACACTCAAATGAAATTGTTAATAATTGGGAAAAAGATTTAAAATCAACAGAAATTGTTGACAAGTTATTAAGAAATTATAGAACTGATGTATCCTCATTAGATAAAATATCAAATATTTTAATAGAGAATCATAAAAGTGGATATAACAATCTTAATAAACAAGAATCAAGTAGTTTAGCAATGGTATTGTTAAAACATCCAAATTTATCAAAAGAGTCTGTAGAAAGATTATACGAAGAGACTTCAAATGATAAACAAGTAGTATTCTTGCCAAGTAGACAGTATCATCCAGCATTTGCAAATCCAACTTGGGGCGGATATTTAATGAGAAAGTTCGCGCCAGCTTTACCGTCAGAATTTAAAAAAACAATAAGCGAAGAAAAATTAGTTAAATCTGTGTCGGTTCATGATAAAGATGTCGATGTATTACAAAATACAATGAATAAAGTACCTGCAGATGGTATCATGTGGGCAGATTTCAAAAAAATGAACCCAGAACTAGAAAACAACAAAGTTATTAAAAATATTTTTATGTCAAAAAACAATAAACCAGTTGTGCCAGAAGATTTTGTAAATGCTATGCAATCAGCAGAGATACAAGATAAGGCAAAAGAATACCACATGACGTATTCTATTTTTGATTTAAAGTTACAACAACATGCAAATAAGCCATCATTAGTTTTTCAATTAAACAATTCCGAAAAGTCTGAAAAAGAAATGTCTCAAGATCCAAAATTGTGGGCATTATATCAAATGGTTTTAAAAGAAACTAATGGTATTAGAGAATCATCTATTGGGCTGCACCCAACTACGCCACAAATGGTAGCTTGGTCAAGAGTTGATACAAGTTCTAATAAAGATGGTTGGATTATAGAAGAATTTCAATCTGATTTTGCGCAAAAGTTTAGAAAAAATATTAGAACTATCTTGGCTAACTCTCCTAATGGATTAGAAATTGATGGTCACAAACTTTCTCCAAAAGAAATAAAAGATTATATCAAAAAGATTGATGCTCAACTAGGTGAATGGTCAAAAGCTGGTATGAATACAGTTATAGAAAACGCAAAAGCACAAGGAGTTAAAACTCTTTATATGCACGGAGCAGGAATTAGAAGCCACATGTCTGGCGGATCTATGGTAAATGGCCAATTAAGAGAATATAATAAAGATTTTATTAACCCAAGAATTACAGATATTTACGATGGTACAGCACAAAAATATGGATTTACAAAAGTAGATTATACAGACTATCCTCATAAAAGTGTAGATACATTAAATGAAACAAGAAAAAAAGGACTGCCTACTCATTGCTGGGCCTTAAGCTTAACTGATGAGCCAGTTCAAGCTAAAGAAAAAACTGCAAAAGTAAAAAAGCCAAGAAAGCCTAAACTAAAAGAATAGTAGAGGATTTTATGACAATTGATGAGTTATCGGTAGAATTAACTGAAATGCTAACAGAGGAAAGTTTAGAGAAAAAACTTCCACCTAAGTTGGCGTATCGCTTACAGTCTTGGTATAAAAAATTTGGTGTTAAAAGAACCAAAGTTGCCGTATCAAATGTCGCAAAAAGCTTGGAAGAGCGTAATTCTCTTAAGAAAAATGAAATACTTGCAAGTGTTTACGAAAACAAATCAGTAAGATTAGATTTCGGAAAAAACACAGACGAAAAAGTAAAACAAAAAGCGATGGAATGGGCAAAAAGAAGGGGCCTATTACCTGTTGAAGCTTCGTTAAATAAATCAAGCAATGCGCCATCCTATGTGATCTTTGGGTCACAACCAGAAGGTTTGTGTGTTGGCTCCCTCAAATTGAAAAATTGATTATTGTCTAATAATTAATTGAAATTAATTTGCCAAATCTAATATATAGGATTTGAGCTGCCCATATTTTCGAGAAGAATCCTAATGTATTTATAGTTGAGAAAGAATCAACATTAATAACTCAAATAACAAAGGAGAGTAAAATGTCAGTTTTCGCGGCTCAAGCCAAAGAAAGAGAATTAAAACAAAGACTGGCTCTAGTAATGCCAACTGCTACATTTAGAGAAGCTCTAGATGCAGATGGATTTCCTGCTTTAGAAGTAACGCTTGGAGCTGCTACAGCTCTTGTTAAAATCGTAACTGATGGCAACGCAGGTCGTGTAGATGGTCTCGGTCTTCCACAACGTGTTTACAGTCCACACATTATCGAAATGTTGCAAGAAACTCCAGCTGATACAGTTCTTACAGCTAAAATGACTGCTGCAGTTGCTAAAATGGGTTGCAAAATCAAAATCCGTGAAGCTAGTATTTCACCAGCAACACTTGCTACTTTTGACGCTGCTTTCGCTGCTGCAACTACAGTTTGTGAATTACCTAGCGACGAAATCAATCCACTTACAACTTCTAATTAATAATTAGAAGTAATAAGAGGAGATATAACATGAAAAATTACAGCGAAAGCGAATTAGATGCATTGATTGCAGGGGTTGATGAAGTCCTTGCTAAAGCATCTTTTTTGTCAAAAAGCTCGTTAAGAAAAGATGATATGCCTCCACAAGAAGATCAAGCTCAACCTGAAGAGGAAGCTGCTCCAGCTCCTGCTGAAGAACAACCAGAAATGGCTGCTCCTGAGCAAGAACAAGCACCTGAGCAAGAAGCTCAACCTGAACAGGAACAACAACCAGAAGAACAACCAGAAGAACAACCTGAAGAGCAACCTGATCAACAATTAGAAGAAGAGCAAGAAGATGCTCCTCTTACTGATGAAGAGCTTAGTCAAATTTATGGTAGCATGGATCATCAAGAGTTAGAACGGCATTATTCTGTAATCAGACAAGCATTGCAAAGTGCTTATGGACAAGAGGACCAACAAGCTGCTCCACAAGAGCAACCTGAAGAAACTCCTGCACAACCTGAAGAACAAGAACAACCGGAACAACAAGATGAAATGGAAAAATCTGAAAAAATTATTGCTCTAGAAAAACAAGTTCAAGAACAAGCTCACGCTTTAGCTCAAATTACTAAAGCTTTTGAAGTTCTAGCTAAACCTTCTAGAAAATCAATTACAGATATCCAATTTGTTGCTAAATCAGAAATGAATAGCAATAAACAATTAAGCAAAGAAGAAGTTAAAGCTGAAGCTACTAAGCTCAGCAGAAACGCTTCTTTAACAAAAAATGAACGTGAAATGATAAACACTTTCTTCTTATACGGAGAAGGTCAACAAGAAATCGAAAAATTAATTAACTCTAAAGGGGGTAATAAATGAATGACCTAGTTAAGACTCTAGAGGGTCTGGTCAAAACTCTTGAGGCTGGAAACTACAACGTTGCTCCTTCGCAACTTGTTCAAGGTTCTGCCCTCCAAATCGAAAACCTTGAGCCTGTAATGCACAATGTGACATTTGATGATAGTCACATTAAATTACAAAAGCTCTTCCCAGTTAAAAAAGCTAAGTCTTTGTTGGTTCAATTCAACAGACAGCTTTCTTATGGACGCTTCGGCGGATCTGCTCAACGTGAAGGCGCAGTAGGCGATCTTAATGTTGGCGATTATATCAGAGCGACTGTTCCAATGTGCTTCTATTCTTGTATTGAGCGTGTAACTATCGCTGCAAACATGATGGAAACTATTGACGGTAAAAAAGCTGCTGATAGAGAAGCAGAAAACGCAGCTATCAAACTTGCTGCTGATATCGAATTCGACGCTTTCGGTGGAAAAGCTCACTTTTCTAACAATGGTGTTTTCGACGGTAATCCAAATGCTATCCCTGAACTTCCAAACATGATGGGTGTTGATTCTCACATCCGTATGTCTGATATTCTTGTTTCTACACAAGATTTAATGTTTGCTTCTTACGGATCAAACCAATCAGTAGTTCTTTCTAAAAATGGTGCTTTAGATCAACCTATTATTGAAGATGCTGCTCTTCGTTCACGCATGAACATGGGTAAAGCTGAAACTCTTTATGTTGACCCTGTTATCCTTTCTGGATACAATAAAGCTATCGCTCTTGGAACAGGTGCTAACAGCATCCAAAGAATTATGCTTGCTGGTTCTGCACAAGATGCTTCTGGTGCCGACCTCCGTAGACAATGGGTTTCTAACGGAACTGTTGCTATCGAAGATAGCCGTTTCTTGTCTGGAAAAACTAGCCCATTACGTCCAATGATCGGATCTCCTGCTGCTCCAGCTACTGTTTCTGGCGCTCACACAGGATCTGGTGCTATCATCCCTGCAGGAAGCTATATCTATTTAGTTACTGCTGAAAATGAACGTGGCGAAGGCGTTGCTACTGCTTCTGCTGCTGTAACTGTTACTCTTGGTGAAAGAGTTGACTTGACTATCGCTGGCGTTGCTGGTGCTACTCATTACAACGTTTACAGAGGAAGCTCTGCAGCTACTGCTAAATTCATCGGAAGAATGAAATCAGATGGTTCTGCATCACAAGTATTTACTGACCTTGGAAACAAAGCTCCAGGTTTCGTAACTGGTTACATGATCCAAAAAGATACATGGGGATTCCATGAGCTTAGCCCATACAGCCGTATGAAACTTGCTCAAGCTGAACTTTCTGAAACTGAAGCTCACTTCCGTTTCTTGACTTTAGCTGGATATCAACCACGTAAGAACGTTATCATTGATAACTTGTTCTAATTATTAGCTTTATTTAAAGTTAGACAGCCCAGGTGTTTGCCTGGGCTTTTTTGTGGGGATATAGCTCAGCTGGGAGAGCATCTGATTTGCATTCAGAAGGTCGCAGGTTCGATGCCTGTTATCTCCACCATCTTGTTGTTTTAAAACAGCAATTATTTTTTTTTCTTGACGGCAACTGTTAAGTATGAGACAATATTAATACAGGAGTAAATATGCCCGATGGTCCCAATAGTCACTTATCTAAAAAACATACACACAACAAAGTTAACATTTCAATAAAAGAACAACTTAAAAAACAAGTTCTTTTTAAGAGTGACAAAGATTTTTCGGACAGTATTAATAAATGTCTTACAAACAACGAAGCAAAAGTAAATATATCTGGCAAAGAAGGTCATCAATTCACACAGGTGTATTTTGTAGTTAAAGTGCCAGTGTTATCACTCACATTTATTAAAAATATCTTTAATAGATTGTTTAAAAAAAGCCAATCCCCAGTATTAACAAAAGAAGTTCACGGCTTCACTATCGCAACACTTGAATATTTTAAAAAAGAATTAGCAGAAGATTTAGCAGAACATAACATGCAACATGGCGATACAGTAGAAGAGTTTATCACAATGGCTAATGAGTTAGCCAAAACAATTACATACTCAGAAACTATAGACAAACTCAGAGAGCGGTATATACAAATAAACCGCTTTGTATGGGTTAATACTTCAGATCCAAGTATAATGATAGTTGATGAAAACGTACACGAAACAGAATTGGATACTGGCATGTCAAACAAGCAAATTTGCCAAACTATCTGGTTGTGGTTTGCACTGCTCTTCAATGAATCAATTAAAGTAACTGAATCGTCTCAAAATGAGACATCCCAAAAATTATTGAAATAATACTTGTTTTTTTATTAAAACTTTGATATTCTATTTTTGTAGACAGGCGATGTAGCCGAATTACAGGTGGAAGATGTCTACGAACTTTTAATAAGGAGACTTTTATGGAATCAGTTGATTTAAACCTCGTACTTGTAACACTTTTTGGATTATATATCTTAGCAGAAGTTGTGGCAGTAGTTATCCTTTATAAAAATAGAAATAAACTTAAAGTTATTTTAAGAAATGCTCTTGGTGTTGACAGAGACGCGGAAAGACTTTCCCAAGAAATTATGACACAGGATTACGAAAGAATGCACCAAGCTCTTTTTAGAGCAGATGTTGATCGCAAATTAAATAAAATTGGAAGAATGCTTAAAAATGCAAATAAATAATTGCAAGAGGGACCTATGTCTTTAAAATTGAAAGCAAAAATTTACCAATATACGGGGGTCTACTTGGCTGAAAAAGAGCTAGAGACCTATATGTCGTTGCCATTAGTACAAAGAAAAATTAAAAATAGAGCCGCTAAATGGAAAGTTCCATTAGAGCAAAGTGAAAACGTAGAGCGTGGTGCGTGGGAAGCAGAAAATGGGTTCTATTCTTATGTCACCATTAGAACTTTTAAAAAGAATAAAAATTTTATAGATAAAGTCTTAAATAGAATTGAGATTATTTTTAAACAATTAAAAAAAGATTTGAAAAGAAAATAGCCATTATATGAGATCTAATATAATTATACTGCTACTATACACAATATCTATGGGCAACTTAGCTTATAAACTTGGATTTAGAAATGGTGCATTAGATGAGCAACAAGTAAGTGCTGGCGTCATTAAAAGATCTAACAAAGAGTCCTATGAAGAGGGTTGCGAGATGGCAATTAATTACAATTGCTGGGCAAATGATTGTAGTATTGTACCTATTGAAATACTGAAACAATACTGTGTAGATAGGGCCATGGAGTTCGAGTAAGGATTACATTAATTTTAACAATATCACTATCATGCCCGAAAACAAAAATTATCGGCTTTAATAATAATATGACAAGAATTGATACACAAAATTTACAAACAGCAAAAAAGAATTGTTCAGTTCATTTTCCAGATGCTCCGTGTTTAATTAAATTTGAAAAAAGAGAAACCCAAGTTTATTGGGCAACTTGCGGAAGTAAAAGGTAGATTATGAAACGAAGTGAAATAATTGAACATATTGCTGCTGAGATGGTGGATGCCGCTGCCAGTAGAAAATACAGTAACGAAACAGAACAGGCATATTATAAGCGTAAAGCTTCTGGCATATTAGATATGCTGCTTGGTTTTGGAATGGAGCCGCCATCAAAGTGCGATACTGGAAAATGTTCTGAAATTGGCTGCGGTAATGAATGGGAGGCTGAGGATGAAGAGAAGTGAGATGATCGAAATTATTAAAGCGCAATGTTCTGCATTTGGTGCAGTTACTCCTAATGAATTGGCAAAAAAGATTTTACAAAAAATGGAAGAGGTCGGCGCAGAGCCACCTAAAATCAAAAGAAAAGTAGTTCTTGAAAAGAAGGAAGATCCAAATCATATTTTTAGCTATGTTGAACATGTAAACCAGTGGGAACCAGAAAATGAGTAGAAAGCTGTATGCTTGCGGCATTGATTGGCAGTGCGAAATTGGCGAAGCCCCAGATCTTGAGGGCAAAATGCCGCTATATTCTAGTATAGAAGAGCTTAAAAAAGCTAGACCTTGTTGGGAAGAATGTGGTATAGTGGAATTAGAAATCCAATTAAAAGCTTGGATCGAGCCACAGGATTTATTAAAAAATGAAACATAAAATTGTTTTTATTGGAGATAGACCAAGTTCAAAGAATTTAGACCAAAAAGTACCGTTTGTTGGTACTAAATCACATTCCAATTTAATAAAATGGACCCATTATATGGGTATACCTGGATACTTACTACTCAATAGCCATACAGATGCAGACAAGTCGAAAATATTCGACCTAGCATCTCAGGGATTTAAATGTATCGCCCTTGGAAACAATTCATCAAAAGTACTGGAAAGTCTCAAAATAGAACACTTTAAACTACCACACCCGTCACCAAGAAACAGACTTCTAAATAATAAGAATTATATTGACAACGAACTAATTAAATGTAAGAATTATCTTAATGGCATCCTTTTAAAGGAAGGTTGATATGGACTTTTATACATTTGTAATATACTTCACATTGGCTGCATTTGCATTTTTAATAACTTTAGCTGGACGCATATATTACATAATTCGGATTGAAAATCCAGATAGAGAAAAAATAAGAAGAGAAGATGAACAGTGGTTAGAAGAAGAAAAATTAAAACCGAAATATTGCGTTTCTTTTGAAACTAAAGACGGCGTACAAACAAAGCATGTTACTGGTTTTGAGCCAAGAAACACAAAGACTGGCGAACCGCACAACATTAGGCTTACTAGCAAAAGACGCGCAGAAAAGTATTTGTCCTATTGCTTTGAAAGAGGCTTTTTTATTGATGGCGATGGAAAATACTATCCTATATATAATATTAACAGCGCACAATTAGAGATAGAGAGTAAATAATCAAAAGAGGCTTTTGTGACTAAATATGATAAATTGGCATACAAATATTATGGATATTTGCACCACTTCCTAGAAGAAGGTGCATGGCCCTGCTATATTCCAGAAAAAAACCTAAAAAAAACAATCTGTAGAGATATTCCAGCACTTTCAATAAACAAATCTGGAAGATTATGTAGAGATGTCTCACATGACTTTGATGATAGATTAGTCTCAGCGTTCTATAAGCTGTGCTATAAACGAACACAAAGTGATTTATGGCAATTGTCTAAAAAACTACATAAATTAGCAGATGAATATTAATTGTGGTATTTGATAATATAAAGAGGTTTAAAATGCAAAGATATATAGTAGCCCCAATAGCAGCAATTCTGTTCTCAATTGCGCTCATAGTAGTAATCGCAACGCTTATAGCAGGCTGTTCATCAGAACCAACAAAAATGGATTTTAGCCTAGTTAATTGTATTAATAGCTATAAAAGAGAGAATCCTGCCATATCGTCTGACTTAGCCTATAGTTATTGCTCTGCTATGCAGGGTATTATTGAAAAGAAATAAATTTTAGAACTGAGATGCGGAAGCTGTAGTATCAAAAAGATACTGCTAGAACGCATGGGAAAGACAATAGACTGCGCTGAATGCAAAGGTAATCGTATAAATACTCAATTATATTGAACTTTAGTAAGTGTATTGCTGGGGTAGCGACCGGCCAGTTCTTTTTTCAAAATAATTCTTGCATTTTAAATCATACTTTGATATTATATAAATATCGGAGGTTTTATGAGTGAATTTAAAGTTGGAGACATCGTTAAATGCATAGAGCCAGAAGGTTTTGAATCTCGTTTCGGTGTAACTATTAAAGAAAATGGCATCTACAAAGTATCTAAAGTCGTAAAACATGTAGACTGTAAATATAAAGACCAGTTGTATATAGAAAAAAATGAACTTGGAAATGAAGACTGGTGGTATACAAGTTGTTTTGAATTAGTTAAAAGTGATTCCGTATAGGGCATTAAATGAAAAAGCGCGAGCAATTTGAAAATTTTAGCAACTTCATTTATGAACAATTGAAGATACAAACTCATCATCAAGTTGATGAAAACATACGTAGCAAAGATATTTATTATGGGATTAGGTATAAAATATACGAAGAGCATTATACCACGCTCTTCATGCAAATATATTTTCACATTATAAATAAAAAATAAAATAAAATTTTTAAATAAACAGAGGTTGGCATGATTATAGCATTAAGTGGGTGGGCAGGATCTGGTAAAGATACAGTGGCCGACTATCTGGTTAACAATTATGGCTATGCTAGAGTATCGTTTGCAGATACCCTCAAAGATGCTACATCAAAAACTTTTCAAATTCCAAGAAATTATTTTGACGATAGACTATTGAAAGACTCGGCGCTGGAAAAATATCCAGTCGTACCGCAAGACGGAGTTTCAAAATTAGTCTGCAATGAACTGGTTCAACACTTTAAAACAAGCGATAACAAAAAAGCAGTTAACATAATGCTAAATAAAACAACCGGATCAATGGAGGGCTTTTTCGCAGACGGCATGAAAAAGCTATTTCACACGCCAAGGTCACTCCTTTTAATACAAGGAGCCATGGCCAGATCTGTTAACCCAAATTATTGGGTAGACGTCGGAATTAATAAAATAAAAACTATGTCTGGAAACATAGTAATAACAGATTTAAGGTTTATTAACGAAGCCAATACTCTTCTTGAACATTTTTCAAGTACAATTAAATTTGTAAGAGTAAATAGATTTGATACTACCTCTAATATAGACTCATCAGAAAGAGACTTGGATAATTATAATTTTGATGCTATACTAGATAATAAAGGATCTTTAAATTATCTTTATGGGCAAGTAGATGCCTTACTTGGGGAATAAAATGGAAACGTTTTTGTTGTTAGATACTGAAACTGGTGGATTAGATTCAACGATTAATAGCCTATTGTCTATGTATGCAGCTATCGTTACAAGAAATTCAGACGGAAATATGACTATCCATAGTGAATTAGATATTAAAATTAAACCAGATAACAACAGCCCATATAACGTCACTGCTGGGGCCATGAAGGTAAATAAAATTGATCTAGTAAAACATGACGCAGAGGCCCTATCTTTAACAGATGCATCTAGAGCGCTATATACATTTATTCAAAGTAGGTCTAATAACGGTACAAATAAATTGATTCCAATGGGACATAATGTAAAATTTGACATATCATTTATTGTTAATCAATTGCTAAAAGAATCTTTGTGGAATAATTATATAAGCTACCACTCATTAGATACAGTGACTCTGGGGCTAGCATTAAAGATACAAGGGAAGTTGCCTAAGAACACGTATCTCTCTTTGGGCAAGCTAGCTCAGGCCCTAAAAATAGATATAGAAAAGGGAGAGCTGCACACGGCGAAATACGATGCTTTATTGTGTTTAGAGGCAGCAAGAGTAATGCTAAGTGTTTAATTTAATTAAAGTTTTTAAACAACGGTCTTATTCCTAATCTTAATAGGATCACAAGGCGGCAATACGATATGGGCATAAGAGATAATGAAATCGAAAGATTAATAAAATACGCAGAAGGTCTGGGAATCAAGCTGTTTTTTAAAAAACATAAGCCTGGTTCTGCAGGCGCTACATGGACAGTTGCAGAAGACAATACTGTCGAGCTTACCCTATTTGCTTGGAAAAATCAAAGTAAAACTCAAATGATTTTAAACTTCTTGCATGAGCTAGCTCATCACATGGCCTGGGTTTATCAAGAAAGATCGTTCTCTAGCGAGTTATCTCGAATCTTAAATAAAAATCATGACGGTTCACCTCTAACTAAAAAAGAAAGATATGCTGTCTTTAAAGAAGAGAGGGATGACTCTGTATATAGAGAAACCATTGCGCATGAGATTGGCATTAAAATTCCAACTTGGAAAATAAAAGTTGACATCGAACTAGATATATTTATATATTACCATTATTATGAACACGATGAATATCCAAGTAATGCGCAAGTTAAACAAAAAAGAAAAGAATTAAATAAAAAATATAAAGAAAACACTAATAAAACTAATGGATAATGTGGTATAGATATTGTAAGAGGTAAAATGATAGAATTTAAAGATTTGGCTAAAAAAGAACTTAAAAAAACTGTAAGTGCTAGTAAATTCTCAAGATTTCTAGCAATTGCGTTAGTTCTTTGGTACTTTACAATTCCATCAGACAAGCCAATATATTCAAAAGTTGTTCTAATCATTGCCGCGATCCAAGCTTTGGCATGGTTTTTAAATGAAAATGCTATACAAAAAATAATGTCTATCTACAAATTGGATAGAGACGGAAATGAGGTTACAGATGAGTAACCTTGTACAATTTACAACGTCCTTTGACGGATGGTCATCAGCTTTTGAAACTTTCCCAATATATTCGGAAACTTCAGGAGTTCTAGTAGGTACCTTTGCGGTAGATGATGGACCAGTTTGGAGATGCTCAATAGCAAAAACCGGGTATCCTGAGTCTCTCAGATTAACAGCAGGCGATTCAGTATGGCTAACGCCAGAAAAATTGGTCGGCGAAATAATATCTTTAACATTAAGTGATAAAAAACTAAGCAGCGAATCAAAACAAATAAATATGGAGAACTTATGAAAAATGCTGGACACATAATTGATCTCAGCGGCGCAGGTAGACACAGCAACGAAATTTGGGTTACGCATTTTGACCAAGATGCTACCGTACAATTTTATGAGCAATTTTCAGAATTAGAAAAAAATCCACATATCCCGATTATAGTCGTCTATATTTCAAGCTATGGTGGAGAAGTATTCTCTTTGACTGCAATGAGAGATTTAATTAAATCATCAAGCAAACCAGTTGCAACAGTTGCTGTTGGTATGGCTTTTAGCTGTGGGGCATTATTATTAGCAGCAGGAACTAAAGGATTTAGGTTTGCATCAAAAGATGCTCAGATCATGATCCATCAAGTATCTGGTATGGCTGGTGGTAAAGCAAGCGATATCGTAGAGTCAGCAAAAACTTATGAATCAATCAATTCGTTAATGATTAAAAATCTAGCTGAAGATATGGGTAAAAAACCAGAGTTCTTATCTAAAATGATCCATTCAAAACATAACACTGATTGGACCGTAACTGCTCAAGAAGCTCAAACTTTGGGTTTAGTTGACCACGTTGCAATCCCTAGATTAAATTATAGTCCTGGTGAAATGTATCTATCTACCGTTTTGCCATATCAAACTAAAGCTCAAAAGGCTTTGAAAAAAAGAAAGCAGAAAGAAAAATCTAAATTAGAGCAAGGGCTTATTAATGGCTTAACAGAGGCTATTAAAAAAGAAGAGGCTGCTAAGAAAGAAGAAGCTGCCAAAAAAGAAGATACAAAGAAAACTAAAAGCAAGGCTAAGAAAAAAACTGCCTCAAAAAAGTAAGATAGGCACCTAATCTATCCAGAGTGAGGTTTTATGAAAAAAATGCTAAAATCGCTTGATAGCGTTACAAGTTATAACTCGTTTTGTGAAATCAAAACTCTGGAAGTTGTTAATGGCAATCAAACTGACTTATATTTTCGTATTATTCAAAAGAATTCAACTAGTTGCGAAGATTGTGACAATTTAAGATTTTTGCCAAGCTCATCAGCTACCCTACAAGTAATGTTTGAAAATCTTGACGAAGCCTTACAAATCACAAGATATGCTACAATGGTATATCCTAATGACGACAGATCAATATTTAAAGTCACTTTGCTATCAACAGATAAAATCTCTGGTGCTATTAAGGCAATTTTGACAGATAATGGAATTTCAGAAACAATTTTACTAGATGGCAGAATCAAAGTTTCTAGCACAGATTCTAGCCGATTTCATTGTTAGGAATTTAAAATGGACTTTACAGATAGTAAAAAACCGGTCGGCGCAGCATTTCCCCAGAATGTAATAGAATCTTCTGGCATAATGGCCGAAGTAGAGCCATTATTAGATGCAGATACTTTCCGTAGACGGTTTTTCTTTGGTATACCAATGATATCACCTATGACAAAAGAAAAGATTCAATCAGAAGATCTAGAGGATTTTGTCAAACGTGGTATGGCTAGACTTCAATTTGACTCTAAAATTCAAATACAAACAAAAGTAATGCGCTCAAGATTACCGTTTGATGCCGCTCTATACAAACAGTTCATTCATCTTGAAATACCGAACAAGCCAATTAAAAGAGTTGTAAGACTTGCCTTGGCATCAGCAAACTACGATCAAGTTGTTGACGAAAAAGGCGTTTTAGAGGCAGATAAAGAGTTCCCATCTGGTGGAGCAATATACACTATACCAAACTCATGGGTAGACCCGTCTAACGCAACAAGGGGCCTTTTAAACGTTATTCCGATATCTCCAGCTTATGGAGCTATTTCGTTCAGTACTAGTGCATCTCAAGCCGGCGCTACATTATTATCAATTTTAGGCGTTGGTGCGTTTATACCGTCATTTTGGACAGTTGAATATGAATGTGGACTTATGGACCCGGCTGGACAACTTCCTGTAATAGTAAATGAAGCAATTGGATGCGCAGCAGCTATGTTACTTGCTGAGAATCTTATTCCTTTGTATAGAACGGCGTCTCAATCTCTTTCAGTTGATGCCATGAGCCAAAGCATCAATGACCAAATGATAAATGTGTTAACTCAAAAAATAACTACATTAGATCAAAGATATCAAGGGCTTATGAAGAAATTAAAAACATATTATGGACAAAATATGTTTACTAGCAACATCTAATACTAGATAAGCACCATTGACTATAGATAGGAGTTAGGATGTACTGATTTCAGAGAGGTGCTTATGAAAGTAAAATTTATTGAAAAAGCACAAAACAAATCTGGCACAACTTATGGGCTAGCGCTCCTTCCTAATGGAAAATTCGGAGTTTATATTCTTAAGCATAATTATGCTGGCCACGTAAAAGGCGGAGTGGCAAAAAGTTGGTGCTACTGCGTAAAAGATGTTGAAGAGTCGGTAGCTAGAGAGCTTTTCCAAAAGAAACTTAATGGAAAGGTAAAATCGTGAAATCCTGCACCTATATACAAAAGTCTCTCTATACATAGACTTTGTAGATCTATTTGTCTATTTATACATAGACAGGACAGAACCTTAATCTATTAATTATGAAAAGACTTAATCTTAAACAGTATATTAATGACCGTAAACAAGTCTCCAGTGCATCATTGGAAGACGTCTTTTCATTGATTAAATCTGAGTTTGGGGAAAATTCATTAAAAGAATTTGTCTCAGAAACTAGTATCCCTAAAATATTACAAAAACAAACGAACGATCCATTATCTTTTGTATTTAATTATGTTAATAATCCAGAATTTAAGAAAAATATTTTAAATGCACAAAAAGAAAATTTACACAAAATAATGATTGAAGAGGCTGTTAAGAAAGTAGCCGGCGAACTAGCATTCAAATTACAAAATTTAATCCCTTCAGATTTGAATAAATCAGTTGAGCCAAAAGCTTGGAAAAAAATGACATCTAAGATTGATACCAAGGCGCCAGATACGGTAGACCATTCTATGCATCTACAACAATTTCCAGCCCCACAGGAATATAAATCAATTCACTTAGATCCAGCTGAACATAAAAATGAACAGACATTGAGTCAACAAGGTATAGCTGCTAAAAACGTTCATTTATATAGAGGCTATACAGATGAAGGCGGTAGCTTTGTTTCAACGCCACAATCTGAATCAACGTTTATGTCTAAGCCGTATCATAAAAAACTAGAGACTGCCACAAGATCTTTTATGAAAGCTCCAATTTCTGGATGGTCAACTATGGCCACAAAAGCATTGTATAACGCCGGCGGAATTGGACATTTAGCAGAAGACGTGTCAATGCATGAAAAAGATGGACATCCATTTACCATACACAAATTTGCACCAAATCACCATGAAGTAACATCAATAGATTTAAAAAACAATAAGACCCATGTTAATCCAGAAGAATTACACAAAATAGGCGTAATGGACTATCTAATGAATAACTTAGATAGACACGCTGGTAATTTATTAGTATCTAAAAACAAAGAAGAGGGTTTTAATAAATTACTTGGTATTGATCATGAAAGAAATTTTCAATATATTAAAACTGTGGGGGCAACAAATTTAGATTTTGCAACTCCAGATTCCCCAGAAGCGTATTTAAAACATTCGTATGGAACCAGAAACTTGTATAAAGATTCAGCAAGAGGGTGGCATTCTCACGAAAATCTGGCTGACTGGTGGCATAATAATGGTCACAAAATTAAAGACAAACTAGAAGAGCAATTAGGCGCAATTAAAGATCAGCCAACTAGAGAACATATCAGAGACAACTTCAATCACCGTTGGCACAATATGAATAACTGGGTCAAAGGTCTAAACGATATAGATGACAGTAAGATGTACTCTTTAGATGAGCTTGGACAAGGTTTTCCACATACTAGAGTTATTAGAAAACCAGTGCAATCAATAAGTTCGGCACAATTGAAGTCATTGCCAGAAGACCCTACTATGGCCTTAAACGCTGTTTCTGACATAGTGCATAATAAGAAAAAACTAACGCCAAAACAGAAAGACTTGATTACAGGCACCGTAAATGGTATAATAGAGAAGATGAATCCTGATCAGGCGGCTCAAACTTTTAATAGCATTATTCATAACCCTCACTTTAATAGTGAAACTATGAAGCAAAATGAGCTAAATGTAAGGAACATGATGTTAAACCATTTCGCAGACACTCATTGGGTTGGAGACACTCCATCTAAAAAGTTGGAACACCAATCTAAAATAGCAGACGTAATAGACAGTCTGCCAAAAGAGAAGCGAGAAATTCTGGGCCATTGGTCTAATTTATTTAGACGCAATTTGGCTCAAAAGGCAGGTTAATATGGTGCTGTTTGTTGAATCTATAAATAAAGAAAGAAAACATTTTAGAATTAATGAATTCGATGACCTCCAACCTCTGTTCGATTTATATCCTAGAACATACGATATTGCGACTGAATCTGACTCTTTACAAGATGCTTTAAACAACATTGCAGAATACTTATCTTCGCATAACATGAATGCCTGGGTAGAAGGCTCAGACCTATCTAAATCTCTAAGAGAGAAGGCTTTGTCTTTAGGTCTAGGATTAGCTGCTGCAATTACGCCAGTAGCGACTAGCCATATTGGTGTACAAAACAATGTCCCACAAGTACAAAATTCTCCAATAGACTTATCTGGCTTTGGATCTCATCCAAGAGATGCTTTTTTGTGGAATTTAAAAGTATTAGAGTCTAACAACGGTAAAAATATAAATCATAAAACAGTTAAAACTGGATTGTCTGTTGGAGAAAAAGCAATGGGCCAATGGGGATTGCTTCCAAAAACTATTAAAGAAATAGTTAACAGATATAAGATATCTGGAAAGTCTAGACCAGAAATAGACAAGCTTGCAACGATGTCAAATAGCACCTTAGAAGCACACATTAATAAGAATCCAAAATTAGAATTAGAATTAGCTAGAAAATTAGCAGATCACGTTTTAACAAGAAACAACGGGAATGAGCATAAGGCAGCATTTGCATGGCTAAATGGCCACAATTTATATCCAGAAAGTATTACCAAAGACAAGCTATTACATTCAACTTATGTAGATAAATATAAAAAAATTGATAAACACAATCCATTTAAAGCACAAAAACCAAATGAGCTTAATTTTAAATTTATGTTCAAATCAGATGTTGTGTTCCACGACGCAGACTTTGCTGAAAAAGTTAAAAAGTGGTACAAATTAAGAGAAGATCAAATAACCGCAAATCCAACTAGATCTACAAATTTTGGATTAGATCCAGGTAGACTAAGAGATGATAAACTAGATGAAGTTAAGCCAGATTCTATGCTAACTAGTGAAGAAAAATTAAAATCAAAAATTAAACAGGCGAACAATAAATGAAAATTCCAGCAGAAGAAATAAAAACAAAAGAAATAGCTGGGGAGACCAAAGATGGTAGACCTGTGGTTTATATAGAAACTGTAGGCGGATTGCATGCCTTCTTTTGCAAAGATGAAGATGGTAAAATATCTGCATTAGGTGCAGCTCCACATGCAGCAATAGCAAAGTTCTTGGCAGAAAAAAAAGAAGACATAGAGTGGAATGAAATTAAAAAATCTGAAGAAATTTCATTATTTGATAGACTAAGAGATGCCATATTTATGCCTAGCTTACCTGAGCCAGTTGGAGATGAAAATCTTTTTGCGGTATATGATATTAGTAAATCTGAAATAGAAATAATGTATTCTGAAGAGCTTCTTTCAAAAAACATCAGCGAGTGGGCCCTAGTAAGGTCGCTAGCCTTAACAGAACCAGCTGTACCATTAAAATATTTCTCAAGGCGGTCGTAATGTCAGAAAATCAAAACAGAAAAGGTGGACCTAGAGAAAGAGAAAGCCAGCATGCCGAAGGTACGCAGCAATATTTTACATTAAGCCAGTTTCAACAATCATTTGATAAGAACGCTTTTGACGCTTTAATTAAAAGCCAAGGCGTGTTGTGTGAACACATGAGAGCTTGCCTAGACCCAAGTGGAATGGCATCAAGAGGTGACAACCATGCAGTTCAAGCCAGAAGAGCAAGTTCGGATGGATACATCTATAAATCTGCTGGAACATTCTGGGCTTCATTTTCATCTAATTCAAGCAACTGGGAAATTGAAACTCAAGGTTTATTAAAACATGATACTGTACAAATGACATTCAGTAGATCATATGAAGATTGCCCAGATAAAGAAGTAGTCCTTGCTCCATATGACAGAATTTATTTAAAAAATATTGAATTACATACAATAACAAATCAGTATGTGGAAGCATCAACTACAGGAATTGATAGATTGCAATATCCAGCAACTCATGTAGAAAGCATTATGGATGCAGATGGAAAAGACTATAAGTGTGGAGTTCATTTTGAAATTACAAATGAAGGCTGGCTTAAGTGGTTAACTCAAGAAAGACCTGGTTTTAACATTAAGACAGGTCGCGGTACAGTTTATGCAGTTAGATACAGATATACCCCATATTATATAATTGCAAGACTTTTACACGAGATACGAGTAACTCAAATAACAGACCCTAATACGTTTGAGCGATCAGTGGAAAGAATGCCCTATCAAGCCATGGCAATCAGAGAACATATTTTATTTGACGTTAATAGAGATCCAAATAGCAATATAATGGACAATAGATATCAATCAGCTTGGCCAGTTTCAGATGACGACACTCCAGGAAATAAATCCGGACCGGCAGGAATGCTGTAACACCCTAATCTTTAAATAGTAAAAGAGGTTAATAATGGGAAATTTAAGATCAAAAGCTAGCGAAAACAGATACTCTGGTGCAGACTCAACAGACTATTCATTTAACCAATACGCAGGTGGACTAGTAACTGTTGGCCCAACTTTAGGCAAAGTGACCATTATGGGCGCTTTAAATACTGCCAAAAGCATCTCAGTGGCAGGTGCCAATGTTGCTATTTATAACAACAGTACGTTAACTGCATTTGTTAAAACTGGAACTTCTGGCGTTACAGCTCCAACTGGCGGTGCAGATGGTATCTGCTTGCCACCAAATAGCTATACAGTTATTGCTATGGGTACCGATACTCATATTATTTCTTCTACAGCAACTTGTTTTGGATACGAAATTAAAGGCGACTTAAATTACAATCCAAATTCTGGAATCAATAACTAATACATGAAAACTATCAAGCCGTTTTTGACAGATTTAGTCGGTGAGCGAGGGTTTGAAACTCTCGAAAAGGCTATTTTTCACCAAAGATCTAGATCTGTTTCTGACCCACTTGAAATGTACTTACCTTTAATGGTAGCACCACGTGCTTTAGTAAGTTGGGTAGTTCAAACTGTAAAGCCAATGAAAATTGGTGAATATAAAGATGTAAAATTCCCAGGCGACGAAGGAATCACTATCCACTTTGAAAGACAGGATATGGATGTTTTCAGAGCTGAATTTGTTCAAGGTGGAAAAATAATACATACTTTTGATAAGCAAGGAATTCCTGCAATTGTTGGACATCTCATGTCAATTGGCGAGATGTATGAAGGCGATTTAAAAACCAATGCTATTGAGCAAAAAGAAGAGCCAAAACAAGATTTTTCAGCAATTAAGCATATGCTATCTATGGTTATACCAGAAAAACAAGATGTAGATACCTCTAAGATGCAAATTGCTCATGAAACAACAAAAGAATTAACAAGCGTTATTGGTAAATTAGTTGATGCTTTAATCGGTAAAAAACTTAAAACCGACAAATTAGAAGAAGAGTTGGACAAAATGGCTATAAAAGAAGTCGATGGGGACAAGTCTTTTCCTGAAAAAGCTACAACCCCAGAAGAAAAACAAAAAGAAGATATCAAAGACAAAGAGAATAATCCTGCGATAATTTCAGAAGGTGCGTCTCAAAAAGAAATGGATAAAATTAAAACAACAGATTCTGTAGATCAAGAAATCCCAGAGATTAAAAAATATCCATCTCCAAATGATAATAAAATGGAAAAAGAAAACCAAGGATTGAGCAAAGAGTCTTTAAAAGAATCTAAAAAAGTCCTACCTTTCCCTAAACCAACCGCTAAAAAAGTAGAGCCACTAATGAAGCCTTACGCTTCTGATGCTCAAAGACGTTGGGCTCATACTGAAGCTGGAACAAAAGCTTTAGGTGGCAAGGAAAAAGTAAAGCATTGGGATAAAGAATCAAAAGGGAAGGATCTTCCTGAAAAAGTTTCAAAAGAAGAGATCGGTAAGGGTGAAATGCCAAGAGGCGCAGGTCAACCGGTTCAACCTGGAAAACCACTACCACCAGTTCCACAAAGCAAAAATCCTCAAGCTGCCGCAGCAAAACAAGCTCAAGCATCTGGACAAGGAAAAGTTGCTGTGCCTAGTATTCCTAAACCACAAGGCCCTAAAATGCCAGCAATGAAATCTGAAGGATACTTTAGAAAAAAATTAAATAAATCTTCGATTTCTAAATCAATAAAAGCAGTTGCAACAAGTCAAGAATTATTTAAATCAACTTGCTTTGATTGTGGAAGACCTGAATTCTCTAAAGACGAGTCAGGCAAACCAAAATTTACACCATGTGCTTGCTTTAAAGTTTTAAACAAAAACGAAAAAGGTCAACCGTATAAATTCGTAGAAGCAATTCAAAAAAACGATGGAACCTTTTCTTTGCAATTTGCTCCAGACGCAGATCCAGAAACAGTTAAGTTATTTCTTCTAACACTAAAAACTAAATTGTTACTCAAAAAACGTGGTATTTAATATCGAGGTGTAAAGTGAGTACTCAAAGTTCTGTATGGTGTGTAGTAAATTCTGATGGTGTTCAAGATAAAATCAATGAAATGATTGACGCTGGAATGTTTTTTGAAGCAACAAGCTTAAATGATCAGTTATTTGCAATATCAGACAAAATTAACTCTCTTATATCTGAGCGTGGCGGAACAGTACGTCTTACAACGTATTCTAGACAAGTTTTAGAAATGCCAGTAACCGTGGCAGAAGAATTACCATTAATACTAGCTGGATACAAAGATGTGTTCACTACTAAAATGTCAGTTGGCATGGGATTAACGCCAAATGAAGCAGTAATGGCAGCAAAAAAATCTGTTTTAACAAATCAAATTGAGCTGTTTGATCCTGAAGATTCTTTTATTAAAGAAATGAAGAAATCTATTGAGATAGGCGAAGAAATTTTCCAACCAAATCTATCTGATAGAACTAATCCAGAGCCTCCAAAACCAACAAAAGATAAAAAAGATTTTGGGAATTACGTACCAGGTTTAGATATTAATCAATCAATCCAAGCTGATTCTCAAATAGTAAATGGTGTATTGCAACAGTTAATGGGACCTGCCCAACAAATGCAACAACAAGCTCAACAGCAAATGCAACAACAAGCTCAACAACAACCTGGCAGCTTATTAGAAGCGATGTCTGGCGATCAAAAGAAAACAGATAAACCTGTTTCTCATATTGACCAAAAAGAACAGGACAAAGAGGAACAAAAAGAAGCTGCGCCTAAAAAAGAATCTGAAGAAAAAAAACCTGAAGAAGATAAAGAAGATGATTCTAATAATAAAATTGGAAAACTCTTAGATAATATTCAACAAAAATTGCCACAAATAATGGATCTTAAAACTAAAGACCCAGCTGCATTTAAACAATCTATGTCATTAGTTCACAAGCTTTTAGATATGGCAAAGAAAGATAGAATTAAAAAGGGAGAGATCTTAACAGATGAGCTTAATAAAGCGTTAAGATTAAAATTACCTCCAGGGTCTGTTAAAGGAAGGAAGAAAAAAGTGGTCATAAATGGTAAAGCCGTTTGGAGATCAGTTGCTTCCGGACAAGTTGCAGATCCAACTACTGGGCAAGCTATTTCTGTAGTTTCCCACAATGCAGCAGCAGACGATGGCAAAATTGGTACTGTAGCTGAAAAGAAATAGCATGGGCTTTAGAATACAAGTAGATATATCAGAATTAGCAGAAAAGCTAAAAACTACTAGAGATTTAATTCAAAATAGAGTAGTAGAAGGAATTAAAAATATCTCACTTCAAACACATGAATTTATTCTAAATGCGGCAAATGAATATTTTGCACGTGATGAAGTAAAAAGACAAATGTACCTAGGACTCGGAAAATTTGGAAAAGGCGCAACCGTAAAAGGTACGCCACACCCAATGATAGATAGACGTACAAAATTTTTAGTATGGACAGAGATAACCAGAGGATTGTGGGTAGTAGATTTAGATCCAAAAGCGCAATGGTTAGAAACAGGAGCAGAATCAAGATTTATGGATTGGCTTCTCACTGGAAAATCGGCTAAAACTGCAAAAGATGGTAGTAAATACGCAGTTATACCATTTGTTCAAACTAGAGGTAAAAAAACAGCGCCAGGAGCAAGTCCTGGACTTGCTGAAGTTGTTAAAAAAGCCTTGGAAAAATCTAATATTGATTTACATGAAACAGTACTCGATGATAATGGAAACCCAAAAATTGGTGTAATACATAAATTAAACATTAAACCTAAATTTACTCAACAGCAAGCACCTAGCTTATATTCCAAACCAAGAGGATTTGAAGAAGCTATGGCAACAGGCTTAGGTCAACATTCTGGTATATACAAACTAAAAGGTTTGGTTATAACTCAAAAATTGAACAAAGAAGGCAACCCAGTAAAAGAAACGGTGGTATTTAGAGTTATTTCGGAGAAGCACAGGGGCTTTAGGTGGATGTACCCTAAAGTAGACGGCGCTAAGCTCTTTGATGATGCATATGATTTTGCAAATCAACGATTTGAAAAAATGGTAAAAGAAATAGAAAACGAATTGTCAAGAAGCTAAAAACCTGCTATAATATAAGTGTTATATAAAATCTTAATCTTAGTTTAGGTGGAGACGTAAACAATGGGCATTTTAGCTTCAGATCTAGCAGTAAAATCAGCAATAGAGGCAGCATTAGCCGATTTAAGGTCTAACAGCTGGATATTAGAGGATATTTTTGCAGGTCTTGCAAACGATCCGCTAACATCAAAAGATTCTGGCTATGCTGAAGTATATGCTGCTAAATCTTGGTTTATGGAAACATCAATTCCAGTCTATTTCAATAATAGAGTCGACACCCCTAAAATGCCATGTATCACAGTAGTTAGAACATCATCTAGAGAAGCATTAGATAGAACCTCATTGGCAGATGATCAAATTTATACTGAAGAGATTGAGCCACAGTCAATTAATAGACAAATTGTTAATGTAATTGATCAATTCACTCCTAAAGCATATAACAAATCAATTGGCGAAGTTTCATTGCCAACTGGATTAACTACGTTTGCTGTTTCTCCAGGCCAATTCTTGGTTTCTAAAAAATCATCAAAAGCATATGTAATAGAAAAAGTTATAGACGATACAACTTTTAAAATAGCAGATAATACAAATGACGATTTCACTAATTGCTATATCGTACCTGCATTATCTTTGTGGAATTTAGAGCAAGGGGTAACTTACCTTCATGAAACTTTTTCTATAGGACTTCACGCACAAAGTGACACTCAACAAGTTTTATGGCTTAGACAAATAATACAATATATATTTTTAAGATACAAAGAAGCATACTTAGAGAGACGCGGATTAGAGCTTAGTACTTTTTCTGTAGGTTCGGTTGATGTTAATCCGTCATTTGATGGTATTGAATTAATTTTTACTTGTATGGCCCAACTTGAATGTGTAGTTGAAGCCACATTTATTAGATATGCTGCTCCTAAACTAGGAAAAGTTACTGGCGGCGTAAAAATAATTGATGGACCTAGAACACCAGAAGCATACCAAAGCCTTGCTCAAAAACAAGGCTGGAAAACAGAAAAAGATTAGATATGACTATACTGTGTAATAAATGTTTTAAATTTTCAAAGTCTAAAGGAACACACAAAATGTTCTGTGACGCATGCTTTGCAGAAAATAGAAATATTTCTAGACTAAAATGGGTTATTAAGAATAGAGAGAAATCTATAGAAATAAGAAAAGCTTTTTCTAAATTATACAGAGAAAAAAATTATAATAGTATTTTAAAAAACAATAGGCTGTATAAAGAAAAAAATCCAGAGTGGGCTAAGAAACAAAGAGAAAAGGCAAACGCCTCAAGAAGAGGACAGTTCCGAGTAGATGTTAGAATAAGAAAGAAAAGATTTAAAATAGCCACCCCTATATGGCTAAATAAAGTTCAAAAAAAACATATTAAAGGGTATTATAAAACTGCCAATGAATTAAGTAAATCTGATACTGTTTTTCATGTTGACCATATATATCCACTCACTCTTAAAAACGAAAATGGTGATCATATAGGATGTGGATTACACGTTCCGTGGAATTTACAAATTCTATCTTCTAAGGATAATTTATCAAAGGGTAGCAAGATATGAGTGATCAATATCATAAAAAAGTCTCAGTTATAGCTTTACAGCACCCAGATGCTCCAAATCTTTATATGCACGGTCTAGATAGAAAAGAATCTACTTGGACTTTGCCAGGTGGCCATTCTAATGACGGAGAGACTCCACTAGAAGCGGCACATAGAGAACTTGAAGAAGAGGCAGGACTGTCTGGCATTAAACTTGATAAGGTTCATGAGGGCGAATACGGCGACTCTTACGTAACTCTTTTTCACGGAATTTGCCCAAAAGATTATAAGTTTGACGCATCAAAAGATCCAGATCAAGAATTTGTGTCGCATAAATTTCTAGACCCAAATAACCACGATTCAATGAAGTTTCCTACCAATAATATACTTATTGATTGGCAAAAAAGTGGCTCTAGACCACCAGACCCAGATGGTTCTGTAGAAGGTCCAAAAGAAGAAGAGCATTCTCTGCCTCCTACAATTACTAAATCAGAAGAAAAAAAAGTAAAAACTCCTCATCCATTTAAAGCAGGCGATAAAGTAAAAGAGAAATCCGCACTACCTGGAAGTATTCCAAAGACTGGGGTTGTAACGGCGACAAAAACTGAAGATAAGACAAAGCACAAAATCAAAGTTAAACATGATGATGTTGGAGAAAAAGAATTTAATAAAGTTGGCCATGGCGGTAAATGGGACCTTTGGCAACACGCCAGCTATTGGGAAAAACATTCTGATAGCGATATTAAAAAGGCTGCAAGTCAGGGCCTTAAAACCACCAATAAGACAGAAAAATTAGCAGCTTCAGAAAAAGGATACAAATCCTTAAAATCATTAGCTAAGGACTCGTCTCATAATCAGAATAATCCGAATTTAATTCATTATAGCTCACAGAGTGGTCTAAAACAAATAGACCCACTTAAAATGGGATCTGGTGTCAAGGGCGCTCAATACAAAAGAGGCGTTCCAGAGAATAAATCATCATTTTTTTATACCCAAGATTCAAAACCAGAGGATTTAGTCACACAAAATGCTAAATCTAAATATACTGTTAAGATGCCAGAAAACGTATATGATTATGACAAAGATCCAAATAATTACGCTCAACAAGTTTTACAAAGCAATCAAGGTGCATGGAACGAGGATTTATTTCATGGACTTTTAAAGCAGAATGGATATAATGGCGTAAAATGGTCGATGAGACCAGAAACGCAAGTGGTACAATTATATCATACACATCCAGTACATGAAGAGCAAGTTTTAAAATCTGAATTAAAAAAAACCGAAATTAGTCCATTTCAAAACGAACAAGATGTAGATAAATATCTTAAAAATGGCAATTTCTCTTTATTAACTGGCCATACAAATACAATGACTCCTGAGCAGTCGCAACAAAACCATAACAATCTTTTAAATGAACTAAATCAAAAGGGTTATAGTTATACGCCAGTCGGTGGAAAATGGTTTGGAACAGATGCCGAGCCAAGTGTAATGGTACACAACTTATCAACAAAAGATGCGTCTGAATTGGCAGATAAATATAAACAAAAAGCTCATATACAATCTACGTCTGGAAGCCACAAAGAACATACTACTAAGCATGCTGATTATAATCCACCAGAAGGTGGGTCTGGCCATGTCATAGGGTCTCACCTAAATGATAACTATTCAGAAATAAAACTTCCAAATGGGAAAATGGTAAGGTTTTCTTTAGATGTTGGTTATCCAATGGAAAAGAAAGTTAAAAGTTATTTCAAAAAATTAATTAAATCTAATTTGATTAAAACAAGTAGTCATATTAAAAATGTGGCAGAAGATTATGCCAACTTAAACGGAATGAAATTAAGCCATAATTATAATGTAAGTTTAAATCCAGAACATGGATCTAAAATAGCTGCGGCGTACGAAGCAATGCCACATAATCCAGAACATCCAGACGTTAAAGCAGCGTACGGCGCTCTAATTAATGAGACTGGAAAGCAGTTTAATCATTTAATTAATAATGGGCTTAAAATTTCTAAAATGCAACCCAATCAAGAAAATCCATACAAAACCTCAAAGGACATGCTACATGATCTGCATGTCAACAATCATCTATGGTATTATCCTACAGAACAAGGATATGGATCTAATGAGCAAAGCAAAAACCACCCATTGTTACAGCAAACTCAATTTATGCACGAAAATAGGCCAATGCTAGCTAACGATGTCTTTAGAATTGTCCACGATGCTTTTGGCCATGGGTTAACTAATAGCACGTTTGGTCCAAAGGGTGAACACACGAGCTACTTGGCACATAAAGAAATGTTTTCTCCATTGGCTCAAAAAGCTTTGGCTTCAGAAACAATGGGCCAAAACAGTGTTGTAAATTATGGTAAAAATGCTGCACATAACAAAGCAAATCCAGCAAATACAATTTACGCAGAACAAAAAGCTGGGCTTATGCCAAATGAAATTATCAACGGAAAGTGGCACCAATGAGAAATTTTAAAAGACATACCCAAGAATACATTAACGAATTAAAAGATTTAAAAATAAACGAAGAAATCGCTAAATCTGAAAAATCAAAAACAAAAATAACTGTAGAACCGTTTATGCTTGGAGCAAAAAAGTTTGATCCAAAACAAAATGATTTTATTGTTAAAATTCATAAAAATAATAACAAAATTGGCTTCCTTGCTGTGACTCATAAAAAAGCAGGAATTATGCCAATTAACATAGAAGTTCATGAAGACCACAGAAGGCAGGGTCATGGAACCTCTTTAGTAAACGCAGCAATGAAATTGTCTGGCAAGGATTACATACCGTCGCCCGACCAAACTCCTGATGCAAAAGCCTTTAATGAAGGTCGAATGGCTAAAATAAAAAAAGCAGAATTTGAAAAAAAAGCAAAACAATTGCATGAACATCCAGAATTCAATGAATTACTATTAAAAAGCGTTAAACCTGCCGATATAAGCAATTCAACCATTCTCTTCCATCCGGTGTCATTTGGTAATAAATCTGTTAGGCAAGAAAATAACTATCCAATTCACATGACAGTTAAAGCATTTGGAAATAATGCCGATATAAACCAAGTTCACAATATTTTAAATGATCATAATTTGCATAAGCCAATAGACACAAGCAAAATAACCTTAATGCCACACAAGTTACAAGGATTAGATGGCGCAACACACCATGTACTATTGGTTTATGGATTACCAAATAGAATTCACCAAATTAGAGAACACGCAAAAGATATGGGACCTAAGTTCTCACACTTCCTGCCGCACATCTCTGTTGATAAAGAAATGTGGGACCAATTCTCTAAATTAGGACCTTCTTTTTCAGCAAAAGATGTTAATTTAAAATTTCATCCGGCTGAACTTAAAAATGGCCATAAAGTTATTAAAACGTATTAATTTTTATGGTATAGAATATAAAGAAACTATAAACATTACAACTACCTAATCTAATTAATATGACTAAAGACATACTTCCCGGTGGGGCAGCAGACAATATTCCTAAAAAAGACTTTGACCAAGAGAAATTGGACGAAGGAGCTACCCATGAAAAAGAGCATACCGAAAACAAACAAGTTGCCTCAGAAATAGCTAGAGATCATCTCTTAGAAGATCCTAATTATTACAAGAAGTTAAAAGCTATCGAATCTAAAAAATATTTCAAAAAGAAATTAGAAAAAGCTATTTTAAATAAGTCTAATAACCTAGAAAAAATGTCTAGACCAAGGATTACCTTTCCTAAAATGGGATTAGACACAAGACCAGATCAAAATGTGCAACTTTTAGAAGAACCCCAACAAGTTAAATTGTTTGGAAGAAAAATAGCAGATCAACAGATTAAAGATTTTGAAAATAAAAAAGGTATAAAGCTAAAGCCAGAAAATAGAACAAAAGAAATGAAAAGACTTTCTGGCGCACCAGCAAGACGGCTTGGTAGAGATACTTTAGGATTAAATTATTCCTTAGATACTCGCGATATCTCTGGCGCACTTGCAGGAAAAGCTAGAAGTAAATACGAAGCTCCAGACGAAGAGTACTCTCAAAAAATAAAAGACAACGCGGATAAATACCAAGAAGCTAAAACAAAATCTTTTGATGATTACGATAAATGGCGTAAAGAAGTAAGTAACTACGCGCCTGGCTCTACTGAGTACTATAACCACATTGCTAAACGACCAAAGATGCCAACAGCACCTAGAAAACCATCAAAAAAGAAGGTTGAGACAAAAGATTTGTCCCCAGAACAAATTAAGGCTAGAGGTCAAGCCGTAGACTCTACAATAGAGCACGAAGCCTTACATGGTTTATTAGGACAAGTTGAAAGAAAATACGGTTCTCATGTTTACGGAAAAGTCGTAAAAGATTTATTGAATCAGTATAGCCCAGACACCCTTAAAACTTTATCTGACTGGGTTGAAAACAGAGGGTATAAAAGAAATAGAGGATCTTTTAACCAGGAGCTACTTACACACGCAAGAGACTTGCTAGTAAATGCTGAAAAAAGAAAAAGCTTTAAAAATTATCTTACCAGAACAATTAGAGATAATCCAAATGATCACTATGATAAGCACATTAAAAACTTAAAACAAGGTCATCAAAAATCTTACGAATATGCGCAAAATCTGACCCCAGAGGCTTTCGGCAATTGGATACCTAATTCTGAAAATCTCAAAGTGGCTGCTGATAAATTTGGCAAATCAGAATCATACTTCAAAGATCTTTTAAATAAATCAGAGGATTTAGAGAAAACTTCTAAAAATATTAAAGCACAAAGAAAGAAACTTTTTGGCACTCAAGGGAATCCAAATCCTAAATCTAAATTTGGCCAAAAACAAATCGAACAACAAAAGAAATTTTCGCAACTAAGATATAAAAAAGATATTGTTCCGTCAAAAGGTAAAATAAATCAAAAAACAGGTGAAAGAAAAGTTGGCTCTATTGAGGGTACAGACAAGCCAGATTGGAGAGGCGGAAATTTAGAATCTCAATGGAATCCTGGCGCAATTACCCATGAGTTTGGTCACTTAGAACAGATGCCAGAAGGAAGAACTCCTCATCAACATCAAACTGTGATGGATAAAGAAGTTGGAGAATCTGTTAAAATGGGTGGAGGACCAACGGCGTCTTTTAAACACCCAAGTGAAGTTCAAGCACGTGCAGTAGAAAATCCATTAAGAAGAAGAATGGGATTGCCACCACTTACAACCAATGTAAAAGTTAAAGAAAATGAACCTAAAAGAATAGTCATAGGAACAGAAGATCAGCCGGCTGCAGTAAGATATGAAGACAAAAAAGGTCAGTTGGTAGATCAGCTTAAATCAGGAAAATTACTTTCTCCAGAGATGAAAGAAAGAACTGACATGATTGATTCTGGAGAACTTGCATTTGACCCAAATAAAAATACGTGGGTTAAAGGCACGTCAATTGATTCTAAAATTAATGCAAGGGCAAGAGCTGCTAATAAATATTTCAAAAAACTTATAAATAAATCTGAAATAATTTTCATTATCAATGACCCAGAGTCGTACACTTTAGAAAAAGCCATACCTAGAGCTATAGGGGAAAAACACCCCGAACAACCTTGGATTGCTGCAAAACATCCAAATGGTGTAACAATGTGGCATTCTGATAAACAAAAAGCAGATAAAGACGATGAAATCCTAAATAATACTAATAGGATAGATCATTTTGCAAATACCCTACCTAAGCGCCACCAAGCCCTTTTTAGAGGTATTATAAATTCAATTAAAAAAGATCCAAATAGACACTTTATTCCAACTGAAGAAAATGGTGTACAAAAACTTCGTGCGAGACACATAAAATCCTTGCTTTCTGGTCAAGACGGTGTTACACTAGATTCTAGTAATCCAGACGTTTTAACCATTACAAGACATTCTCATAGCCAAGGTAAAAACCAAGGACTGCCACCGATAAAAATATCGTTTAAGGGAGTTTCAAGTGGAAATGTTGAAAAGAATGAACGAAGAACAGCTTTTGGAACTAGTACTAATGTATTTAGACGATTATACAAGCACATTCTCCAAGCAGGAGAGAGCTTATCTAAAAAAGAGGCTGAAAAACAAGATACCTCTGCAGAAGATAGTAAAGTTTCGGGGATCGAATTGGATTCTAACGGAATATATAATGCCGACGGGCGAGATTCTAACACAACTTCCTGGTCAACCAAGACCAATTTAGGAGAAAATGTTATGAAAAACGAAATTCTTAAGCCAAATTCTGCATTTAGAGATATGATGAATAAAAGAAAACAAGCCAAAGAAACTCAGCGCCAAGCTGATCTAAAGGCTTTTTATGACGCTAAGGGACAAGAGGTACCAGAACATCTTAAAACTCCGCAAGCTCCAAGCGCTTTAAACTACCAAGACATTAAGGCAGAACACAGAAGAAATAAAGGTCGGTTTAAGGCTGCAGACATAAAAGAGCAAAAGGCTAGACTAGATGCCATTTTTGCTCCTAAAACTAACAAATTAAGCTTTAATGATATTAAGAAGCTTTCGGTTAAGAAGAAGGATTAAAATATCTAACCTAATCTAAAGGTTGGGTATTTTAATTACTTAGAGGATTGTATGAGCGAAAAATCGGCATTAGAAAAAGCAAAAGAACTTTTAAAAGCTGTTAAAGAAACAGCTAAAAAGAACATTCCTTCAGATGTTGCAGCACCTCTAATGGTTAAAGATGATATGCCTCACTCTCCAAATTCTCCTGAAGATAAAGCTCATGATATTGTAGAAGAAGACGAAAGTATTAAACACGCTTTGTCTATCTTAGATACTCCTGAAAAACAAAAGAAAATGTTTGAGCATTTAAGAACATTGCAAGATGAAGCTGAATTGCGCTCTCCAGAAAATGAAGAAGCTGGCAAAGAAGAAGCAATGGAAAAAGCTCGCATTGACGAAGGCAAGACCTCAAAACAAAAAGTTTCTGCTCGCCAAAAAAGAAATGAAGAAATGTGGCCACAAAGAGATAAGGGTATTCACCGATCTCCAAGTGCATATTCTGATTTGCCAAAAGATCAGTCTGTTAAATCGCATAAAAAAGTAATGTACGATTTAAAACAAATGCCTAAGCCAAACCTTCCTAAGTCAGAAATGGCTAAAGAAGAAAAAGGCGTACATCAACCAAGCTATAGCACTCAATATATTAAAAATGGAAAAACACAACACGGAATTTCTTATGCAGGAATTAAAACAAGAGAGGCTCACGATCCGTCTACTTTTGACGAGTATGAAAGGTCTCCAAAAGTTGCAAAAGAAATCCATGTTTCTAAACTCAAAGAATTAAAAGCTATGCCTAAGCCAAACCTTCCTAAATCTGAAATGAAAAAAGAAGAGATGGAAAAAGGTGCAGCTCATCCAAATGTTGATATGAAGGGTGTTCATAAACCTGTATCAGATGCCACTACTAAAGAAATCCCTAAAGCAGGAAAACATCTACTCGATCACACTGGTAGATCTTATGCAGGATCTGCCGTAAGAAGCAAAAATATTCAAGCGGCAAAAGGCCATCATGTTTCTAAACTCAAAGAATTAAAAGCTATGCCTAAGCCAAACCTCCCTAAGTCAGAAGAATCAATGGAGAAAGAAATGAAAAAAGCGGATAAATCAGCATTGGAATTAGCTAAAGAATTACTTAAAATTGCTCAAGAAAATCCAGAGCAATTTGAAGAATTGATGAAGGCAACATCTATTCCAATGGGAATGCCTAAGCCTACAGCTCCTAGTATTCCAAAGCCTAAAATTCCTAAGCCTACAGCTACTATGCAATTAAAACCTGCACCTACTGTAATGAAAGAAGAAAAAGATGAATCTGAAGAAGATGAGTCTAAAGAACATGAGGCTAAAGAATCTAAAGAGCATGAAGAAAAAGAAAAAGAAGAGATGGAAAAGGCTGGATTAAAAGAAAGTTCTGGCAATCTTGAACACCAAAAAGGTATTCATAAACCTTCTGTAGATAAAGAAGGATACTATTATTCAACTGATAAAGGCCGAAGCTCTGCTGGAAGTAGAGCTACTTTAGGAACATCGTATAATAAAACTAAAGTATATCACAATGAAGCTCCTCGTGGTCTTGTTACTGGAGAATTGGCAAATAAATTAGGAAATAAACACATCAATGAAGCAAAAGAGGAACATCATAAAGTAATTGCTGAACAAAAAGCAATGCCTAAACCGAATCTTCCTAAATCTGAGATGAAAAAAGAAGAAAAAAGCGAAGAATCTTGTTCATACAAAATGACAAAAGCTGAAATTATGGAAGATCTTAAGAAACCTTGGCAACCAAAGTTTAAAAAGGACTAAAAATGGCTAAAAGAAAAGAAAATAAAAAATCATTTCAAGTAGTTGGCCAAGATCAAGCTCAAGCAGAAACACCAGCTAAAAAAGAAGAAATCCATATACCTGTTTCTTTTGATGCATGGTGGATTGTAACTGCTAGTAAATATGGTTTTAAAGCTGAATTAAAAGAATCAATCAAGAAACATTTTGAAGCTAAAGGAATCACAGATTCTAGAGATTTCAAAGCTGGTTTAAGAGATTTTGGCTATAACGTTTAGCCTAATCTTTTTATTGTTAAGGAGATAAAAATGAGTCAAAAATTTACGACCCAAGATGGAATTACATTAATTGAACCAGGTGCAGTAGTTTCAGTATCTGTTCAAGGTGGCCAGGGTGCAATCGCTTCTGCTGGAGTAGTTACACTTATTGGTGAAGCTGATGCCGGTCCAGGATTCTTAGATGAATCAGATCTTACAGCAAATATATTCACTCCAGACCAGTACAGCAAAGTACAGTCTAAATATAAAAGTGGTCACATCGTTGATGCTTTTAAACAATTAGTTTCTGCTGCAAATGACCCTAACATTTTAGGTTCTGTTGGTGCGGTAAGAATTATTAAAACTAATATGTCAACTAAAGCAGCCGCTACGATGACTCAAAAAGTTAAAGACACTCCTACTTATGCTAATGTTTTAGCTAAAAAAGAAGGAACTGACGGAAACTTAATTAAACAAAAATCAGATGTTGCTAGAGCAGAAACTGCACCTACAACTGGAGAAATTTGCTATACTCCAACTTTATCTGACACAAATTATGTTGATTTAAGAATTAACGGTGGAGCAAAAATGTCTCACACTGTTACTCCTAAAATGGCTCCAGATGCATTAGTTGCAGCATTAGAAAATATCGCAGAAGGCGTATTGGCAACTGGTGGACAAGAAAAAATCTTATTGCCAACTACATCTACATTCTCTGCATCTGCACTTGACGCAAGTACTCTTTTAGTAACTTTACAAGCTACTAAATTGTGGACAACTATTCCAAGCGTTGGAGACGTAGCTGTAATCCCTGCAAATGGTGATTACTCTGCTGCTCAAAATTCAGCGATTGCTGGATCTTCTCAAGAAAACGTTGGAACGTACATCGTTACAGCAGCTACAAACACTTCTTCTTCAGCTACAGTAACTTTGAAAAAAGTTTACTCTGCAGCAGCTTTAACATCTGCTTCTGGATCAGTGTCTGTTGATAAACGTGACCTTGTGTTCTATTCTAAAATCGAAATTAAAAATATGACTGGCGACGAAAGACAAGCTGTTCAAGATGTTTTCGGTACTTATACAGTATCTATTAACACTGGATCAAGCGTAAAAATCGACGCACCAGCTAATTTAAATGTTACTCCAAGTATCGGCGACATCATGAAAGTTGCTGCTACTTTTGGAACAGTAGCCGCTGGTTTCTATCAAATCACTGCTGCAACTGCTACATCAATTACTGCTTCTAGACTTTCTGAAGGATCTTCAATTGCTTCAGTTCCTGCTTCTGCAGCATATAGCTCTGGCACGGAACCTCTAGTAGTTCTTGCTCCAGTTATGTCTGGATTGGGAAAAACATTGGCAATTGAAAGCTCAACTAGCGAAATCTTCAAAACAGACGCTGGAACAGATGCAGGTCTAAGCTATAAACAATTAGTGTCTGCTGCTGAATACAAAAATCAAATGACAATCACTCAAGGAACTAACTCTGAAATCCTCCAAGCTGGTGGTGACATTGTTATAACTATCGGTTGCTCTGAAGAAGATGCAACAGTTGATGTTGGAACAGAAAGTGTTGATTTCTATGTAGCTTCTACAATGGTATTCTCAGCTACTTATAAACAATATAAAACATTAACTGATTTAGCTGATTTTGTTAACTCACAAACTAACTGGACAGCTTCAGTTGTTTCTGCTAAGTACAGTTCTGTTGCTCCTTCTAAATTAGATATGGGAACTTATGGAGCTTCTGGTATTGCAAACAATGCTAGACTTAAAAAAGATGCTTCTGATTTCTCTGAAACAATGAACGGTAGCGCTTATGCTTCTTTTGAAGTTCTTGCTGCTGGATTGCCTGAAGCTACTGCTTCTTTCCAATTCTTATCTGATGGAACTAAAGCTGGAACAACTTCAGCAATCGTTGTTACTGCAATTGATGCATGTGAAAAATTGGATACTAACTTTATCGTTCCATTATTCTCACAAGATGCTACTGCAGATATCGCGGCTGAAGAAACTGAAAGCTCTTCTACTTATACTATCTCTTCTATCAATGCTTACCTTAAAGCTCACGTTAATAAAATGAGCCAAATTAAAGCTAAAAAGAATAGACAAGGTTTTGCATCTGTAATTGATACTTATGCAAACGTTAAAGAGATGTCTGGAGAACTTTCTTCATACAGAATGTACCTCTGCTTCCAAAACGCTAAAATCGGATCTACTTTATACCAACCTTGGATGTCTGCGATCACAGCTGCTGGAATGCAGGCTGCTGCAGGATACAAAGGTATCGTTAAAAAATTCGCTTCTGTAAGCGGAATTTCTATGACTTCTGGCGATTTCGACACTTCTCTTCAAGGTGATAGAGAAGATGCATTAAAAGCTGGATTGTTGTTCATGGAAAAAGTTCCAACTGGCGGATTCAGATGGGTATCTGATCAAAGCACATATTCTGCTGATAACAATTTCGTTTACAATAGCATGCAAGCTGTTTATATCTCAGATTTAATCGTACTTACTCTAATCGACCGTTTTGATCGCTTAGTAGTTGGTAAATCTGTAGCTGATATCTCTGCAGCGGCTGCTTTAAGTATCTTAGACACTGAAATGTTTAACTTCTTGAGACTTAAATGGATTGCTCAATCAGATGATGCAACTAAGGGTTATAAAAACGCTACAGTTAAAATCACTGGACCTGTATGTGAAGTCAGCGTAGAGATCAAACTCGCTGGTTTAATTTACTTCGTTCCAATCTCAATGACCATTTCTCAAGTAGAACAAACAGCTTAATAGGGAGTATTTATGGCAAAAGCAAAAACATTGGTCGGCGCACGGGCCAAAATTCAAATCACTAAAAATGTAGGCGGAAAGCCTTCTTCCCACACAGTTGGATTATTCAGCAACTGCTCTTGGTCTATCAGACAAGCAAAAGAGCCTTTATTTGTATTGGGTAGATACTCTCCAGCAGAAATCGTTGGAACAAGCCAAGAAGCTGTCTCTTTATCTTTATCTGGATACAGAGTAGTAGACGCTGGACCATACGCTGTAGCTAATGCAACTTTACTTAAAGATCTTTTAGAAGAAGAGGATTTCACAGTAGAAGTTTTAGATAGAGCAAACAATAACAAAGTTATCTTTAGAGCTGTAGGTTGTAAAGTAACTTCATGGTCATCTGGAGTAGCTTCTAGAGGTGTTTCTGATATCAGAATTGAAATCGTAGCACTTAAAGGCGAAGATGAAACTGGAATCGCTGGCGGCGGAGATGATGAGTCTGCTACTGCAGCTAAAATTACAGACGGTATCTAATTTTTTACATTAAAAGTTAAGAATTAAAAAGGGCTCGATTGAGCCCTTTTTTATTTGCAGTTTCCGTAAGAATTTTCTATTATGTGGTCCATTATATGATGTCTTAGACTTGGGCATTCATCAGCGATAGTGGAAAGCTTGTCTAATATAAAACTTCCAGCTTTAACTTGGATTGTTCGATGGCCAACAAACACAGATGCAACACTCACTGTGCCAAAACAATTTGATTTATTTATTTGTTTTAAAAAATGAATATACTGGCTACTTGTGAAGTGACCAATCTGATCTCTAGCTCTCATGTCCTACTCAGCAATATAAAGTCTGACTGCTTCTTTCATTGCTTTATGAGCAACTTCAGTCTCTTCTATTTTATTATTAACATATCCACGTCTATTTAGAGATTTAATTAATGTTGATTTGGCTTTTTCAAGTCCACGCGCATATCCAAAAACGTGTCCGATAATTACTCCGATTGCTAAAAATAATACGTTCTCCATAAAACCTCCAAGGTTCTAATGTCCTTTAATTAAAGCATATAAAAACAATACGGATGCAAAAGCTGAAATATAACCAGGCGTAGAATTTGACATAACTCCAGCCAACATCCACAATAGACATGCAGCGATTCTAATATTTCTCATGGTAATCTCTCCGTTAAAGTAACTTCTGCCATCTTGTTAGTAGACTCCTCGAAAAGAGTGACAGTTAAAAGATCTGCTTCAAAGTTAGTGCTTCTAACAAGCAATCTGCCTTCAATAGTAATTTCTAGTTCTAAAACACTTGGATCGTGCTTCTTCTTTAAGTAAGAAACGGCTCTCTCTAACTCTTTAAGATCAACCTTTAATTTACTCATCATGGCTCCTTTAAATTATTTAGCGCCTTTATCTAAAGCTTTCTCGCTGCATCTTACAACTCTATCCATAACTTCTGCTTCATTCATTTTGTCATATCCAGGACCAATCGTACAATTAGTAACATATTCTCCACAATTAAGCTTATCATAAGCAGGAATTCCAGGAGCTTTATACATACAAACAACCATAATCATTTGTGCTAATATATCTAAGCTAACCATTGTAAACCTCCTATAAATCAATTTCAAAAATATGATGGTCTACATAACTATCACATAGGGCCAAAAAGGTCTCTACATCAATTCCATCATACATAAGCATCTGATAATAGCATAACAGAATGACGTTCAATCTGTCAATAAGTCTTTTTTCAATGTGAGATTTTGAGACAGTATATAAATTATGCGAATTATAATTATTTAAAAACGATTGTGGAGCTTTTGGGCGCTTTGATACACCCTTAAGAACTAAATCAATAGCATTTCTAGTGACATAATTCCTAATAACCGCTTTTATTTCTTGGCTTTGTAACTTGTCATAATCAGACATGTGGTTACATTGTTCGCCAATAATTTTAGTTACATCCCCTGCAAAATATTCGATTTTAACTTTAGTCTTCATACTGCACCAAAACTAGCTAAAACTAGGTAAAGTACAATAACAAAATACACAGCATAAAATGCTATACCAAGAATTTTCATTAAAGATATTACAAAATCTTTTAATTCTTTCATCATTATTCCTCCACCGGAGATTGGTACTCAGAGCCCTCTTTAGTATAACATACCTCAAAGTTTGGCTCAATTCCCTTAGAAGTTAAAAATTCTTCTAGGCCACTTAATAATAAAAACAATTGCAAATCTTTGCTCTCTTTAGGAAAATTGGAATTTTTTTGAAACGTATTCAATGATAGTCGTCTAATCTGTGCTAGTTCTGATTCGCCTATTGTAATCATTTATGACTCCTATAGTTTAACTTCTTTAGAACATTTAATAATTAATTTCTTATCAATAACAAGCTCGCTATACATACAGTTTATAACTCTTTCAGAACATTCAGCTTTTTTCATAGCTAAAAATACAGATGCGTCCTTACCCACAACATTAACTGCCTGTAAGTTATTGCAAGCTATTATTAGGGCGCCGATAATCTCAAACATAATTACCTCATATAATTGCGTAATTTTAAAGCTTGTTGAGTTGATGATTCAGATAAAGATGAATCCAAATCCCCAATAAGTTCCCAGTCTTCTTTATTAAAGTGCCTTGCGGAAATGTATTGCCCTTGCTCAACCTCAAGAAATGTTACATTTAAATCATTAGTAAGGCAAGGTCCGGTCACAATTTGTTCCGTCTTAACATTGTACCACACAAGATTCATAGCAGCCTTAAACAACTTAGACATCTTAACCGCCCTTCTTATTAAATAGATTTTTAATTGCATTAAAGTATGTCTTATATTTAAGAAATCTTACAAAGCCTTCTTTTTTTGGCGCCTCTATGGCTTTATTTTGGCCGTTAAGACGATTCTCAAGCTGGCTAACGATTCTATCCCAAACTTCAGGACTAATTTGATCTTTCGGCAAAATCTTCATTCCTTCTCGTTTTTTCATTTTAACCAACCTTTCGGCCATTTATATTTTCAATATGAGAAAACAACTGTTCTTTTATTAAGTTTACATCTATGTCAATGTAGCTTCCACCTGTAACGTACTCAAAAAGTTCCTCATCAATTTGATCAAAAAGTTCACCATCAACCTGCTCTTCAAGCCTATCAAAAAGCTCAAACTTTAAATCATTACTTATATGATCTGATATTTGCTTACGTTTCTTCATATTAACTACCTATTTTATCTAATTAGTCTACCACATTTTTTAATTTAACGCAAGTATTGCATCTACTAAAATTTTCTTTTGGGACGTATCCTCCACAAGAAGTACATTTTCTATTAGATTTGGCGTGTAGTCTCTCACTTTTTTGGATCATTTTAAGACCCTCCTCTGCAGTAATATAATTTGCAGATAGTCTTACTTTTCTTTCCAAAGATAACTTGCTGCTAACTTTCTCAAATTTCAAAATTTCAATTGGCTCAGGCAATAATTCAGATCTCTGGTTAAATCCGCCAGGTAACGTGTCAATGATTACAACCTCAGACACATATTCATCTTCAAGAAAAGCCTCTTTGTCTAGATATAGATTTTCCATGTTAAACCTTTCTTTTTAATTTATTATCAATATCATTTAATGATTGTGTACGAATAATATTAAGAGCTGTATTGCGAAACTGTTCACAAATCTTGTAAAGCTTAAGATTATCATGTAGTTGATAACTTAAATTATCACAAAGTTGGTTTTCAGCTTGATCCCTAAGCTTTATGACAAGTTGGTTAAAAAACAAATTATTAGGCTGCTCTCTTTTCCTCATATTACTAGATCTTTCTTTTATCGCATTTAATGCAAAATTCATAACTTTCAGTAAATCCATTATACATTTTATATTCGTGGGAACAATTTGTAGAGTTGGAAGTAGGATTGTTCCAAACGATGTTTCCAACTGAAATTGTATAATTGTCTTCAGGAATTGTGTAAACATGTGTGTATGTATGTGTGTGGATATCTGCCGCAATAATGTCCCACATAGAATCCCCAACTTCTGTATCACAGCTCCCAGTAGAACCGCCGAATTGCTGGTCCCAAACATATCTATATTCGTCAGATTGGCGTATAGAATTAAACCCAATTCCAGTTATTTTTCCAGTGGCTCCTAAATCAGACTCGCTTGCCTTAACTATAAATCTATCTCCGGCTTTGAATTTCATAACGCCTCCAATAAACCTAGATTACCAATATCTGATATTAAAAGCAAGAAAAATATTAAAAAATATTTATTTTGACACAGAAGCAGAGACAATTTCTCCAACAGCCGCTTTATATAAGTCGTAAGATGATAATTCTCTTAGCTTTTTTCTTGACGTGCTGATACAATCTGAACCACAAGATTTTGTGATTTGTTCTTTTAATCTAACTCTTAATTTAAATTCTATAATTTTATTCTTCTTCATTGCTTCTTGCCTATATAGTTTTGCAAATAGCTATACGTTCTATCGTACAATAATATTTGCAGCTCAAGCCAAAGATTGTCCCTGAGTTTATTGTGTATGTCCTCATTAAATGAGGAATACAGTTGCACGTATATGTCATCTCTAAGTCTATCCCAAAGTTGATATGAAAATTGACTAGTGATTTGTTCTCGTTTCCTCATTTAGTTAACCCTAGTCCTTAAATATAAATATAATTGGCTTATGAGTCTGTATCTCTTTTCTTCGCACAGAACGTCATGCAGCCTATTATAGATATCTGGTTCAATTTGATATTGGAGCTGCCCGTTTAAAGATTCCCAAACATTATCCCTAAGCTGATCAGTAATCTGCTCACGCCTTCTCACTTGAACTCCTATCCTCGATGTATTTACCAATCTGATATCCAATTTGGCCCCAGAATTGCGAATTAAGCTCACCAGTGAGTCTCTTGCTTATCTTTTCAAAAGTTTTATATTTTATTTCAAGCCTAACTCTATCTCTAATTTTAGGATAGAATATATTATATAGAGGATCATTAAATTGGATGCGCTTTTTCATATTTTTGGCCCCATTTTAATATAATCCCAGGTTTCATTAATTAACGTATTGTTAAGCTTATCATGAAGTTTTATATATAGTTCAGATAGTATTACACGCCAAATAGTATCATCAACTTGAACATATATGCTATATCTAAGATGATCGCATATGTTTTCATTTAAAAAATCAGGTATCTGAACCCTTTTTTTCATGATGCTCTTCTCGATTTAATAAAATCGTTAATAATATTTATTAACTTAACATTTAGTTCATCCATAAGCAGTTCGTAAATTCCTGTATAGATCTTTTCTCGATTTTTTGAATTGACATCGTAGTATACCTGATGGTAAAGATTGTTTTCAATAATCGTAAAAAGGATTCCGTCTATCTGCTTGCGTTTTTTCATTTAAATCAATTCCCCAAATTCATAGTCTCAATATATGTGGATAGCTCGTCAACAATGTTATCGACTGGTGAGCGCTCAATGTATAAAATGTATTGGAGATAATCTGATATTAAATGAAAATTTTCATTATAAAGGTCGCCGTCAATATGATCAAAATACTTGTTGCTTATTCTATTTATCTGATCTCTTTGCCTCATGGCGACCCTCATACGTGTTTATTTTAATCTTCTGAAGTTGAACCAATTAAGCTGTTAGCTCTTTGTTCTAACGTAGCTTCAATTAAAGAGTTTTTTCTAGAACCATTTACAGCATAGATTCCGTTTCCATCTGGATATGCTAAAGCTAGCCCTTTAGAGTTGTGTAATTTTCCGTCTTTCATTCCGATAAAAGTTGGCTTTGGAGTAAGGATAACCAAATCTTTATATGTCCAGTACACGCCGCACTCATTGATGATTTCCATAACGATGTCGATAAGCTCGTCTTTTTCTACTGGAAGCTCATTGCAGATAAATGAATAAGTACTCACCCAGTATGCCTCGAATGAACCATAAGAAGCTCGCCAAGCTTGATCTTGCACTTCTGAATCTGTTACGTTAAGATCGCCTTTAGCGTGTTGAGCAGCAAGAACTGCGCCTGCCATTGGGCTTTCTGCCCAGATGATTTCTGGATTTGGAACGCATAAATTAGGATCAGTTTTAGATAAATAAGCATAAGCTTTTGTTAAAGCCTCTTCAGCCTTTTGTCTATTTGTTGGAGTAGTTGATAGGCCGATATTTCTGAATTTTTCCAAATAAGCTGGAAATAACGCTTCTTGTTCTGGGGTAAGTTCAGTAATTTTGTTATCCATTTTATGCTCCTTTTTGTTAAATGGTACATATTAAATGTAGCACAAATAAAACAATTTGCAATAAGTTTTTTTAGGTTGACGTACCGAAAATAAAATGTTATGATAATTGAAACGGAGGTCCAGATGAATATTTCTGAAATCAACAAAGCTATTCCTTTTCTATTAAAAAACCGAATTGTTCCATTCTTTTGGGGCAGTCAAGGTGTTGGAAAGACACAGTTTTGGAATCAGTATTGCGTAAAGAACAACTTACAATTAAGAGTTTTACACACGGCTACTCAAGATGTGGGCGATTTAGTTGGCCTCTTAGTTAAAGGCGAAAACGGCGAAGTTTATCATGCAAAACCTAAATGGTTTCCTACTGAGGGTGAAGGAATTATCTTTTTAGATGAATTAAATAGAGCGCCGACTGATGTAATTCAAGCAATGTATTCTTTTGTGCAAAATGGAACTATTCATACACACAAATTACCTCCGGGTTGGCGTATCGCTGCTGCTGGAAACTACCAATCAGAAAGATTCACTACAACAGATACAAGCGACTCAGCTTGGCTATCTCGTTTCTGTCATATTGATTTCACTCCTACAACTGAAGAATGGTTAGTTTATGCAGAAAGCAGAGGATTATTTAGCCTTGCTTCTTTTATTCGTGAACAACCTGAGATGTTAAATCTTACTGCAAAAGAAGGCGGAAGACTTGATATGTCAATGGTTACAAGAGACCCTAGAGCTTGGCTTGAAAGCGTTGGCGCCCTTGATTTAGAAGAAGGATTAGATGATAGTCTAAGATATGAATTATATTCAGGTATTGTAGGGCCGGTTGCAGCAGCGGCTAGATTAACACACAAAGCTAAGCAAGAAACAGGATTAAGCCTTAATGACATTCTTAAAAACTACAAAAAAATTGCTAGAAATAAAGTATTAGATATCACGGCAAGTGCTAGCAATGTTCGCATGGATGTTCTTAATCAGCCAATTGATGAATTATTTGCTAAACTAGAGAGCAACCCTCACCTCCTTTCAGCAGATATGTCTATTGATAATCTAAAGCAATTTCTACTAGATATCCCAATTGAGTTAGCTATGAAAGCCTTTGTCGGATTAGGAAAACTTGGCAATTTCCATGGAAAAAATGATCTCTTAAATGACCCCGAATACGCAGCTCAGTTTGAAAAAGCATAATATTATTATAATAGGAGATTTCCATGGGTTTACTAGAAAAGCCAATTTTTACGTTAATTAATACCGAACGATTCTATGCTAATTTTATTTTAGGCTCTAGAGTCGTTTATGATGATCCAAAAATTGAAAGAGCTTGCGTAGGTATTAAGAACAAAGAGCTTTACTTTAAAGTAAATCCAGACTGGTTTGCAACATTAACCGATGCTCAACAGATTGCTGTGTTAAAACACGAAGTTTTACACGCGGTTTTAGATCATATCGGCAATAGGGCTGGAGATATCCTTAATCATCAATTAACAAACATAGCAAAAGATTGCGCTATTAACCAACACATTTCTGATTTACCATCAGATTGCATTACGCTTGCGTGGGCAGAAGAAATGTGTAAGAAGAAACTTTTGCCAAAAGAGTCTTGGGAATACTATTACAAAGAAATGGCAGAAGTAGCAGATAAGCAAGAAGTAGCATCGTGGATGAGCGATCATGATGAAATGAACGAAAGCGAAAAAGGCGATTTAGATAGAGTGATTATTAAAGACAAGGTTAATCAAGCCATAAAGGCATCTGGTGGGCTTGTTCCGAATGGATTAGAGTCTATCATTGGTAATTTAAATAAACCAGCGACAATTAGCTGGAAGCAGCTCTTAAGAAACTTTGTTTCATCGGCTAGGGACGTCCAAACTAAAAGCACACGCCTTAAAACTCACAGAAGATTTGAGCTAGATCAACCAGGCAAGAAAAAGAAAAGAAATTTAATACTTGGTGTATGTACTGATTCGTCAGGGTCAATCTCGGACGAAGCTTACTCATCATTCTTAAATGAAATATCATCTATAGCAAAAAATACTACGATCACTTACTTAGTCCACGCAGATTCTGAAGTGCAAAAAGTTGATGTAATTAAAGGTGGAAAAGCTAAACCTGGTGTATTAACAAAAAGATTTGGTAGCGGTGGAACTGCATATCAACCAGCAATTGACGAATGCGTAAAAAGAAAATGTGACGCTATTATATATTTCGGTGATTTTGATTGCGCAGACACGCCGACAAATCCAGGCATTCCCTTTATTTGGGTAGGAGTTGGGTCACAAAATCCACCAGGCGATTTCGGCAAAGTTATCAGATTGTAGGCATACAATGAAAAAACGTCATCAGATATATAGAAAAATCAAAGATCATTTATATGAAATGATTGATAGAAACGTATATGGTGACGTTATTGATAATGTTTTAGAAGGGACTTGGGAAGAAATATATGAAATCAATGCAGAATTGATTGATCAAATATGTGAACAAATCTGTCACGAAACCCAAAAGAAAAATACATAAATGAGAAAAAGAGAGCAGTTTCGGGATAAACTAAGAGAGAGATTTAGGGACGAACTGTATATGTGGCTCCATTCCACAATATCAGATCAAATGTATGCCCAAATTTGGGAGCAATTAAAAGACATCACGCTCTGGTACGAATTAAGAGATCAAACTCACCAACAATTATATGAAGAAAAAATAGGCAAATAAGATGGAAAAACGAGAAGCATTGGGGAGCGCACACCTTACTAGTTTCAGAAGCAGGCTGTATTCAAAATATTGCAACATGCCATCCTATAGTATTTATTCAAAATCATATTCAAATCTCGGCAGTATGTTATTTGATGTTTTATATAAAGAAACCAAAGAACAGGCGCAAAGATATATTCAGACTTCAAAACGCATTTAAATCATTAATTACATTAATTAAAATTAAAAAATAATAGTACCCTAATCTTTAATTAGCTAGACATTGGTTTAGTAATGCCGTGGGGCATAAATGAATAATTTCATTGGGTTGGGGAAATTTTATTATGAGCAAGTTAACTTCGTCGTTTGATAGACGGTGGCCTACATTTTTAGCCAATCCGATTCAAGTTTCAAATCATATAATTACAGTACCAGATACTCAAGGATTATTACATCCTAAACAATTGGTATATTTAAATAAAACAGGCTTAGAACAACTAGAGCTTGAAATTAAGAGAGTTATCTCTGACACTCAGATTCAAGTCGGTCCAGTTGGAAAAGACATGGCCACATTTTCCAATCCTACTTCGTACTCCGGCGGAACCTTAACTGCTTGGGAACAACAAAGAAATCCGATGGGAATGGAGATTTTTGAAAGAGCTAGTCATGCAGAAGATCCAATAAATGCAAAAAGATCAATCCTCGTAGATAAATATGGTCAGTATGCAGAATTTGTAGCAGATGAAAATGGAGTTAATAGACTTGCTGTTGATGCAAATATTACAATTAAGCCAGAAGTTAGCCTAGACGTTGATCTTACACATACAAATGATTCTGTTCGTCTTGGAGACGGAACCAATTTTTTAACATCGCATACTGTTGGAACTGATATTGGGTTAGACGTATATTTTTTAAACTCTTCCATTGATGTTGGTAATTTCCCAGCTACACAAACAGTAAACGGAACAGTTGATGTTGGTAATTTCCCAGCTACACAAACAGTAAACGGAACAGTTGATGTTGGTAATTTCCCAGCTACACAAACAGTAAACGGAACAGTTGATGTTGGTAATTTCCCGGCAACTCAAACTGTAAACGGAACAGTTGATGTTGGTAATTTCCCGGCAACTCAAACTGTAAACGGAACAGTTGATGTTGGTAATTTCCCGGCAACTCAAACTGTAAACGGAACAGTTACTGCAAATCAAGGAACAAATCCGTGGGTAGTATCCGGATCTGTTTTTACAACTCCTGGGGTCGGCACACTAGATGCTTTTGCAAGACAAAGAGTGAGCGAGCCGTATACCCTTGGAGACTATAAACATCTCTACGGAATAGACCCAAATTTCATAGACTATACATTAAATGGTGGAACTATTTCATTTCAATCAAATAAAGCATGCGCGAGATTGACTACCAGCAGTGATGTTAATAGTAAGGCGATACACCAGACCAAATGCTATCATCATTATATGCCAGGAAAAAGCCAGCTAATAATGTCATCCTTTAATTTTTATTCAAGTACTTCAGGGGTGACAAAAAGAACTGGGCTGTTTGATGATAATAATGGAATTTACTTTGAACAAACCGGAAACGGAACCTTAAATATTGTCTTAAGAAGCTATATTAATGGTGCCGTCAATGAAAATAGAGTTTCTCAGTTAAATTGGAATGTTGACAAGTGCGATGGAACTGGAATTAGTTCTTTAAACTTAGATATTACAAAAACTCAGTTGCTTTTTATAGATTTTCAATGGCTTGGCGTGGGAAGAGTCAGGGTTGGGTTTTCTCATGAGGGTAAATATATTGAGGCGCATCATTTTGATGGCGAAAATAATCTTACTACAGTTTATATGAGTAATCCAAATTTGCCAGTTCGCTGCGAAATATTTAACACCGGAGTTACAACTGGTGCATATATGGATCAAATTTGTAGTACAGTTGTTAGTGAAGGCGGATATGTTGAGGCTGGAATTGATTGGGCGCTTGCAAGTCCCACACCAAGACTTTTGGGCACAGGTCAAACTTTACCAATATTAGCAATTAGATTGAAAAATAATTATAAAACATATTTAAATCGTATGTTAGCTAGACTAGGACAAGTTACAGTTTTCACTGATTCTGGTAACGTTCAATTTTCTATAGCAAAATTACAAAATGCGTCTAACTTAACAGGTGGAGCTGGAGTGTGGACCAGTACTAACTCTGAAAGTGGCGTTGAATATCTAGCTAATGCGACTGGATATACAAATGCAGACATACTAAGCGTTGGGTTTGCAGCATCTGCGTCACAAGGCGGAAGTAAGGCTGGAAGCGATTCAAATGCAGTAATTCCAAGTTCGGCTAAAAAGAACTATATAGTGCAAAATTTTGATTCTACTAACTCGGAAGTTTATGTCATAATTGTTAAAAATATTGATACAAAAGCCACAAATATATCAGCTGGATTACAATGGCGAGAGATATATTAAAGGATAATTAAAATGAAATTAAAAGATAAATGGTTACAAATAATAAATAATATGAATTCTAAGGGAATTCCAATTCCAATGGTTAGGGATGAGGGTAGGGCAAGCGAAAGCCTAACTTTAGTTGTTATAAGCAGTTTGCTAGTAATTATTGGTATTGTGGGAAAATACGGCCTAGACCTTAAAATAGACGTAAATCAGGCCCTACAATTCTTCTATGCTTCCGCTGGGTTACACTTCGGAAGAACGTGGATTAATGGCAGTAACCGCATAGAAGGTACAAATAAAGAAGAAAAAGAGAAAAATACCTCTGAAAACGATAATATTAATACCTAATCTACTTATTGTAAGGTATTAGGGTTTTAGTAAAGGTAATTGAAATGGATGACGTAAGAAGAAGCATAGAACTTCTAGATCAAAAACAAACTGACATGCAAAATCAGTTTCACGATGAATTACGTGAGATTTCAAATTCTGTCGTAAAACAAACGACCCTTCTTGAGGCCCACTTTGATGCAGATTCTGAGATGGCTAGAGAGATCACAGATATCAGCAGATCTTTGCAGGACATTAACACAACTTTAGCAAAAAATAATGTTTTATTAGATAAGCAAGAAGAAAACTTAAGAGAACACATGAAGAGAACTGCTCTCTTAGAAGAGAGAATGGAGCCAATTGAAGACCATGTAAGCATGGTCTCTATAAGCATAAAAGCCATTATTTGGCTAGTCGGTGCAATCGCGACTGTTCTTGGTATTGTACAAGCACTAAAATAATTAAAATACTATTCCCGTATCTCAGACACTTCCTTAGAGATCTGTCTAAAATAAACTACTTCAATTAGAGTGGCGATTAGAAACACGTCATTCTTTTCAACTTCAACCTTATCTAAGGTGCTTGTTAAATATGCAGTTATCTCATTATTTTCCCAATAAGCACCCATTAGGCAAACACCTTTAGAAACAAGATCTTTTGGTAACGAGAAGTCTAAATCTAATTTTCCACCAGACAATGATTTGACAGAAAAAGGAAATCTAACCATCACGCCGTGTTTATCAATCGAAAACGGCAAGATTTCAATATCGTTTACCTCAAATTTAATTTTAGACCCACTTATCTCATTGATCAATTCATTTTTTTCTATTAACACTTGTCTCATTTTAGTTCCTCCACAGTTGTCATTGTAACAGATAATTAATAATTTTCAATCACTTTCTTGTTCCAAATTCTATACCGTTTAGGATAAGAATTTGTGCGCCAAAAAATATTTTTTCAAAGTCTCTGAATTCTAACATTCTAAGCAATGGTTTAAGCTTATCGGCATTTACTTCACCGTACGCAAATTGCGTTACGTCTAAGTCTTCAGGTATGTCCGATGGCCAATGCAATGCTACTAGCCTCCTAGCCAATTTAACGTCTTCTATTGAATTAGAAAATTTCTTAGCTAGGCTAGGCTTTAGGGCTCCTATGTTGTTATATATATTTTCTAATGTACCAAATGACTGAAGAGCTTGGGCGGCTCCTTTTGGTCCAACTCCAGATACGCCTTTGATATTATCTGCCGTATCGCCAACAATTGCCAGATAATCTTGGAATTGATTTGTAGTTATGCCGTACTTCTCTAAGACGGATTGACTCGTGACATATTTATCAGCACCTAAATTATACATAGAAACATTTTCGCCCAATAAACAATTAAAATCTTTATCGCTGCTTACTATAACAACTTCAAGATTTTGCTTTTGTCCTAATTTAACCATAGCATTAATTACATCATCAGCCTCAAACCCACGGCTAGACCAACTTGGATATCCCATAGCAGATATTAGTTCAGGTAATAAATCTTTTTGCCATTTGATATCTTCCTCAAGTGGAGGTCTGTTTGCTTTATAGTTCGGGTCGATGCTTTTTCTGAGCTGGTTGCCGCCCTCTAATGCAAATAGCATATAATCCGGCTTGTGATCTTTTATAATCCCTTGAGAAATTTGGATGAATCCGTGCAATCCCTGTACAGGACGACCTTCAGACGTTGTTAATTGAGATCCATAGATACCACGATAGAATAGATTTGAAACATCAAATACATAAAACTTTTTCATTTTGAAATTCTGTCCTTAATTACGTCTTTAACTTTATCTTTCATATTATCTTTTAGTTGGTAGGCGAGTTTTTCCCAAATTTCCATCCACACATCTCTTGTAAGATCGCCATGCATTTGTGTTGAAAAATAATTATGAAATACTGTCCTCAGCTCATAATCAAATGAAATGGTGTGTTGATCTCTCTTATTCATTTTTGGGGTTTCTCGTATAAGTATGAACGTAGTTTAATTGCAATACTATAGTTTAAATCTTTATAGAGCTTCGTGTACAAATGATTTAATAGATCGTATCCGACTTGATCGCCGATTACTAAACTTATTTTACCATTAAGACCAAGACTAATGCGCTCTCTTTTAACCATTACATCCCAGCTTTTTTGTAAAAACATTTACAATATTGCATATCTGCGTCTTTAACATCCGCCGGGTAGCACTGATCTTCACAAGCTTGAGAAATTTGTTGTTTTGTCTGATAAACACCATAAGCAAAATAGCATATAATAAAAGTAACCAATATGTAAACAGATGCGGACAATTCGCGCTTAGTCATCTTAAACCTCGATATCGTTCTCTAGCTTAGAACCTTTTAAATTTTTAAGTTTTAATTCAGCAACTTGCTTTCTAAGGTGTCTTACCCTTTGTTGTGTTAAAAGATCTAAATCGCTTAATTCTTTTCGTAAAAACAAAATAGAACTAACAACATACGCCATAAATAATAAAACCACAAAACCGATTAAATTAATCATAAATCACCCATGTCTTCATCATATTCGTCAAAAGAATCATCGTGCCAAAAGTCTAAGTCGTCAGCCATATCCTTTAAGTTCTCTAATTCGTTGGCTAATTTCTCAGCATCTTGTTGTTCCAATTTTCCAGCAAACTCTACACCGGTCTCTTTATCTGTTAAATATACATCTGTAATTGTCACTTTGCCTCTTTTTCTGTTAACATAACCATCAACATAAAATTTTTTAACATAATCGCCGAAACAATCAGCCTCAAATGTTAATCTAAATTCTCTTGAGTACATGTAACCTCCTGACAATATAATTATACCTTGCTTTAATGCAAAAGTCAACTAAATTCCAGAACGTTTCTTTTCAGTTTGTATCTCAGACATGCTATATGTAAATTGGTAAGATTCTTGAACTTTTTGGGTTAAATCTTTGATATGTATCTCAACCCATCTCAAATCATCGTTATTTAAATAACAATTATCTTTATCATAGCCTTCAACTGCTTTAACGATTGATTTCATCATACTTGGCTGTATAGTTAATATTTTAGAGTCAGCTGTCCTAACTTGATCTTCTGTAGCCAATAAGTCATTTAAATCATTAAATTTTTTAAAATAAAGAATAGACATGTGGGTATTATGTACTGCTGTAGACTCATCATTATTATCGTAGACTTTTTTAATGGCATCTGTTAAAAAGTGGCAAAAAAGATTTTGCATTAGTAACTTTAAAGAATATTGCTGATCGGGAGTTAACATGATTACGTGGTACATCTCTTGCTTAGCTGAAGGTAAACTATCAGACATATATTCTCCTTTAATTAAACAAATATACCACAAAATTAAATTGAAACTAAATTAAATTCAAACTAAATAATGTGGTATATTATATTACCGGAGGTTTAAATGGAAGAAGTTGGTATCATTAATTTTAGTGAAGTTGGATCTGAAACAGGAAGCATTTTTGAAGGCAAATTCAAAGTAAAAACTTTACTAAGCAGAAGAGATCAGTTTGTTTCTGACGAAAAACGTCGCTTTGTATTGGGCAATGATTCCCAAGCTGCTCCGCCAGCTTTACAAGGTGAAGCTTACATGATTGCTGAATTGTCTGTCAGAATCCTCGAAGCCCCAGCTTGGTGGACAAATTCAAATAGCGGATTAGATTTAGTAGATGAAAATCTTATCCCACTTCTTTTTGAAGCATGTTTAAAAGAAGAGAAAAAACGCAAAGAAGAATTAAAAGATAAAGCCAAAAAAGCTTTAGAGCAACTTGCAAAAGGCTAGTAATGATTACTCAGGACGAACTCCTAGTTATTAAAAACACGGCAATTGCTGACACTAAAAATCCAACTTTTGATAGTTGGTATAGAAGCATTTGCCGCTGGTTTAGCAGAGAATTTAGCACCCCGTTAAAAACGGTATTAGATTATCCGTATGAGTTTGTCCTGCAAAATTATTATGAAGAACAGTTTTATAAACTAGCAAACGGTTCAGAAGAAGAGAAGAAGATCTTTGAAGAAGTTATCGAAGATGCAGTTAGAGGCTCTGTTCTTGACGAAGAGGCTGAACAAGTTTACCTTGAAGATGACGAATGGTATAAACAAGAATTGGCCAATATAGATAAAGAGTTTGATAAAAACCAAGTAGTTGAAGTTAATGAAGAAATACCTTTTGAAGAATTTCAAGATTCTGATGAATTTTGACCTAATCTTATATATACAAGATACAATTAAAAGAGGTTAAACCGTGGCTGCCAAGTTAACATTTTCAGCAGGAATCGAAGGCTTAGACAATGTGAATACATTGTTAAAAGAGGCTGAGTCGCGCCTAAATAGCTTGGGTAATGCTGGCGGTACATCATTTGATGGTATTGACAAAAAAATGCAATCAATCACTAAAGCATTAGAATCTTTGACAAAATCTCAAAGCGGTCTAGGTGGAATAACTAATGCTTTTGATGAACTAACCCGTAAATCGAATGAATTCCTAGGAAAAAGCTATAAAGGAATAATTGATGCTGCTAAAATTGAAGTCAAACACTTCGAGCAGCAATCAGACGAAATTTTAAGAAAATTAAAAGATAATGAGGCGGAATTAGAAAAGTTTAGAGCTAAAAAAGCGTCTATGTCTGAATCTGATTTTCAAGCTGGGGAAGCTCTAAGACAAAAAGAACTTGCCGCTACACAAGCATCTGCTGTAGCAATTGCACAACAAAAACAACAACTTGAGCAACAAATTAGAGTTGCTAGCCCAATAAACGAAAGATTATATTCATCAATGTCGTCTGTTGGTTTAGGCGAATACGCTACTCGTGGCGCATTAATGCAATATGGTCCTAGATTATTGGCTGGAGTTGGTGGAGCTTATGTTGGAGCTGAAAGAGCTTGGGGCTTATACAATGAAGGAAGCATCAGACAAGATTATACTATGGGGACTGATGCATACTTAGCGCAAAGACGTCTGAGACTTGGCGCTGCTCAGGGTGCTATGCAAGGCGACCCAACTGCCTTACTTTTACAAGAATCAGGTGTTGGATTAGAAGCAAATATTACCAATGACCCAGCATATTCAAATATGGTTAGCTCAAAAACAAGATTACAAACTGCCTGGGCCAGAGCTTTACAAGGCGCAGGGGCTGGAGCTGTTGCTGGTACATTTATGGGCGGTCCAGTTGGAACATTGCTCGGTGGTTTAATTGGTGGCGCTGGCGGTTTTTTTGCTGGTCGTGCTACAGAAAAAACTAGAGAACAAATTGAAGCTGAAACTCGTGGCGAATATAGATCTAGAGATTTAGAATTATATGGACTTGCTGGACGAGAAGCTGGTTCAAACAGAATGACTCGTGATGCTGATTTAGAAAAAATCCAAAGGCTTTTGGGAGTGGCTGCAACTGATACTTTGTCTGCTTTAATCAGTAGACAGGGCGTTAGTATGACAAGAGCTAATCCAATTTTAAATGCAATGGTTGCACAAGGTATTAATCCAATGGGAAGAGAAGCTGAGATTGCATCATTTTCATTCGCAAATGCAGCTTATGGATTTAGTGCCGCAACTCAACAGGCACAATTAAGAAATGCAGCTTTAAATAGAATCAGTTTACCTGCTGCACAAGCTGGGTATAATACACTTGGTGCTATATCTGGATTAACTTCTGTTTTAGATCAACCGGCTAGAAGTGCCATGAATGATTACATAGCCGCTCGCGCTGGCCAACGTGGTTTGGGCGAAAGCGAATTGACAGTTGGCGGAGCAGTTGCCGGCGCAGTATCTGCAGTTAACCCTATGTTGCCGGGAGTTGAAAAAACATTCCAAGGCATAACAAATTTTGAAGCATTGCAACAAAGAATGGGGATCGGCGGCGGCGGAATCAATACTATCATGATTCAAAAACTTGCATCAATGGGCATAACAAATGCCTTTGCTGTGGAAACGTTCTCTAAAATGGATTTAACTGCATCAAGCACACATGAAGCAATTTCTAAATATTTGGGCGGCAAAATGTCGCCTAAAGAAGTTGCCGCTGCTTTGGGCTCAAGTTTAGATATAGCTAAAACTGCATTTGCAAGCAGTGTTGGCGCACCTGAATTAGAGAGATTAAATAGAGCGACCGGAAAAGACGTATCAACTTTATACATGACAGGATCTCTTAAAGCTTTTGATAATACAAAAGGCGGAGGCGGATTCTTCGATGTAGCTAAAGCTTCATTCACTCCTCCAGAAGGTTCTAAGCCAGTGGAAGTTGCCGCTGTTTCTGGTGCTGATATTACAGATAGAGGAAGAGCTGGAGTTGAAGCAGGCGCAGATACTGCAATGCAAAATATGTTAAATAAAACAGGCGCTCAGGTATCCGACGCTATAACAAGAGCTGTTATAAAAGGATACCAAAATACAATAGATGAAATACAAAAACTAGGGGCAAAAGGTCCAGTTGGGACAAGTAATGCTCCGCCACAGGTCGTAACCGGACCACAAAAGAATAGATAATGACGGCACCATCTTACCTTTTAACAGCAACAAAAGACAGTGAGGGGGATTTCTTTGAAAGCAGAAACCCTTCATGGTGCGTTGCGTTTGTAAGATTTAAAACTCCAGGCTTTATGTATTCAGGTAATGAAAAGCCATTCGCAGAAAAACCACTAATGGTAGTAGAAAATGATTGCGTATCTGTTTCTATCAATAATTCCAAATCATCATTTGCCAAAACTTGCTCATTAACAATGAAACCGGGTGATATATGGTACCCACACGCAGTTGCCCCAGGTGATTACGTTTTTGTGTGGATGTCTGATCAACAAAATCATATTGACGGTATAGTTGACGCTCTTTTCGGTAAAGGCAAAGTATCTTTAAATGATTGGAGATCTGGACTTAAGTTCTTTGGAAGAGTTTTAAGTGTACAGAATTCTGACTCTATTTCTTCAAGTGGACAAAGATCTATAAATCAAACAGTTTCGTGTCAATCCTTTTTAGAATTAAGCTCAAGTGTTTATTATAGTTTCGTAGCGCAAGATGTTATCAGCGGTCTTAATTCAAGAGATTCTAATCTAGCTGCCCAATCCTTTTTACAAAATGAATTGGAAAAACTAGGAGATTCATTAAATCCTGGCCAAAAAGCAAGCATTCCACAAAAAGGCGTAACAAATGGCATGGACGCAGCTTTAACCAACTTAAGTAAAGCGTTCCTGAATTTCTATAGAGCAAACCCAAGCGGAAGTGGAATAACTGGGGATACATCTCCAGAGGCGATCATTGGATTATTGTTTATTATAACAATGGGTGTTGATACAAGTTCAAACTTAGCCAACAATGTTATACCGGGAGCAAAAGGGGTTTTCTCTGATGCTATTGGAATACCCGATAGCGTAGCTAACATTTTCCATGCGCCAAAGGCTAGCAAATTGTGGCAATTATACAATTTAAACTTGGGCTTACAAAAATATAAAAATACAGGTAAAAATACTTGGGAACAATTCTCCCCAGACTTTACTCCAGAATCATCTGCTGAAGGTGTTTTCCATAGAAGTAAAACTCGCTGCAAAGGGTATGTCCCATTTTTAATGCCACCTATTTGGGACAATAACTCATTTTGGAATATATATTCCCAATTCTTAAATCCAGTTGTAAACGAAATGTACACTGTATTAAGGTGCAATAGACAAGGACAAATAAGACCTCATTTAATAGTTAGAGAGAAACCATTAAGCACCGGGCTATTTCCATATCTATTAAAAAAGGCTCCAGTGTTACAAGAAAAGAAAGCTGGATCTCCAAAAAAGAAAAGCATTGCTGATCAAATCAAAGATAAGATAGCAAAAGAGAAAGAGAACAAGGTTCCGAACACTTCTGATATGGCTAAAACTTATGAAAAGATAGCAAAGGTTGCTCCAGATCTAGCTGAAAGAACAATGTTCGGAGAATTGCCGCGTTGGATAATTGACGAATCTGTCCTTTTAAGTATTGATACAGCATCAAGCGAATCTAATAGAATTAACTTTGTTCAAGTTTGGGGAAGAAATAGAGCTGCTGAAATATCAGGCGGAGCTGTTAGCCCTGAAACAATGAAAAGAGTTCAGTTCCTAAAACCGAACTATGTATCTGATGATGGGGACATTAAACGTCACGGATTAAGAGCTGATATTACTGAGACTAATTACGACGTTGCGTCTGATGACTTCGGAACCATAGTTGATATATTAGCTAGACAAAGAGCTGACTGGCTATTTAATGGACACCTAAAACATTTCGGATCTGTGTCATTGCAAGGAATTCAAGAGCCAATCTGTGAAGGAGATAATCTCCAAGTAAGGGGAGTCCTATTCCATATTGACGCAGTTTCTCACACAGGATCTTTGGATGCTTCAGGAAGAAAAATGTTTAGAACAGTTTGTCAAGTTTCAAATGGAATGATAGCGTCCTCAGTTAGCGGAATTCCACAATACCCAACTGGCAATATAGATTTTGAAACTACTAACTCTATGATTGATCAAAATAATTTACCAGGATTTACTGATATACAGTACACGGGCGCACGTAAGAACAGAGATGATGAAGGTGAGTTATGAAACTTAACGGATATTATTTCGGAACAATAACAAATGTTTATGCGCCAAAAGATAAGATCAACTCATCTGGCTATCAGTACCAATACCAAGTTCTTATCACAGCGGATGAATATGCTCAATTACCTTGTCGCTGTATACGTGGCGATGTATTCGGAACAAATGATGATTTCGAGGATATAGTATTAGAAGTTGGCGCTAAGGTTATGGTTATGTTTCCACGCGGAGATACTTCACTTGGAATTATTCAAGGCGGTACCAGGCATTATCCAGCTAGTCAAAATGCTAGCTTAGGAAAACATTGGCGCAATAGATTTAATAGCATTGTTAGATATATAGACAAAGACGGCAATTATTCTGTCACATCTGATTCTGGACCTAGTTTTAAATTAACTAAAAATACCATAGAGTTAAATGATTCTGTTGGCGAAAAAATAGTTTTAGATAAAGCAAGTAATACTATTACAATAGATGCCAAAGATTTAAAGATTAATATTAAGAATGCTATGTCGGTTACAGTGGCCGGAGATGTTACTTTAAACTGTAAAAATGTAGATGTAACTGCTTCAAATAATGCAACAATTACTGCAAAAGAGATAAACTTAAATGGCGATATGGGCGAAGTGTTAACTACTAAGACTATGCCGCTAGTAGATAATATCACTGGTCAGCCGTCAATTGGTGTTAGAAACGTAAAAGCTGGAGGCCCATTTTAATGGCAATCATTCCAGACGTTTTTAGTAACATGATTCAAACCAATATCAGAACTAATATGACAAAAATTAGTGGATATGACCCAATGGCCCAAGAAAATCCAATATACTTTACACAAATGTGTCAATCAATTGGACGGGGCATAGCAGCATCAACTACGTCATTGTCTTTCACAACTTCAGATAACGGATTTACTTCAGCTCCGTTAGTTCCGCCAGGAGTTGGGACTGGATCTGGGATAATAGTAGATCAAAATCTTATCAGCAAGAATATATACAATTCTGCTAGAGATGCTATTGTTAGTAAGTACGGTGGGACTATGCACGATAGCTGGCCACCTAAACCAAAAAACTCTGGGGAATATTTGAAAGCAATTTCTGATGGTATAGCAAAAGCTGTGAAAGAACACTTTGCTGTAGCTTGGACGTTGAATTCCACTCATACTATTATATATTCAGGATCAGGCCAAGTTGACCCACTTTTAAACCATAAATTCACTGGAATTATGCCAGATTTAGTTGGCACAAGTATTCAAAGCTTTTCACCTAATCTTAAAGGTGAGTTCTGGCCAGATTTTTGTAATGCGATAGCTAAAGGTTACGCTGATGGTGTTATGTCAAGCGCGAAAGCTAACGTAACAATAATCGGTGTATGTATACCACTAGTTCCTCCAGCAGGAGCGCAAGTGTGTGGATTGCCGGCAGTTGGCACAGGAACGGGAGTTGCAATTTGAGTACCAATAACTTATTAGGCAAAGCTGGGGATTTAGCTAAGAAAACACTTAGCAGTACTGCTGCGTCTTTGCAGGGTAAAAAACCAAATAGTGCAATTAGTGGATTGTCTACGGTAGATTCATCTACTGTTATGTCGTCTGATACATTCTTCCGATTCTCTAAACTTAACAATACTAACTTCAATAAGTCTCTTTCTTATGAATTCCAAATAGTTGATAAGTCTAAAGGTGTTATAGCTGTATATACTTTTCCAATTCCACCACAAGCTATTCAAAAGAGCGTACCTTCAACTGAGACATTAGAAGCAACAATGAAGGGAATATACAGCACAGCAAACGGTGCTCCTTTCAGACAAATATCTATAGCTGGGACATCTGGGACTATACACCCAACTGCTCCAAATTCTGCTGCTAATAATGCCGGAACTAGTGATATTCTTAAGTTTGCATTTAAAAATACTATCAAATCTATTGACAATCTTCAAAACCAAGCAAACGCAGCTCTTAATGCTGTTAAGGTTGCTTTTGGTGCTGATGCTGCATTCAATGCCCCACTTAATTATTCAAGTGATGCTGGCCTATTAACTGGATACCAAACTATCCACGATATGACCAGATTCTTTGATTATTATTTGGCCGGCAAAAAATTAGCTGCCAATAAAGGTTGGAGACTAGTGTTTTTAATGAACAAAGACAATGAGTATTACGCTTGTTCATTAAATAGTTATTCTATTAATAAAAGTGCTGGAACTAATGAGTATAGCTACAACATTAATCTAATAGCTTATAAAAGGTACCCAAATGTCAAATCTATTGGCAAAGTATCTATACCAAAAGCTCCATCAAAACCAGTAACTAACAAAATGTCAGCAGCCCTTGTAGCTTTAAGAAGAGCTAGAGATACTGTGGCTGGAGTGCATGGGGTATTATCTGGTATTAGATCTGACATACATGATTCTTTAGTAACTCCAATGGGTCAAGCTACTGCATTTGCTAGGGAACTTGGATCTGCAACTAAAACAGTTGGCGATTACGTTTGGAATTCTACTTTTATTAAACAAGATTTAAGAGAGCCACTAAGACAATATTTCAGCAATTCTTGGTCTGTTAATCAAGACGTTATTATAACTATTGATAGAACGTCAGCATCTAATGACATAACTACTGCTACAACTAACAGTAAGTTAAACGATGGCCAACCGGATGACTACACAAAACCGGGCGATAGTTCAGACCCATTTGATGCGTTCTTAGATAATGCTGTTAAGCACCCAGAGATATTAGATAAAATTCCAATGGAATCATTGACTCTATCACCAAACGAACAAGAGGCATTAGATTTAATAGATGCATCAATTGATTCTTTAACATCTGCTGATATGATCGCTAAGCGTAAAATGGTAGAAGATTTTTCTAGATCTATCTCTGAATCATTCGGTGGCGGTTCATCTAGTTATAACTTATCTAAAGGATATGGCTCTGTTACTAAAACGTATAAAAAGTTGACAACTGATGATATTAACTTATTGAATGAATTAAATAATGCAATAAGTGCAATGGACTCCATCATAGCTGTAATGGATGACACTGAAACAACTCAAGATGATTACTTTAAATTCTATTCTGACTATGCTGTTTCAAGTGGCATTAGATTTGAACAAAACAGTCAATCAAGATTCCTAGTTCCTTTTCCATTAAACGGAACATTAGAGCAAGTCGCAATGAAGTATCTTGGTTCATCTGAGCGTTGGGTTGAACTAGCTGCATTAAATGCTTTAAAGGCTCCTTATGTAGATGAAGAAGGTACGTATGTAACTGTAACTTCTTCAGTTGGTGGAGACACATTATCAGTAGCTTCTCCGTTTGGATTCTATGTAGGGCAAACTGTTGAAATCTCTTCTGATAACGAAAGAGCGACGGTGAGAAAAATTAAATCAATAGACGTAGTTAATGCTATATCTACTCTTTTGACATTTGAGCCGGGCCAAACACTACTAAGTATATATAAAGTATCACAAAATGCTAAGATAAAAGTCTACGCTCCGGATACTATTAATTCAAGTATGCTTATAGCTATCCCATCTCTAATTCCACCTAACTTCACTTCAATGCTTAAAACAAGCCCAGAAGTGTCTGATTTAACTGGTATTGCTAGAATGGCTAAGGTTGACTTTTTACTAGATCAAAATGGTGATATGGTATTCTCTAGTGCAGGTGACGTTAAACTTGCTTACGGTATGACCAATTTAATCCAAGCAGCATTGATGAAAATTAAAACGAATACAAATACTTTACTACAAGATCCAGGGTTTGGTAATCCGGTACAAGTTGGTCAGCCAAACTCTGAAATAGATGTTAAAGAGGTTATGAGATCGTTAGAGCAGTCATTTGCCAATGATCCAAGATTTGCAGGTGTTTCTGGCGGAGAGGTCCAGCTTAAAGGAACCTCTATTGATATTAAATTATTGGTAGAAATCTCTGATACTAGCATATCGCTTCCTATAGGCGCAGAAATTCCTAGATAACCTAATCTTACATCTATAAAGACAATTAGAGGTTATCATGCCAAAACTTCCTGAATTAAGGTCGAAAGAGCAAATTGCTGGTGAAATTCTAGATTCTGTTAGAGCTAGAGTTCGTAAAGACATTGACATCACAGATAATTCTGTTTTGATGCAATTTATTGAAGCTATTGCACAAAATTTATTTAAATCTAGTGCTGATATTATCACAATGATCGACTCTAATTCAGTTGATAGAGCCACAGGCGAAAGCTTGCAAAGATTGGCCTTAGATAGAAACGTACCAATACTTTCTGCTATGCCGGCAACTGGTCGCGTCACTATTACTGATACAACCTTTACTAAAATCTCTACTTCTATCTACCCTGGCCAACCAGCTCCTGTTGCTGGTTCAGTTAAGATATATGTTGCTGACGCATCTAAGTTCTCTTCAACTGGTGGACAAATCTATATTGGAAGACAAACTAATAATGTAGAAGGCCCATTGACTTACACTGCTGTAACTCCAGAAGCTGGTGGAGCTTATTGGTCAATTACTTTGGCTGGAACTTCACCGACTACTAGATATCACAATATCGGTGAATCAATAGTTTTTGCTCAAGGTGGAAATAGATACATTCAAGCTAACACAACTTTACAAACAGCACAAGGTGCATCTGTATCTGCGGTCGGCTTTATTACGACTTCTGCTGCAACTATTTTAGACGGTGAAACATCCATCTCAAACGTTCCAGTCAAGTGTTCAAGTCCTGGCACTTTGGGTAACATTGCTCGCGGTGCGCTTAAAGAAGTTCTCGGCTTATCTTTTAATGCAGTATCTTATAATGATTCAGCTTTTTCAAATGGATCTGATGCAGACTATGACGATGTTATCAGAGATAGAATTAAAAAGTATGAGCAGGCTAAAGCTAAGGGTATCGAAGTAGCTATTCAGTACGCGTCAATCGGCGTTACAGCTAAAGACGAACTTAAGAAAGTTAAATCTTCATCTATAGTTAGATACCCAGATAACTCAAGCGAATTAGTATTTGATGATGGTAGCGGATATGAGCCAAACTTTGTTGGTTCACCATTTGAAACTGTAGTAGATCAAGCTGTGGGTGGAGAGAAAGAACTCCAACTAAGACAAAAGCCAATTGCTCAAGCTAGATTAAAAAGTGCTGCGATCTCACCATTTTACGTAAATGACTTATCATTTCTAGCAGTAGAGATTGATGGCGTTGAAACTCAACACCAATTTAAAGCTACTGATTTCAAAGTACTTAGTTCTGGTACAGCGGCAGAGATTGCTGCATCTATCAACGGTAATTACAACCTTAATTTCTTATGCTCAACTTTTGGTGGTGGAGCTAATGTAGTTATTTACCCCAAAGATCGTTTCTCTAATAATATCAAGATCAAAACACCGATCTCTGGTGAGAATGCTAATGATATTCTACAATTCCCTTTAAATGAAACAACTACACTAAGACTATACAAAAACGACTTGCCTTTATATCAAGATGGATACGAAGCTGAGGTTTCTAGTTTATCAAAAAGCTTATGGCAACCATCAATTACTGCTGGAGATACATTAACTTACCAAGTTGACGGTACACCTGCAGTGACTACTACGTTTACACTTGAGGCATTCCAAGCAATCGACATCTCTCAAACAGTTTCATCAAGCACTTCTATTGACGTGTGGGCTCAAGTATGTAATAACTTAATGCCTGGCGTTTTAACATCTGTTGTTGGCGATGTGCTTGTATTCAAATCAGCTCGTGGATTTTCTAACTCTGCGTCAATTGCTATTACTGGCGGAACTATCATAGGGAAATTATTCTCTACTTCTGCCACTTTATCTAAAACAGGTAAATCATCTGATTATACTTTAAACAAACAAACTGGTCAACTATCTTTAACTACTACTTTAGTTGCTGGCGATAAAGTCACAGTTGGATCTCAATATACCCGTGGGAATTTAATTACTTCTCAATTATATACTGGACCAGCGGCTGCAGGTAAACTTTGGTTAATAGCTGACGGTTCGGTTGAATCTATAGTAAATGGACTCAAAACTGATACTTTGATTACTTTCTCTAAAACTGGAACTAAACTAACAATTGATGGCCAATCCCCTTCTGCCGTACCTGAAGGATTTGAATTAGCTAAAAAAGGCGATTGGTTAGTTGTATGGGCAAACGATACAGACCCATCAGCATTAATAAACAACCAAGGTTTTTGGAGAATTGAATCAACTGCTACAGGTTCAATAACTGTAGACGACGGCACAACTGTTAGAACTCCAGGCTTTACTACTGTATCTAGCGATAGAATATTGATAGTAAGATCTGACGCACCGGTGCAAGAGCTTAACTTCACTGCTGGTAGTTTGTCTAATTTCTTGACAGAAGTATCTAATCAATTAGTTGGCGTTCAAACAGACGTAATCGGAACTCGCGTTAGACTATCAACTAAAACGCTAGCTAATGACGGTGAATTATACTTAGTTGCTGCAGATGCTAACGGTGGAGCTTTGGGTTTAACTAAAGATCTAGCTATGGCTAATAGTCAATCACATTTCGGATTCGTAGCTACAACTGATGGCGAAGTTAACGTACCTTCATTTACTTACGGAACTTTAGGCTCTGCACTATCTGATAGCACTTTTGCATTTCCAGACCCTAATGTAGTTAAATCTTTTGACGGCGACTTCATTGAGATACTAAATAAAAACGGTAACATATCTTCTCCATCTGATATAATTGATTCTAACAAATCAAGAAGATCATTCATGACTAATTATGTTGGCGGCTTAGCTAGTTTTAAAGTACCGCAATACATGAGATCTGGCGAATCTTTAATGCAGCAAGACGATAGATTCTTTTTGAGAAAACCTTACATGTTTGATTCAAAAGATACTGTTGGCGTTATCGTTGATAGTGACCTGTCTACAAAGACTTATGCATTACCTGTGTCAAGATTATTGACAGTTTCAAATCATTCAACTCCATCAACTGCAGACTTCTCTGCAAGCGATGCTGAGTCTTCTTTAGCTATGAATGACCCAGCTTCATTCTATGATTTTGATTTCAGTAACTTCAAAGTACACAGACAAGCTAGAACAGTTCTAACTAATGGAACTTATTCTATTTCAATTAAAAACATTGATTATGGACCCCAAGGAAATAAAGTAAGAGTTGGTTTCGTCTACCCAGACGGATCTTCTCAAACTGAACTAAGCCACAGCTTTGATACATCAGAATTATCTGACATCAAAATTACTCTACCTGTGGGTGACATCAGAACTCCTAATTGGGATTATACTACTTCATTCAGCGTAAGTAAAACAACTACTGGTGGAAAAGACTCAATTACATTTACTTATAGATCTGGAACTCAACCAGATTTCAGCGTTACTGGCTCAAGCGTTCTTTTGGGCGACATCGTTACAATCTCTGCTAATTCAGATTTCTTGTCTGTAAACAAAGGTATAACTGGTAGAATCTCAAACGTAACGGCTACTTCTTTTACAGTTCAAATGCCAACTGGCGCTTACGAAAATGACGATACTCCTTTATTGGGTTTCTTAAATACTGGGGCAACAACTCTTTGCACGACTTCAGCTAGCCACAACTTAACAACTGGCCAAAGAATTGGTATTTGGAACACTGACGCAAGTTATGGTTCAACGTATCCATTTAATGAAACTAGTATTGTTACTGTTTTAAGTTCAAACACTTTTACTATTAATACTCCAACTGCAGTTCCTAGCAGCCCTATACAATATGGCACACATATTGCTGGAACTGTTACGTTAAATACAAGTACACCACATGGCTTTACTGCAGGTAATCTAATCTTAGTTACTGGCGCTGGTGGAAGTTATGACGGTTTATTTACAATTAGTGGTATACCAACTCCTACTCAAATTGAATACTCAGTTGCTGGAGCTAGCTCTCCAATTAGTTCTGGAAACATTTACTTCCAAAGTGCGACTGCTTCAATGGCTAGATCTTTAGGCGGAAATGCTGGCAATAACTTACAATTCTTTAGCGTAACAACCACAGCTCAAGAAGTAGTAGATTACATTTCTAGCAATCTTTCTGATAAGTTAGTTGCAACCTCTATTGGCAATTCATCTGCTGTTATTAGTATATCTACACAAGATCTTGGTCTTGCAAGTAACTATATCAACATTAGTGTTGACGGAATGAACTTCTACGCTAACTCTAGAAAAGCTTATTTAAAATCTACTAGTGAGATATTGGCTGGATCTTTCATTAAACTATCTGGCACAATCGGTGAGCCAAATGACGTTGCTATTTTAGCTAGTACTTATGTAGTTTTAGATTCTTTTTATGATGTTTCAACTGGTAGATACTTTGCTGAAATATGCTTACCTATCGTATCTGTGGCCACTTCGTCTCATGCGGTTACTGTTACTGCTACTGGGTCTTTACCACTTAGAACTATGGTTGATGGCGAAAACAGCGTACTAATCAGTAACTTAAGCTCAGGTCCAGCAATCCCAATGTTTGCTATGAAAAAATCTTGGTCATATGCACCTGAAATAGGCGAAAACCTCAAGTTAGTCGCTGTTACTAATGACCATTTAAATAGATTCTGGAACAAGCTAATAGTTACTGGATTTTCTAATACCGGTAACATTGCTCAATCAAGATATGGCAGAGATATGCAGCTTTCAACTAAAACGTTTGGTGGCAATGGGTCTGTTCAAATTACTGGCGGAACTGCTAACTCAACTGACTTAGCCGTACAATCAGGCGCGACTGAACTTAACTATAAACTTGGTTTACTCAAAGTTCCATACGAAACTCGCCAAGGTTTATTGCCTAACCAATGGATTAACGTATATAATACCGTTAGACAAAACAAAGTATTAAACTTCGATAATACTACCACTATTAAATTATACACTAATGGCGTTGAGATAACTGCTGGTTCTGGTATATTCCAAACTCCTAAAACTGTTGCGGCAACTGACCTTACTTTGCTTAAAACTGAAAAGCATGGGGATTTCTTAGCGATTATCCCTGTTGACGGCTTGTTCAACATAACTGCTGGCGGAATCACTGAGGGCGACTGGGTAAGATTTAAAAACATCCAAGCAACTGATTGGTCTGTGTCTACTTTCTATCCAATCGGAAGTTATGTAAACTATTTAGGAATTCGTTATTATGCTATATTGGCTAACAACGGACAACAACCTGATATCAATCCAAACAGTTGGGAACGTAGAGAATTCAACCAAGCTAACCAAGGTATATTCCAAGTTGTTAGAACATTTGGTAACTCATTCTGGATTAAACATTCAAATGCAGTTGAAGAGACTTTCTTTTTAGGAAATGCTAACAACATACAATTTTATTCTTATGATTCTGTTATGCCAGGCGACACTGTAGTTATTACTACTGATAACTTTGGTACGCAAAACATTGGAAGATATACTGTTTTAGATGATTCTACTACTACATCATTCCCAACAGCGACTAGACTTTATACAACTGCAATTCCAACCGCCGTTTCTTCTTTGACTTTAGGCGGAGACTATTCTCAGTTTAACGTAGAAGAAAAAGATCCAACTTCTTTGTGGAAAAACATAATGGCATTGGGCCCAGCTAATTCTCAATTGTATAACATCATTGTTGATTCTCCTAATTTAATCACTAAAATATCTAACTCATTAGGCGCTGGAATCTCTGTTAAAGGTAAGCTTGGTTTCACTACTTCTGCAGCTTACGGTATTGATGGATATCAAAGTTATAAAGGTTTGATCCAAGAATTAAACAGAATCATTTACGGAGATCCAACTGATACAACTAATTACCCAGGCGTTAGAGCTGCAGGTACTTCAATAGGCATTAAAGAGGCGATTCTTAGACGAATTACTGCTGATTTTGTGGTTAGAGTTAAATCAGGCGTTCCATTCGGTGAGATCAGAGACAGGTGTAAAGCTGCAGTAGCTGGGTATGTCAATTCTTTAGACGTTGGTGAGTCAGTAAGTATTTCTAGCATGATAGCCGCTTGTGGTTCAATCCCAGGGGTTGTTTCGGTTGCTGTGACTTATCCGATTTATGATTCATCTAATGATTTAATTACAGTTGCTCCAAATGAAAGAGCTTTTGTTTTAGATACTAGTGATATTAGTATTTCGGCATTAAATTAACCTTAATCTTTTAGGTATATGGATAAATTAACTCAACTTAGACAATACATAAGTAATTGGATAACAGGGCCCAACTCAGAGGCCCTACTGCAAGCTATTGCAGACCAGTTACAAAAGCAAGATGATTTATCCGTTTCGGTAAACAATCAATTATATAAATCAACGGCAGAAGATATCTACTTGGACAAACAGTTTTCAGAAATTGGAATAGTTAGACCACAAGAACTTGGGATGTCGGATGTAGCATACAGACAATTGGGTATATCTATTAATCAATCTAAACAGGTTATAGAATCAATCCATAATATTCTGACCACGTTCTATGGGAATGAGGCAGTCAGAGCGCATGTAACATCCGGTGTCCCAGGCTCTTATTCATTTGAAGCTGGTGATGATTTAATATTTGAACTAGAAAACGGTGAAGCGCTAACTCTTACCTTGATCGGTGATGAGTTTGAAAATATTCAGAATGCTACCCCAGGTGAAGTGGCCGATATCATTACACGATTCATCAGACAAAATGGCTCTAATGGATTTGCTCAAGTTTACACTGACCAAGATACACAATTACAATATGTTGAGATATACGGTGGGGCAAAAGGTCCTTTTTCTTATATTAAAGTTCTTGGCGGCAAGATCCAATCTAAATTAGAATTTCCAACAATGAGAGCAACCGTTTTAACTTATAATGACACTGTTTGGGAAATAACTAGAAACGTCGGTTCAACTCATCGCTTCCGCTGGGTTTCTGGCTCTGCCCCACTTTTAGATAAAGTATTAGTTGGCGACACATTGTTATTATATGGACCACAGTTTGAAACTGCTGGTTTCGTTGGTACTTACACTATTACGGCAGTTGTTCCGCCGGCTAACACTATTTCATATAGTGCTGGGTATTTTGAGTTTTCTATGGAAGGCAACTCTCCACTAGCATCAAGCACACCCAACTTGCCGGCACCGATTAACACTCCGTCTAAAACTTATACAATTACTCTTACGCAAAGCTCTTATGATGATTTGAAGTTTTTCTTACCTAAGAAAGCGACTCCTTATTCTCAGATGAGATATTCGTTAGCATGGGAGCCACAGGATTCTTTATTAAAAGTTTACATGCCGGCTACCACAAATGTGGTTGAAAGAAACTTGATTGGTGCAGCTCACTTACATTTAAAATATGGTGATAGTGAATTAAACGGATCTTTCGGGTCAGCTACAGTTGATTCAGAAAAGGTTCACGTTGTTTCTTATAATACTGTTAGGTATCAAACAAATGGTTACGATGTTTCATCTACTAATGGAACACTTACTTGGGATTCTAATGTAATAGACATAGAGACGATCACTAGAGAAAATGGTTACGTAACTATTATTACTAAAACTAATCACAATCTTCCTTATGGCGTTATCAATGGAATGCAACTAACTGATAAGATTATTGGAATTCAAACAGTTGTGGCCACAGACGATACAGCAAATTCGTTCCTAGGACCTTATATTGTAAACTCTGAAAACAAGTTTACTTTGACGTCTACAATGGTTAAGTTAAGAGAAAAGGTTTTAGCTGGGGAGAAAAGAAACACGCTTTTAATTGAAGGTGTTTTGCCTAATGAGCAAGGTAACTTATTGTTTTCATTAAACCAAGACAATGAAGAGAGCCCAGTTAAATACATCGCAGCTCAAACTGCTTCTGGTGTTGCTGCTGTAACAATAAGCTCTATATCTCAGGTTGGAAATACTGTAACTGTTACAACTGCTAGTTCACATGGCGCTGTTGTTGGCCAAGACGTGCTAATAGCTGGCACAACTAATTTCAATAATTCTTGGACGGTTGAATCAGTTCCATCTGCTAATATCTATACTTTCACTAATCCAGTATCTGGTACTTTTTATGAAAATTCTGGGACATCAACTCCTTTAGTTGAATCTGCTGTTAGTACCTTAGTTATGGATTCGTCTTATTCTTTTAAATATACACAAGAAGTTGGTACAGACATAACGCTTCTATCTGACATTATTGCTTATGAGCCAGAAATGGACGGGTCAGATTATGCTCCGTATATCACAGGAACAAGTGGTGGAAGAATTTTTGCCAACGATTTAATTATACAAATCACGGCTTTAGGTATTAAATTAGAAGTTATTATTATTTATCCTGGCGATGTTGGTCTAGGTAACGCAGGCGAATCTCTTGTTAGTACTGATACAAAGGTTAGCGATGCTCTATGGGTGTGGGGTCCTGAATGATGTCTTCTGATGAATACACTATTAGATCTTTATATGAGGCTGAGCTTTATAAGTACATCAACCTTGCTGAAGAGCTTAGTGATTTAGAAGACTTAGGTCCATACGCAGGAAACATTGATGATATTAAAGATGCGTTATCGCGTTCACGGGAAAAGCTTAAGATTATCGCAAACTTAAGCAAAAGCAAGTTTGGAATAGATTTTGGTACTATTCCACCTTACGTTAATTTTGGAGGTAACGCATGACACCGAAAACACATACTGGCGCGTCGCTAGTTATGCGCGTGGCCTATGAATCAGGCGATGAAAAAACTATTGGATTCGTTAAGAATTTGAACTTCTCTGTTGTAAATGGTCAGAAGGTAACTTATGGAGTTGACTCAGTTTTACCTACTGAAATAGCTCAAGGTGCGGCTGCATCTTTTGTTAAAGGGTCAATGACTATATTCTTACCAAAAGGCTCGACAGTTGAAAGCATGGGGCTAGTTCCCCACAGACAAAAATCTGGCCCATCATCTAATGATGTTGAGGGCGGAAAACAGAGCAATAACATTGCTGCTTTATCTAAATACATGCACATTAGAATATACGACAGATCTACCCAAAACCTAGTACTTTCGGCTGATTATTGTAAAATTGGCTCATATACTCTTGGGGTTTCTGCCAAAGGATTAGTTGAGGTTGCGCTACAGTTTGACGGTATGTACGCCACTCCTGGATTTGCAATTTAGCCTAATCTTATAGATACATAAAATTCGAGGTATTGCCGTGAGCGTAAAACGTAGACTAAATTTTTTTAGTGGTGCAAGATTAGATGTTTCTCATGTAAAGAGCATCGAGTCTTCGGTTGCATATGATTTTGATTCTTTTATCCGAGGTATGGTAACTGGTTTAAATAAACCTTATCTTATCAGAGGATTCAGAATAAAAATTCCTCAAAATGCAATTGCTGCAACTAACCTTGAAATAGAAGTTTCTGATTCAGCAATCTTACATTCAACTGCATCTGAATCTGGAACAATCTTGACCGTACCTGCTGGAACTGCAAACGATATCTTAGATTCAAGCAATAATAAAGTTATCGGTTCATTCCAATCAGGTGTTGCGAACTATGTCTCTTTGGATTACAGACGCGTTACAGATACTTCGACTATCGACGCAATGAGCGGATGGTCTGCATCTCAAAAATTAGAATACCAAAGAAGCACAGCTATCGGTAAAGTATTAGAATACCGTTATATTATTTCTCCAATTGGTTTCAGTACTTATTTACCTCTATACATAGTTTATACTGATGTTAACGGTAAAGTTTCTTCTATTACAAAAGCAACTCAAAACTTATTTCGTTTAGGTTCTGGTGGAGCTAACCCAGATCCAGCTAATTCTTTCAACTGGGGCAACTTAACAAATACCCAAACATTAGATGGAAGAAAAGAATGGACTTCAGACGTTGTTGGAGCTAATCCAGTTTCTGTAACTCCTGGTAAAGACGTTCAAGCTTTTGACTACGGTGATTTTGCTATCAAAAATCTTAAGGATTGGATGGATAGCATCATGACCCGATTAAAAGAGATAACTGGGTCAAACTACTGGTATACAAACTCTGTTGCAGGTTCTGGTTCACCAACTATTAATAGCGTTTGGTGGGATTCTGTTGGATCAGTTTTAACTGGTTCTGGCGCTATTTCTTACAACTTAGTTTTAGAGACTACTACTCCAACTGATGGTAACTATCAGTCATCATTCACTGATTCAACTGTTTTATCTGGTGATGCGTATGTTGAGGGTGCTACTTCTGGTGTTAAAGCTACAGTTACTTCATTTAATAATAACAGCACCTTAATTAACTCATTGACTTCTGCTGGTTTTGTTTATTCAGAGAGCTTAAGATTCAGACGCAAGTTTAGACCATCTTCTGCTAGCTGGCTTTTAATTGATGAGCCACATAACACAGCTAGACTTGGTACTTTACAAAGAAAATCATCTAGCACTACTGCTGGTAATATCAATAGCTGGAGTTATGAGAACGTAACTAACTCTGTATCAGATTTTTCGTTTTCTTTAATTAGTATCAATGTTTCTAACATCGCCAACTTCGCGCCTGGTCAATTCATTAAAGTTTCTGGCATTTCTGCAGCAGATGATTCAGCTACTGGAACACACAGAATTTTAAAGATCCAAGGCAATGTTTTAACTTATGCTGTTAATAAACAACAAAGCGGTGTAGCAACTGTAAGCGGTACCAATGGCGTTGATTTAACTGATCAAACAGTTAGACATCCATTTACTTCACCGTTAGAAATCACAAATGCTACTATGGATGCAACCCCTGGCTTTGCTGTTTTAACTATTCCAAGAAATACGTTTAAAGCTCCAGTTACAGGTACAACTGTTTTTGTTGGTGGCGCTAACTATATAGCAGTAACTTCTGGTAATATCTCTTCATTTGAAAACGGTATGAAAATTACTGATGCAAACATCACTGGCGGTTATGCTTACATCTTAGATATTAATGTTGCTACAAATACTTTATTTATCTCATCTACTATAGTTGCCTTACCATCTGGCACTAGCTTTATTGCTAAACAAGTTGTTTTATTATCTGACTTAGTAGTTATCGGCGCTCCTAATAGAGAAGCTAGCGGTATTAAAACTATTGAAAGCATTGGGGTAAGTGAAGATATCACAGTTGATCTAGGATATCCAGCAATTACACAAATTAATACTGGCGGTTACGCTGAGATAGCTTTCCACAAAGTTATTACAACTGTTACTGGCGCTATTTCAAATACTTACAATACAACTAATCAAGCAATTTTCTGTATCGCTGGCGATAAAGCTCAATACACAGTTGGACAAGATAGCGCATTACCTGAATTATTCAGTGCTAGTGGTGATATCTGTTTTGATACAGTTGTTGCTGAAACTACTGTAGCTAATCCAAATAGAATTGTTTCTATCCAAAAGCTTTCTGCTACTGAAGTTAAAGTAACTACTACTGTTGATCATGGTTTAGTTTCTAACCCATCAACTACAGTTGTTATTCATGGCGATTCAAATTTATCTCCTTTTATTAAAGCATATAAGCTAGTTACGTTAACTTACATTGATGCTACATCATTTAAATTAACTAGCACTACTGAGATCCCAAGCGGAACTGATTTCACTAACACTGGTATCCAAAATGTATTCTTAAATTTCGACAATAATCCATACGCAGGTCCGGTTCAATGGACTGGTGACATGGTTGTTAAGTCTGTTGTCGGTGATTTAGCTATCACTATTCCACAAACTGCTACAGTAGATACTACTGGATCTTCACCTGAAGCTAACAAGTTTAACACAAGTGGCGTAACTGGCACAGCTTTCTTGGAAGATGGCGAAGTTGCTTTTGTTAAGTTAGAAAGAAATCAACCAATCTCTAATGGTGTTGTTTACAGTACATTGGGCGGAAGTGCTACAATTGCTGGTAACTTCTTAGATATCAGCGGTAATCTATTAGAAGTAGGAGACTTTGTTAAGTTTGCTAATGAAGAAGATTCTCATTGGTTAAAAATTGGCAGCATCTCAACATCATCTATGATCTTAGTCGGAAACGATGGCCAAGCACCTAGCACAGTACACAGACCAGCTAACACTGGCGCTATGGTTTATACTAAAGGTGTTTACTCTGACGTTTTTGTTACTAAGCATTATCTAGTTGAAAACTCTTCAGATATCTACTGGTTTGCATTACGTAGAGATAACAATAATTCTGCTAAAGTTTACTTCAGATCTTTAGAGATGGAGCCAGGTGAAGTAAGACAGGTTAACGATAACCAAGGTTCAAACCACTTAGTTTACACTGGTGCGATGACTGAATCTGCAGTTAATCCAAACTACAGTATTGCAGATGCTAGCGGATCTTACATCTATAAATCTCAAGTTGAGGTTATAGCATTAGACGCTAAAACTCAAATGATTACTTTGAGTGCTTCAAACCTTTTAGGTTATCAAACTGGTGATAAGCTTGAGTTTATTGACTTAAGTGGAAATCACCATTATTACACAGTTAAATTCCCATTGTCGTCTATTACAGTTATAGTTGATCAAAATATTTCAGCTTTAAGTGTTAGTGATACTTTGGCTTATTACCAAGTTAATCAGCACATTGAAGACCAAGACAATTTGACTTTGGCACATAGAAAACAGGACAGGAATGTTGGGAGCATCAATACTGCTCTTAAGAGACCAGTATACGATGAGTCTGTCTATATACAAAAAATGGATTTTACGCCAAATTTTGGCGGAGATATTATACGCTCAGGCAGTTACATCTACCAAGGTTCAATCGAAAGTCCCACCTCCCTAGCCTGGGTTCTTCACGGAAGTGCCGATGTAACTGAAACAATAGAATCTGCTTCTATCGTTATGCCGGGCGGTCTACAAGGTAGTAATTCAATTGTCATTAACATAGTTAATGGTACCTTTGCTGATGGTACAAGCATTTACCAAAACGGCAATATGGTAGGAACCGTGAATAACCCAGGTGATGGTCCTTTTGCTGGCGTATCACTTTATGGAGATCCAGCACCACTTGGTGATACTGGAACAGAATTAGTTCTTCCACCGAATAAACGTACAGAAGTTCTTTCTGCTGGCGGTATCGGTACTTACGGAGCACATTCAGTTTATAAACAAACAACTGAGTTGAGCTTAACTGGCGAAGAGCTTTTAGTTATTGTTAATGATGGAATCAGAGAAGCTGGTTACGATTACGTTGAAACGTTTGGTGGCCCAAAAGCTAAGATCAGACTTAAGCGTACTTTACCACCTAATACTAGACTCCGTTTCAGAGCCATGGCTTCTTATGGATCTGTATTAGCAGCTAAATCTGCTGACATCAGTTTACAAGCGGCTTATAATACTGGCGCTGATATTCAAACTTCCCCAGGAAGACCGGTTAATATAACTGCTTCAAACGTAAACGGTGGCGAAACAAGTTTCATTAACAGAGGTTCAATTGCAATCGCTGGCGGAACAAGTGCGCTTGGTGGAATATTCAATGAATCTACAGACCAAAGCTTTGTAATCGGTAGAGAAAACAATAAACCAAAAGAAGTTTGGACTGGTGTAGAGAAACTTAAAACTCATTCATCTCATCCAGACTCAGCGGTAACTAGAAAAACTGCTGCGCAAGTTGTTGTTGGAGCTACTGGTACAATCATTAGCGGATCTGAAGTTACTTTATCTGATAACTATTCTTATAGAATTAAAGTTAATGCAGTTGCTAGAAGAAGCGATGGCCCACTCGGTGTTAGTTCATTTGCTTTAGAGGGAACTTTCTACAGATCAGGTGGAACGGCTCAAGCTGCTGGAAGCCCTATCTCAAACATCAATGGATATGATGGCGATGGTAGCGACTATGCAATTACATTTGCTCTTTCAGGTAATGATGTTGTTGCGGTTGTTTATGGTACTAGTGGTGCGACTATTCAATGGGCAATTTCTGTTGAATATCAACCAGTTGGTGTTGCTTAATTAGAATTGGAGCTTTTCTTTTCATTCATGTGATAGTAAAGCTCTATCTTAAGTGGGTTATGCGTATAGTGCTGAAGCTTATGGTTTAAGCTGTCTCTTAGCCTATGATACAATATTGGCTCAAGTTGAGAATACAGGCAATCGTGGAACAAAGTCTTAAAATTGTATTGTATCATTTTTCTTTTAATCATTTCATTTCCATTAAATGGGTTTTAACGTGAAGCCTAAGTTGGTGTAACAATTCATCCCTAAGCTTATCTTTTAACTGAGTTTCTACCGCCTCTTCAACTGAAGACGGAAGTGGCATACCCATTTTAGTAAATACGCGGTTATATTCCTTCAAGAAAATCTGTTTACGTTTCTTCATTTGCAATTGCCCGTAATATGCTCCCTGATTTGCTGCCTCATTTCTAGAAAAAATGGAATTAGCATACACATGAGCTTTTGATCTGTTTCAAATATAATTTTGTTAGAAGAAAAATATGACGATCTCATTATTATACGAGTATAATCAAATATTTCTATGTTTTCTCTCGACTCCATATACTTGCGTCCTTAAATGATGTCTTAGTTGATTATTCATTTGATCTACTAACCGATCATAAAACTTAATTCTTAACTCACTTCTAAACTCATAATATAACTTATCATCTAACTGACAACCCAAATAATCCACTATCTTATTCTCAAGCCTGTCTTCTAAAAGATCTATTAACCGACTCATTGTGTTATCTAGTAACCGATCTCGCTTTTTCATTTTGACACTACCAATTCTCTCATGACATAATATATATTATTATATAATTGATCGTATACAATCAAGAAAAGTTCTGGGTATAGGTTAGACCTAATGTCATTGTAAGCATAATAATTAAATTGATTACTAAGCTTTACGTAAAAAGGGTCTCTGAGATTCTCATTAATTTGTCTGTCTATCTGTACTCTTTTCCTCATTATTTAACCTTTTGTGTACTTATATAGTAATATATAAAATGTAGCAGATCAGCCCTTGCGCTAACATTTCTATAAATACGTGAAAACATTTGATTTCTAAAGTTAGAGCCCAAGCTGACATTCAAAATGTCTCTTATATTGTCATCCAATGTGTTGTCAATCTGCTCTCTTTTTCTCATTTCAACACCTTTTTCTCTAGATCAGTTAAAACGATGTTTACCAAAGAGCTGTACTGGCCATCTGATGATAAGTTATAATACTGCAAAGTTAAACTACTGTAAACATAGTCAAATGTCCATTTACCGCACGTGACGCTAATTTGACCATATAGCTGATTGTATAAATCATCATAGATAAAAGTATATATATGACTATCAATCTGCTCGCGTTTTATCACTTTGGTACCTCTGCTCTCAGATAGGCACTTAGCTGAGTTCTAACATTTTGGTGAACCTCTTTCACGAGAGTTTTTTTTACATGAGCGTATATTAAATGGTGTTGGCCATCTTGTAACTCATTATAATATTTGAAAGCTAGTTTATCACCTAATTTCATCTCTAAACATTCTCTCTTCTTCATCTTAATACCCCATTATTTAGATATCTGTACAGCTCAAGACGAAGATTTATATCAAGCTCCGTATATAATTGGTCATCAAGCTCTTCTCTCAAGAAATTTTCAAAAAGCTTATCCAATTGATAATAAATTTGTTCATCAACGTATGCATATAATATAATATCTATCTGGCTGTCGATCTGCTCTCTTTTAATCATTTTAGTTCACTTTGCTTTAACGATTCGATACTGTTGCGAACGTGTTCTCTAAGTTGATCCCTAAGTTGTAAATAAATGGGATTATAAATTTCATCAAGCAGCATGTCATATACCCAAGAAGAGGACGGCATGTATACTCTTAGTACGCTGGTATATAATCTGTCTGTTAATTGATATCTTTTAGTCATTTTAATTCACTTTACTTATCATATGTATTTCGTCGTAAACCTTGCTTCTAATCTGCCCCCAACTAATTTCATATAGTTTTTCAGTAAGCCTGTCATGAATTGCGAAGTAAACATTGTTGGGTAATTTTAATTTAGAAAAGCACACTTTGAGTAGTCTACTATGTACTTTGTCGTTAATCTGCTTACGCTTTATCATGACAAACCCTTAAAATCTCTCACAAAACCTTTAAGATGCCATCTAATTTCACCGTAAAACATATCATAAAGTGCTGTTCTTGTTGCAGTATTAATTACGTAATAATCATTTGTTGATGATAACTTTGGATACAGTTTATTAAATTCAAAGTATAGCTCATAAAGTTGATAGTTAATTTGATCACGTTTTTTCATAGTGTTTCCCTTTCAATGCGCCAAATTACTGCCGACATTATAAGATTGACGGAATTGTTTGCGTCAGATTCCTCAAGATCATCTAAGAATTTCTTGTATAGCGACCGATCAATTCTCTTATCGAAATAAAAATTAAAAAGATGCTCCTGAATCTTATCAAAAACCATGGAATCAATCTCAATCCTTTTTTTCATTTTGTCACCCTCTCATTGAGGTAATAAGCCGTATGCATATACAGTTGGTCTAATAGTTCATTTAAAAGATTGTCGCGCAATCTGCTAACAATCTGATTACGTACAGGCGTACCTACTTGAATAAGCATTTTGTTTCTAGAAATCTGGTCTATGCTGTTTATAACACTTATTTCTTCGCGCTTTCTCATTTTCCCAACAATTCCTGCAAATTAATAAGATCATACTTGACAGTATTTCCTATGTTTCGCCCAATATGATAAAACAACCACTCATCAAATTGATTTCTATACAAACACTTTAGTTCATAATCTAAATGCGAAGAAAAATGTCTATATATTTGATCGCGTTGTCTCATTTTCTAATCCCACTGTTAAATCTAAGGTGGCAATAAACATTTTTTCTAAGGTGGCAATGCGCCGCAGCAGTGTCATATTCATCAACTAAACTAGAGTTTGCTAAAACCATTTTAAGCTTGAATCTTAATTGACCGCTCATGGTGTAAGCCAGTTGTTCCCACAATTTGTCACCAAGATGCCCAGGTATTTGAACTCGTTTTTTCATTTCGCTTCTTTCTTAATAGTATGACAATAAAGTTGATCGAATAACTCCCCACGAACAGGATACCAAATCTGTCTATTTAACTTATCGCCAAGTTCTCCGTTGATTATATCAAAAGTTTCCTCATTTGGCAAATCGTTATATTTCTTATAAAATTTAAAATATAAGTTAGTTATCAGTTGTTCTCGTTTCTTCATCTCAACACCTGTGATTCTAATTGTCTATAAAGTTCGCCAACTAATTCCCCTTGTAATGCCAGCATTATCTTATAAAAAAATGGCATGCTTACATTGTCCCCAAATGAGTCTTTAAGCACATCTGTAAATTGAACAAATAAAATGTTATCAATCTGCTCTCTTTTCCTCATCTTATGCCCTGTTTTTTAAAGATATTCTGACATTTCTTTCAAGTTGATCCCTAATTTCGTCCCAAAGAACAACGAAAAGCTTTTCACGAAGCAGCGTATAGACTTTGTACTCTAACTGGCAGTTAAAAGCACTGTCTATTTTAACATATAATCCGTCTTTGAGTGGGATTCTTTTAACCATTTAGAACAAACCTATAATCAAGTATCGTATTTGATATCCAAGAGTCTGATTTACTAATTTAGAGGTCAGTTGCTCATCAATTATGCAATTATACTTTAAGTCACTTTTTTTATAAATCTGTGTAATAAATGCTTCTCTGAAAACATTAAATGATATGTCTGCAATTTGTTTTCGCTTTTTCATATTAATTAACCCTCTTGTAAACAGTTTCAGTTTTTCTCAACTGATTCACCAACTGATCCCTCAACTGATACCTCAACTGATACCTCAACTGATTCTCCAACTGATTCACCAACTGATTCTCCAACTGATACACCAACTGATACACCAACTGATACACCAACTGATACCTCAACTGATTCACCAACTGATTCACCGACTCATACCCCAACTGATACCCGAACTGATTCTCCAACTGTTTTCGCTTTTTCATATTAATTAACCCTCTTTTGATAGGCAATAGGCAAAATCAATTCCTGATATAATTGGTTACTGAGCTTAACACTAAGTTGATTACGAATACGCTTTCGCATTCCATAATAAGGTTGACTATACACCATATCAAAAAGCTTATCGCTAATCTTTTCACTAGAAATAGGAATTCTTTTTATCATCTTAAATCCCTTCAGTATTTCTTACATGTAATCTCAAATTACACTTAAGCTGTCCATATATCTGTTCTTTAAGTTCAACACCAATATGGTTTTTAATAAATGGTATCAATACCTTAGTTCTCTCGCTTCCAAGTTGATACCAAAGCTTATCAATCCATTGGCTTTCGTTCCAAATATAAAACTGCTGGTTAAGTATTTCTCTTCGCCTCATTTGATGCCTTTTTTGAATCATAGTCTTGTATGCAATGTATAAGCCTATTAATAATACCCACTTTAAGTATATCATACATATCAGCGGCTTTAAAGCTGATTCTGCTTGTTAACCCAGCCGTAAGTATATCGCATGGTATGTAATCTACTAACCTTCTAACCTGAAGGTTGGCCCTCTCCCTCTTCCTCATTCTTCGCCCTCGATTTCTGATTTAATTAACAATATAATACCGCTACATACAGAATTGTTTGTCAAAGATGAATCAATATAATGATTTACGCGGCCACTAGAATATAAACGAAATGGTATGTCTTTATTCAACCTCATTCGTGTTCTGAAAAAGAATTTATCTAATTGCTTACGTTTCTTCACATTAGCTCCAATTAGCTACTATGTTCCTAACTTGTTTATATAATTCCCAATAAATGTCTTCACGTAGTTCGTGGTATATTTTTTGGTGTAATTTAAAATGCAAATTTGCATCAAGTTGATCGTGGTATTTTTCATAGATTTTTTCATGAAAATTTTTTTCAATAAATTCTCGTTTTCTCATCTGTGCCATCTTACGAGAGAATTTGCTATATGTCTTCTCAATTCACGCCTAATGCAATTCATCTTGTCGTCTAAAAATATAAAATACAATCTATCGTACAAACTATCATCTAATCTAGACTTTATGGCTGTATGCATTTTTATATAAAACATGTCGTCCATGTGAATATGTTTCTTCATTTTGACCTCACATCTTTTAAATAGGCATAGAGCTTAATTTTCATTTCTTGGTTAGCCCCTTCGCGAACTATATCCATAAGTCTGTTAAAATAGTCATCTTTTACGACTTTACCTGAATTCTTAGCAAGAGAGAGCAATAGTCTATGGTATGCATCAATTGAATTTCTTCTTCTCATTTTAATTCCTCTTGCCTTAAGAAATCGCTTATGTGTCTATACAAGTGATAGTAAAGGTTATCATCTAAATTGTCGCGAAATTGCCATCTAAGATATGCCCCAAGTTCATCGTCTATGCGCCAAGATAAGGTGCGGTCAACTAATCGCCAAAAAAATTTAGAATCATCAATCTGGTCTCTTTTCCTCATTTAGTGGCCTTAATTTGTCTTATGTGTTTAGTAATTTCTATTTCGATATTAACATGAAGCAATAGGTAGAGATCAGGTCTAGTGCTGTACCATACTTTGTCCCAAACGTATTCAGTTGTGATCATAGACTGGCTATAAAGCTTATTGTAGAGATACTTTTTAAGAAAATCACTTAGCTGCCTTCTTTTGACCATATATTTACCTTATATTCCGATTCGCAATAAAATATCTTACTTGCTTTTGCAACTCAGCAACATCAACAGGTCTGAGTCGATTATCTAACAAGATATCCATAATAGTATATTCTGTAACTTCTTCAGGTTCTTGAATTACATCTAGAATGTACCTTACTTGATAGAACAAGGCGTTATGTACTTCTGCCTGCTCGCGTTTCCTCATTCTTCACCCTCACGCTGCACTTCAACCAATAACACTGGAACTGGATCGAAATAAACGTCGTTATTATAAATAGTTGCCCAATCTGTCTTTGCTACAGACACCTCTTCTTTGCTCAAGTTTTCGGCAATAACCTTCTTTTCTCTATTTCTAACAACTAAAAGCTTATATAATTCCATAATTATTTCCATAACTTAATGATGTTAATGCAATTCCGCACAAATTGTTTGAGCAACTTTGTATGCGGCACCACCTAATAATATTACCACAAAACTTGAATAAAATCAACCTGAAATGCCATATACCCTAATATATTGTAATATATAGCAGTTTAACCTAATCTTATAGATAATTCCTGCAATCAGAAATGCTTGTTGGTCTTTTGGCCCAGATGGTCCCAAAGAGAGGAGTAAAGTGGCATTACAAAAAATAGACTCATTAGCTTTAGGTCGAGGTTCTTTAACCGATAACGCGAACGCTGCTATTGTATTTTCTTCAAACAACCTAGTAGATTACTGGGATGTTTCAACTACTTACTCACAATATAATTGCTTAGAATACTCTGGAAAGATGTACCGTTCCAAAGTAAATTCAAACGTAGGTCTACAGCCCGATACTAACCCAAACAGTTGGGAAGTATTATATACCGGAACAAAAGATGGCGATGTAGCTATTGTTATTCAAGGGTCTTCTTCAACTATTTATCAAAGAGCTGCTAACATTTGGACTGGCGTCGGCGAAGTTCCGTTAACAATCACCTTAGTAGATGGCCAAGCTACGTTAGCAGATGCTTTGGTTTTCGTTGGTTCATCTAAACCATTTGCAAATATCGAATACACATTACAAAGAACTACTGGTAATGGCCGTAAAAGAAAAGGCGATTTCAACATATTAAATGACGGCTTTAGCTCCGTTGCTTATGATCATTCCTTTACAGAAATCGGTAACGATGTAAGCGCTTGGCTCTCTATTGTTATGGAATCTGGAAGCGTTAAATTAAAATATACTTCTGATCTAGAAGGGGTTCCACTCACTCTTAAATATGTTTTAAAAGGATTCTAATGAGCAGTCCAATTGAACAATTACTACGAGAGCAAGTTGTTGAGCTTACCAAGCTTTTAGAACTTAAAGATGCTAGAATTAGAGAGCTTGAGGCTTTACGAAGTATCCCTGGGAATATAATTTTTCCAGTGGACATATTGACTACTACATTTGAACCAGCCAATGCTAACGCTATCGAAACAGTCACTGCTGCAAATATTGATATCTCCAAATTTCTTAGGGGGGAATAATGAGTTACGATTCTAATCAGCCCAAAAATCAAGGCAATACTAAATTATCAGAAATAGCAATCGACAGACAAATTCCTTTTTTAGCTAACTCTGATGAGCAGGAAAACGCTTTAGTTACTTTAGAAAATACTTTTAAAGCAATCGCTGAATTGTCTAGAAAAACTAATTACATACTTCATTCTGAAGGTGGTCAAATCACTTGGACTGGAACACAGCTTCGTTTCGATGCCAACACTCTTGTTAATTCTATGAGCATGGAAATATTAGCAACTGAAGGTTCTGTAAATAGCTCTATGGTATTAAGACTTCAAGGTGGAGCTACAAACACGCTTACAACTTTTGAATACATTGATATCGCTGACGGCGAATTAGTTTATCTAGAATTAGATTCTGCATTGTTAGTTGACCAAGGAAGTTCTTTCAATCTTGAAAACGGAATTAACGGCGGTTCAACTAGCACTGGATTTAGAGTTGTTAAGCAACCTATGTCTACTGCAATGCCAAAACTTGAAATAACTACTACTGGTTCGTCTTCAATATTTAGTATTCCATTGGCCTTAAGACGCGGTAACGACTTGTTATTTGTTCCGCATGGTATCATGTGGCCAGCAGGAACTACTTCTCAATTGGGAGCAGTTTTAGTTTCTGGCGCAACTGCTTATCCAGAAAAATTTGCTTCTAATCAAACAGAATTACAACAAGCTATCACAGACTTAACTGCTTTGGGTGGCGGAATTATTCTTATAACGAAAACTTTTACCATATCTTCTGGCGTTACTTTAACTAATGGCATTAAAATTTTAGGTCGAGGAATGGACAAACTTTCAAGCTCAGTTGATTCTGGCGCTATTAAAATTGCATCTGGCGGATATATTGAATTAGGTAACAGATGTATTTTAGACGGTTTAAACATTGAGACATTAGCTGGGCACAATAGCTATACAGTTCTTGTAACCGGAAACTATTGCAGAATTAGAGATTGCCGTATTAACTTAACTAATTCAACTAATAATACATCAACTGTCGGTGCATTAGTTAACGGATCGAATAATAGAATAAATGATTGCGCTTTTAATGACGTAGTTTCTACTAATAAAATTGGTATAAACTATGTTGGTTCTAACAACGCAGATTTGGATTGTGAAGACACATAATGGCAGCAAGATCAGGTTTAAATATAAATAACTCTACAATGCAAGGCCACCTTGGTTACGAAAAGCCAGGGACTGTAAAGCCGTGGTCTTCAAATGTCTATCCTCCTGGGTGGATAGAGTGTAATGGTATACCAGTTTCAAGGACTTTGTATCCAAATCTTTTTGGTATATACGGTACAACTTATGGAGCTGGTGACGGTTCAACAACTTTTGGTATTCCAAATTTGGTTGGCAGAGTTCCAGTTGGTGCTGGTACTTATACTGATCCAGTATCTGGTTCTGTAACTAGAGTATTAGGTGCATCGAATGGTGCTGAAAAACATTTATTGCTTTCAGCAGAAAGTGCATTGGTTCAACACAAACACAACATAAATGTAAATTCTGTTTCATCAAATAGCCATCAACATTATGGAGTGTACCATAGCACATCTCAGACGAATGTAGACCCAGCCGTGTATCCAAATGAAAATCTGCCATTAGCTTTACATTACAGTGATTTTGGTGCATGGTTTGCTTATTCAATAAGAGGACACGAATCTGCCGCAGATAGAGGGGCTAGCTCAACTTCTGGTAATCATTATCATGTGACTTCGGGGGGCGTTATGTCTTCAGCTGCTGCCAATGCAGCAAATTCACATAACAATATGCAACCATATTTAGTTCAAAGATGGATAGTGAAGGTTTAATATGGCAGCAAGACTTGGATTAAATACAACAACTCAATCAATACAAATAACAGACGGTGCAGTTACTACAGGAACAGTAATTTGTTGGGGCGGAGCTACTATTCCATCTGGTTGGTTAGAATTAGATGGATCATCTTTATCTCGAACTGATTACGCTAGACTGTTTTCTATTTTAGGTACAATTTACGGATCTGCAGACAGTTCACATTTTAATCTTCCCAATTTGGCAGGGAGAGTTCCAATTGGTTCTGGTACTTACACTGACCCAGTGTCTGGTTCAGTCATTAGATTTTTAGGAACTTCAAATGGCGCTGAAAAGCACAAAGTATTAAATGCAGAATCAGGAGAAGTTGCCCATTCGCATGCAAGAGGGTCTGTGCTTTCAGTATCGGCAGGAAATCATACACACTATACAATGTCAAAATATTTTGGAACTGGAATAATTGAATTTCACACAGTTCCAAATTATGGCAATGTTGCATATTCATTAATGGGCGGTATGGTTTTTGGTGGCGCTGCTTCAAAAGTTTCTTTTTCATCAGTTCTTGGTATTTATACTGGACTTGAGCCATCAAGAATACAAACATCGTATGCTGTTGGCTCTGGATATAATAGTTCTGGTCAACATACGCACACAGGTCCTAATACTGATTTATCTTTTACAAGCATATCTGAATTAGCAACTGCGCATAATAATATGCAGCCATATATAGTACAAAAATGGATTATAAAGGTGTAATATGGCAAAAAGATCAGGATTAACCACAAATAATCATTCAATAAAAAAAGGCGAAGGTTTAGAGCCATCTGGAACTATTAAAGTATGGTCCATGGCTACCATTCCATCTGGTTGGTTAGAATTAGATGGGTCTGCGATTACACAGGCTCAATACCCACTATTATATAGTATATTTGGTGCAAATCTTCCTAACATGATTGGAAGAACAGTAATTGGTGCTGGTACTTACACTGACCCAGTGTCTGGTTCTGTAACCAGAATTCTCGGAAGTTTTAATGGTGCCGAGAAGCATCAATTAACTGCTGATGAAATTGGAAATCCAACTCATTCTCACAATACAAGCACTATTACTTTAGATTACGCAGGTGAACATAAGCATTATATGTTTATGAAAGACACTGACCCTATTACGTTTTCGGTAGAACAATCAAATGATATAACTTCATTAAATCCATCTTATAAAACAGATATGTCATGGTATTTTAGTGGCGCTACAGATTATGGATATTATTTCTATTCAACACCTAGCGGCCAGGCTGATGCCGGAGCAAGCAGTATAAGCGGTGCCCATTCTCACACACTGACTGGGGATTTGGCCAATTCTACACCTGCATCAGCAGTAAACAAACACAATAACATGCAACCATACTTAGTCCAAAAGTGGATAGTTAAAATATAAAGGATAATATTATGTCAAATCCAACCAAAAATTTTGAATTTATTAGATTATATCCTCGACTTAATGCTGATCCATTAACTGGAAAAGTTGGAGAAATTTATTTTAATACTGATCTTAATAGACTAAGAATTTGTACAGACATTTTTCCTATTTGGGAAGATCTATCTGTATCACAAACTGAGGCATTCCAAGACAAGAACGCAAAACTTGTTCAAGGCGGAGTGTGGATTGCTGGTGTTGACGAATTAACTATATCAGACGATGCTTTTATACAATTGCCCGGTAGGCCATTGGCTTCAAATACGATTTCTGCACAAACAATTGCTGGTCTAGCCGATGGATATTGTGCTTATGTAACTTTAGACAGAACTGGTGTAAGTTCTATATTGCCAGTTACCGTTGCACAAACTTCTACATTGCCACAAGACAGAGATGTTCTTATTGTTGCTCTTAAAAGCGGTAATGAGTTCCATGTCGGGTCAATGGTATTATTTGAAGGCCAATCTAAAACAATCGAAGGAACTTCCAGAGAAATACTAGCTGCAATTGGTGCTTCTTCTGAAACAGATTCATCTGGACAATTAAGATTAATAGCAAGGGATGCTTCTACTTTAGTAGACGTTACTGCTGTAAACAAGTTATCAATTGATGGTACTGAATTTGGAATGGCTTTCCAAAATAAATTTTTAAATTTCAGTGGAGCAGTAATCAATTTCTTTACTGGCCAAATCTATAAAGAAGATGGAGTTACTCCGCTTGGCGATAACTTTATGTCTCCATTAATTACTGTGGCGCCAGGCTACGGACGATGGTATTCTGTAACTTTAGCGGCAAATTCTGTTAATTCATTTAATGAAATAGATGGAAAACTTTTAGTAGTTTCAGCTGATACAGACGCTACTGGCATAACAACTGCTGTTAAAGCAAACTATCCAACTGGTATTAACTTAGGACAAGTATTTGTTTTCAATGATGGCGGCACTATTATTAATATTATACAAAATGATATTGTACAAAATGCTGCAGCAGGAGGTTCATCTTCTACTACAAGCGGTGGATTGATTCAAATAACTGCAAATGACCCATTGTCAATGGCTATACCAACTGGAACAACTTATACTGTTGATAATGTCGCGATGGTGAATGGCGATTTAATACTATTCCCAAATTTGAATTTTGATCCAGGCGTTTATAAAATAAGTGGTGTTGGAACCTCTATTTCTTTTGAAATACAAAGTGTTTTCAATGATTCAGTTAATCCAACTAAAGGTGATCAAATATACATACAAAAAGGCGACATTTTTGGTAATCAGATCGGTATGTACAATGGATCAATCTTTGCTTTTAATGATGTTGTTCGTTATTTTGATGACACATCTGTAGATTTTTGGGAACAAACATCTGTTAAAACAACAGAAATTGTTAATAATACAGATGGAATTATTTTCTCCGTAAGTGTTGCTGGTTCAGAAAACTTTATTCTTTCTTATTCAATTATTAGAGGAACTGGTAAAGAGGCCGGTCAACTGACTATAACTTCAGACGGAACAACTGCCAATGTTGCCCAACATAATTCATCTACTGAAGTTACTGGCGTTAGTTTTTATGCTGAAATTGATACCGGCATTATAACTTTATACTATTCTACAACTGATACTGGTTCAGATGGTATAATGAAATACTTTGCTCAAAGATGGTCTGATGCTGATGGCGGTCCAAGCGGAATGCCTAATTATTCATCTTACTATAGCCCTACTTTAGGTGCTGCTGGTAATCAGGGCGAAGTTCAATTCAATGGCTCTGGTCAATTGTCTTCAAATTCTCATTTTAAATGGGATGGAGTTAATAATGCCATTAATCTAAATGGTCTTCAATTAATGTCTTTATCAGATACGATTACTCTTTTAGACAATCAATCAGATCCAGTTACTATTATTACTTATGCAGCAGCAGAATACACTAACGTAGTTGTGGATTACGGTATTCGTCGAGGTCCAGACATGAGAACCGGAGAAATGTTAATTGCTTCTAATGAAACAGTAGCAGAAATCTGGGATGACTATGTTGAAACTAACGATACCGGCGTCATTTTTAATATTATTAATGACGGTTCTACAGTATCAATTCAATATGTGTCAACAGACTCTACTTATGACGCTACCATGAAGATATTCATACGTCGTTGGTTAATGGAACCATAATACCCATAAAAAATATAATAAAATCAATACTTTGGCCTATAGTTTGGAGGTAATCCTAACAATTGGGCCAAAGCCTAATCTTTTACGTGTATAGTTTCTATACACCAAACCCCTTAAAAAAAAAGGAAAAACCATGTCAAATTTATTAAAAGTTTCCGGCGGTATACAACTCCGCGGTTTAACTAACCCACCAGCGAAAGCTGTTGACGGACAGTTATATTTTGATACTACGTCAAATAGTTTCAAGATTAGAACTGGCGGTCAATGGAAAACGCTTATTGATTCAGCTGTATTTAATTATACAGTAGGTAGTTTAACTCAAGGAGTTAACTATACTGCTAGTGATGCAAATGTTATTGCATCTCACTTAGCTGGTATTGATGCTGCATTAAATTCGCAAGCTGCTGCTTTCCAAACTGCAATTTCTGGCGTTCAAGCCGATTTAGCTACTGAACAATCTGCTCGTATTGCTGCTGTTGCTGCTGAACAATCAGCACGTATTGCTGCTGACGCACAACTTGCTAGCGATTTAGCTGCTGAGCAAACTGCTCGTGCTGCTGCTGTTGCTGCTGAACAATCAGCACGTATTGCTGCTGATGATGTTCTTACTGCTGCTGTAGCTACTGAGCAATCTGCTCGTGTTGCTGCTGTTGCTGCTGAAGAGTCTGCAAGAATTGCTGCTGACGCTGCTGAATTAACTTCACGTCAAGCTGCTGTATCTGCTGAAGCTTCTGCTCGTATTGCTGCTGATGCTCAACTTACTAGCGATCTAGCTGCTGAAGTATCATCTAGACAAGCCGCTGTATCTGCTGAAGCTTCTGCTCGTGTTGCTGCTGTTTCTGCTGAAGAGTCTGCAAGAATTGCTGCTGATACTGCAGAACAATCTGCACGTATTGCTGCTGACGCTAGCTTACAAAGCCAAATCGACAATGTTCTCTCTAACATTGATCCAACAGCTCTTGATTCGTTAACTGAAATCGTTGATGCATTCCAAACTGCTGATGGCAATTTAAACAGTGCTATTACTACTTTAGCTGGCGCTGCTGCTACTAATTTAGCTAACGAAACTGCTGCTCGTGTTGCTGCAGAAAACACTATTACTAGTGATTTAGCTGCTGAACAATCTGCACGTATTGCTGCTGATGCACAACTTACTGCTGATTTAGCTGCTGAAGTTAGTTCACGTCAAGCTGCTGTAGCTGCTGCTATTGATGCTGTTGAAGGTTATACAGATACTTCTGTTGCTGCTGAAGCTTCTGCTCGTGTTGCTGCTGTTTCTGCTGAAGAATCTGCTCGTATTGCTGCTGATGCTGCTGAGCAATCTGCTCGCGTTGCTGCTGATGCTACTCTTACTGCTGATCTAGCTACTGAGCAATCTGCTCGTATTGCTGCTGATGCCGCTGAACAATCTGCTCGTATTGCTGGCGATGCTACTTTAAATAGTGCATTAAATGCTGAAGTTTCTAGAGCAACTGCTGCTGAAGGCGTATTAACTGCTGATCTAGCTGCTGAAGTATCATCTAGACAAGCTGCTGTAACTGCTGAGCAATCTGCTCGTGTTGCTGCTGATTCTGCAGAACAATCTGCAAGAATTGCTGGTGATGCTGCTCTTGCTGCTGATTTAGCTACTGAGCAATCTGCTCGTATTGCTGCTGATGCACAACTTGCTTCTGATCTAGCTACTGAGCAATCTGCACGTCAAGCTGCTGTTGCTGCTGAACAAGCTGCAAGAATTGCTGGTGATGTAGTTGTTACTGATGCATTAAATGCTGAAGTTTCTAGAGCAACTGCTGCTGAAGCTGGTATCGCTGCTGATTTAGCTGCTGAAGCTTCTGCTCGCATCGCTGCTATTGCGGCTGAAGCAAGTTCACGTACTAATGCTGTAGATGCAGAAGCGTCTGCTCGTATTGCTGCTGACCAATCTTTACAATCACAAATCGACAATATTGTTTCTAATATTGATCCTGTTGCTCTCGATTCATTAACTGAAATCGTAAGCGCATTCCAAAATGCTGACGGTAGTATCAACACTACTCTTAGCCAATTAGCTGATAGTGCTTCTAATAATTTAGCTGCTGAAGTTTCTAGAGCTGTTGCTGCTGAAGGAGTTTTAACTTCTGCTGTAGCTACTGAGCAATCTGCGCGTATTGCTGGTGATGCTCAACTTGCTGCTGATTTAGCTGCTGAACAATCTGCTCGTATTGCTGCTGATGCTGCTGAAACTACTTCTAGACAAAACGCTGTAGCTGCTGCTATTGATGCTGCTGAAGTCTATACAGATACTTCTGTTGCTGCTGAAGCTTCTGCTCGTGTTGCTGCTGTTAATGCTGAACAATCTAGAGCAATGGCTGCTGAAGCTCTTCTTGCTGCTGATATCACTACATTACAACAGTCTACTACTCAAGGTATTACAGTATCTATTAATGCTGAGCAATCTGCACGTATTGCTGCTGATGCTCAACTTACTGCTGATTTAGCTGCTGAGCAATCTGCTCGTATTGCTGCTGATGCTACTCTTACTGCTGATCTAGCTGCTGAAGTTAGTTCACGTCAAGCTGCTGTATCTGCTGAGCAATCTAGAGCAATGGCTGCTGAGGCTCTTGAACAATCTGCACGTATTGCTGCTGTAGATGCTGAAGCTTCTGCACGTATTGCTGCTGATGCCACTGAACAATCTAGAGCAATGGCTGCTGAGGCTGCTGAGCAATCTAGAGCAATGGCTGCTGAGGCTGTTCTTACTGCTGCTGATGCTACTGAGCAATCTGCACGTATTGCTGCTGATTCTGCTCTTACAGATGCATTAAATGCTGAAGTGTCATCTAGACAAGCTGCAGTTTCTGCTGAAGCTACTTCTAGACAAAACGCTGTAGCTGCTGCTGAGTTAGCTGCTTCTAATGCAATGGCTGCAGAACAATCTGCACGTATTGCTGCTGACGCTGCTGAGCAATCTGCAAGAATTGCTGCTGATGCACAACTTACTGCTGATTTAGCTGCTGAGGTTTCTAGAGCTACTGCTGCTGAAGGTGTTTTAACTTCTGCAATCACTGCTGAGGTTTCTAGAGCTACTTCTGCTGAGCAATCTTTACAAGCTCAAATTGATAATGTTCTTTCTAATGTTGATCCTACTGCTCTTGATTCATTAACTGAAATTGTTAGTGCATTCCAAGCTGCTGATAGCAACTTAAATGGCGCTATTACTACTTTAGCTGATTCTGCTGCTTCTAACTTAGCTGCTGAGCAATCTGCTCGTATTGCTGGTGATGCTGCTCTTGCTGCTGATTTATCTGCTGAAGTTTCTTCTCGTCAAGCTGCTGTTGCTGCTGCTGAGTTAGCTGCTTCTAACGCTGTTGCTGCTGAAGCTTCTGCTCGTGTTGCTGCTGTTGCTGCTGAAGAGTCTGCAAGAATTGCTGCTGATGCTACTGAGCAATCTGCTAGAATCGCTGCTGATGCTCAACTTACTAGCGATCTAGCTGCTGAACAATCTGCACGTATTGCTGCTGATGCCGCTGAAATGTCTTCTAGACAAGCTGCTGTTACTGCTGTTTCTAACAGCTTAGCTGCTGAAATTGCTAGAGCTGGTGCTGCTGAGGGTGTTCTTACTGCTGCTGTAGCTACTGAGCAATCTGCTCGCATGGCTGCTGTTGCTGCTGAAGAGTCTGCAAGAATTGCTGCTGACAATGCAGAGCAATCTGCTCGTATGGCTGCTGATTCTGCTGAGCAATCTGCTAGAATCGCTGCTGATGATGTTCTTACTGCTGCTGTTGCTGCTGAAGTATCATCTAGACAAGCTGCTGTTGCTGCTGAAGAATCTGCAAGAATTGCTGCTGATGCTGCTCTTACTAGCGCATTAAACGCAGAAGTAACTAGAGCAAGTGCTGCTGAAGCAAACATTGCTTCTGATCTAGCTGCTGAGATTTCTAGAGCTACTGCTGCTGAAGGAGTTTTAACTTCTGCATTAAACGCTGAAGTATCATCTAGACAAGCTGCTGTTTCTGCTGAAGAATCTGCACGTATTGCTGCTGATTCTGCTCTTACAGATGCATTAAATGCTGAGATCACTTCTCGTCAAGCTGCTATTGATGCTGAGCAATCTTTAAGATTGACTGCTGCTCAACTTGAACAATCACAACGTATTGCTGCTGATGCAAATCTTAACACAGCAATTAACGCTGAGGTTTCTAGAGCTACTGCTGCTGAAGGTGTATTAACTTCTGCAATCGCTGCTGAGCAATCTGCACGTGAAGCTGCTGACTTAGTTATCTCTGCTGATTTAGCTGCTGAAGTTTCTTCAAGACAAACTGCAGTTTCTGGTTTACAATCACAAATTGATAGTATTGTTTCTAACACTGACCCTGCTGCCCTTGATTCATTAACTGAAATCGTTAATGCTTTCCAAGCTGCTGATGGTAACTTAAACAGTGCTATTACGACTCTTTCTACTGCTGCTTCTACTGCATTAAATGCAGAAATTACTAGAGCAACTGCTGCTGAGTCTAGTTTACAAACTGGCTTAAATGCTGAGCAATCTGCAAGAATTGCTGCTGATGCTGCTGAGCAATCTGCACGTATTGCTGCTGATGCTAGCTTACAAAGCCAAATCGACGCTTCAAATGCTGCTAAAGACGACCTCGGCCTTCTTGTTGAAGATGCTCTTGCTCTTAAACTTGATTTAGCTGGCGGTACAATGTCTGGCGCTATTGATATGGGCGCAAACAAAGTTACTAACTTAGCTACACCAACTGCTTCTTCTGATGCAGCTACTAAAGGTTATGTTGATTCTGTTGTTGTTGACGAAGCTCACATCAACGCTTCTGCATTGTCTTCTAGCGGTGGTTTACAAGGTGGATCTGGCGATAAACTTGCAATCAAACTTGATGGAAGTTCTTTAACTACATCTAGTGCTGGATTGAAAGTTAACGCTGATGGTATCGTTGCTGATACTATGGTTGCTGCTGATCCATTGTTCAGAGGAACTGTTAAACGTGGTGCTGCTGGCGCTCTCGTTCAAGAACAGTACTTTGATGCAATCGCCCTTGCTGCTGGAAAAACTGGCGAAGTTATCGCTGATTTAACTTTCAGTACTGCTTCTTTTGAAGGTTGTGAGATTACTTACAAAATGAAAGACAGTGCTGGTAAAGTAGTAATTGGAACATTCCGCGTAGTTACAAACGGTTCTGAGGTATCATACAATGATATGAGCGTTGAGACTGATGCTACTGGAATCTCTTTTGCTGCTGTAGTTAGCGGTGGAAACATAAACGTTACTTATGATAGCGGTGCTACTACTGCTGTTGCAAGAATGGACGTTAAGCTAATTAAAGCTTAATAATTTGACTGTATAGTTAGATTGTGGGACCGAGGATTTTCTTCGGTCCCTTTATTGTAATTATACAACCTTGCTAATAAAGGCAAGATATTAAAAAGGAAAACGAAATGGCTATACGTAGATTTCTTACATTAAGTTCAAATGTCTATCTATCTAATGGATTGACGTTTAAACCAATGGCAACTGCACCGTCACCAGCTATGAATGGTGATATGTATTACAATAGTGTTTTAAATAAATTCCAAAAATATGAAAACGGTTCATGGAGCGATCTCGGAGCTACTTCTTCATCTGTAGATTTATATGGAATTTATTCTAGTTTAGATTTAAAGGCTCCTCTTGCTTCTCCAACTTTTACTGGTACAGTTTCTGGTATTACTGCTGCAATGGTTGGATTGGGTAATGTATCTAATGTTGCTCAAATGCCTCTTTATTTTTTAGATACTAATAGTAATTTAGCTGATAATTCAGATGCTAAAGTTCCTTCTCAAAAAGCTGTTAAATCTTATGTTGATCTTCAAATTGCTGCTATTAATTTAATGGGCGGATCTGCTGGTACTACAACAGTAACAAAAGAAGATGTTGGTCTTGGTAATGTTGATAACGTTGCTCAAATGCCACTTTCTTATTTAGATGTTGACGGCACTTTTGCTGCTAATTCAGATGTTAAGGTTGCTTCTCAAGCTGCTGTTAAAATTTATGTTGACGATGCTGTAGCTGGTAAAACTACCGAAGCTTATGTAGATGCTGCTGTAGCTGCCGAAGCTACTTCTCGTACAGCTTCTGTTACTGATTTACAAACTCAAATTACAAACATTATTTCTAATACTGATCCTGCTTCTCTTGATTCTTTAAGTGAAGTTGTTGCTGCTTTTGAAGCTGCTGATAGTAACTTAAATAATGCTATTACTAGCTTAGCTAGTTCTGCATCTACAGCTGCTAGTACAAAAATTCCTTTATCTTATTTAGATACTGATTCAACTTTTGCTGCCAATTCAGATATTAAAATTGCTTCTCAAGCAGCTACTAAAGTTTATGCTGATACTAAAGTAGCTAAAACTACAACTGTAAACGGTCACGTATTAAGTTCAAATATTACAATTTCTGCTAGCGATGTTGGTTTAGGAAATGTAGACAATACATCTGATGCTACAAAAAATAGCGCAGTTGCGACATTAACTAACAAAACTTTAACAAGTCCAACTATTTCTAGTCCAACTTTTTCTGGAACAGTTACTGGACTTGCTTTATCATCATTGACTGGAACGCTAGCTATTTCTGCTGGTGGTACTGGACAAACTACTGCCGCTGGTGCTTTGAATGCATTATTGCCAGCTCAAACATCTAATTCTGGTAAAGTTTTACAAACAGACGGAACAACTGCTAGCTGGGTAACTCCTGCTGCATCTTCTACTCCAAATCCAACTTTGACTAATCCAACTTGGACTACTCAAAATTTAACTTTTGGTGCAACTACAAATTGGAACGCAGATAATGGTGGAGGAGCTGTTCTTACTTTAACTGGTAATACTACTATGGCAAATCCAACTAATCTTAAAAATGGCGCTACTTATGTATTAAAAGTAATCCAAGATTCAACTGGTAGCAGAATGATTACTTGGGATAGCATGTTTAAATGGCCAGCAGGAGCAGTTCCGGTTTTATCAACTTCTGCAAATAGCATAGACTTGATCTCTTTTTATTACGATGGATCTATTTTGATCGGAAGTTACTTAAGAGGTATTGCGTAATGGCTATCATGTTTTTACCACCACGAACAGTCGTGGTAAATGTTGCTTCTGCGACAGATTATAATTTATATACTGCTGCAGGTTCTTTAAAGGAGCCAGTTGCTTGTCACGTAACTGTAACTGGAACTGTTTCTGCATCGAATATAAGTACGCCAGCATTTACAGTCGGATCTGATTGGAATGCTGCGTCATGGATACATATACTTAACAGTGGAACAATTGTTGGCGCAACTGGACGAACTGGTAGTACCGGAAGTAACGGTTCTGTCACTAGTGGTGCTGGTGGAGCTGGTGGAATTGGCGGAGGTTGGAATGCAAGCCGTGTTGCTTTTAGCCCAACTGCAGGATCTTCTGGTGGAAATGGAGTTGCGCAATCTGGTCTTTCTGCAAACGGCGGTAACGGTTATGCCGGAGGAGATGGCGGAATTGCATTTTTAGGTACTAATTCTAATAGAATTGTTACATGTCTAAAAAATTATGGAAATATTACTGGCGGAGCTGGCGGAATTGGCGGTGCTGGCGGAACTGGTGCCACAGCTCCCGGCGGCGGAGGCGGAGGCGGCGGAGGCGCATGTGGTAGAAATGGACCTGTTGGGGGAGGATCTACAACTTATATTAGCGGAGGCGGCGGAGGCGGCGGAAGCGGATCAACTGGAGGACTTGGAGGTCACTCAGGATGGTGGCAATATAGCGTATCTACAGCGAATCAGCCTACTATTACAGATAATTTAATTGGCGGAAACGGATCTTCATTTACATATGGTGCTGGCGGAAGCCGAGATTATAGTAATTTTAATACTAATTATTTTAATGGTAATGGCGGAAGAGGCGGCAATCGTGAAGAGAACGGAACTGTTGGTGGATACTCTACAAAAACTGATGGAGGAACATTTTGGACCCTAGCTATTACACCTGGGGTAGGAAATAGTTTCGGAGCAGCTGGCGGCGTAAAAGGCACTACATTGGTCGGAACCAATGGCGCTACTGGAGCAAGTGGATCGCGAGGATACAGTGTATCAAACGATTCTAATATAACATGGTTAAATTTAGGCACAGTTAATGGAACGAAAGTATAAAAGGAGATTTTATGAACATTAAATACAAAATATTACAAATAGATACAACAGAGCATTCTATAATAGTCAGATTTTATACTGATGTATTAACAGAGGAAATGCTGTCATCTGTTAAATATACAGATGGAACAGTTGAAAAAAATGATGATGGAACTGTAAAAAGTTGCAGAACAGATTACAACATTAATATTTGGCAAACACCATCTCCAACTGGAGAAGAGCTTGACCAATATATTTTACGACATGCTCCGGTTCAATGGCTTGAATTGCAGGAGAGCATTATTAACCCACAAATAGACACGTCTATGTCTGGGTTAGAAGTATTAGTGGGAGTTGAAAAAACTGTCACTATTTAAATAGTTACAAAACAGGTTAAGATTAGCTTAATCTAAACTGCGTAGTATTTTACTGCGCAGATATTAACATACGATGAAACAGGAGATATAAAATGTCACGTCGTTTTCTTGGTATTAGTTCAAGTCTTTATTTAAATAAAGGCTTAGTATTAAAACCACAATCAAGTGCCCCAACTGAACCAGTTAATGGGGATATATATTATGATTCAACAGATGGTAAAGTCAAAATTTACAAAATAAACCAATGGGTAGAGTTAGCCGGAAGTTCTTCTTCTAGCGGTAGTGTTTTCACTGCACAAGGCGCTCTAGTATTCCCAGATGGTTCTGAACAAACTACAGCTTACACAGGTCAAGCTAGCGGTGGCGGAAGCAGTGCTTCTCCAGCGACTGCATCTGCACTTGGATTAATCCAATTAGCTGGTGATTTAGGCGGAACTGCTAGTGCCCCAACTGTTCCAGGTTTAGCTGCTAAAGTTGATTCTTCAGAAAAAGGTATCGCTCTTGGTATTGCTACTTTAGATGCTGATGGTAAACTTGAATCAACTCAAATGCCTGCATTAACTAAAGCTATGGTTAGTTTAAGCAATGTTTCTGATGTTGCTCAAATGCCACTTTCTTATTTAGACACTGATGGTACTTTTGTTGCTAATTCAGATGTTAAGGTTGCTTCTCAAAAAGCTGTTAAAGCTTATGTAGACGCTGCTGTTGCTGGAAAAGCTACTGAAGCTTATGCAGACGCTGCTGTTGCTGGTAAAGCTACTACTGCTTATGTAGATGCTGCTGATGCTAGCTTACAAAGCCAAATCGACAATGTTCTCTCTAACATTGATCCTACTTCTCTTGATTCATTGAGCGAAGTTGTTGCTGCGTTTGAAGCTGCTGACACTAATTTAAATAATGCTATTACTAGCTTAGCTAGTTCTAAAATGCCTTTATCTTATTTAGACAATGTTGCCTTTACTTTAACTGGGGGCCCTAGTCCATCAATCGCAAAAGTTCCATCTTCATATATTGTTAAAACTTATGTTGATGAAATGGGCGCTTATGCTATTAACACTGCCCATACATATACTTACAACCTCGTTGATGCTGAAGTTTCTTCTCGTCAAATTGCTGTTAATGCTGCTTTTAGTGAAATCACTACTGCTGTAGCTGCTGAAGCTTCTGCACGTGATGCTGCTATTACTGCTGCTGTTGCTGGAAAAGCTACTACTGCTTATGTAGATTCTGCTGTTGCTGGCGCAAGTTCAAATGTTGCTGTTGATACTGTAACTGCTGCTACTTACACAGCTACTGCATCTAACGGAGTTATCTTAGCTTCTGGCGCTGCTAATGCGATTACTATTACTTTACCAACTGCTGTAGGCTACACTGGTAAAAAATTAGACATCAAAAAAACAGACGCTACTGCAAACGCAATCACTGTTTCTGCTGTTGCTGCACAAACAATTGATGGCGCTACTAGCAAAGTTATTACAACACAATATCAAAATATTACCCTTGTCTCTGACGGGGCTAACTGGTTTTTAATTTAAGGAGATTTTTATGAGTTTTACACCAGACACAAGTAAATGGGCCGCTGGCATCGTTTACGGAGTAAATGACACAACAAAATATGGGAAAAACATGTACACTTGTATTGCATTTCACACTGCAAGTGTATTTGAATCAGATTTAGCTTCTGGTTATTGGCAATTAGTTAACGAACCAGCTTTAGGTAAAAATTACCTTGCTGGTGCTGGTTTTGAAAGCAATGGAACAGGAATGTTCTCATTATTCAATACTACATTGACTAGCAAAATCCCTACTGGAGCAATCACTGCAGGTGCTGCTTCTATTACTACTTTTAACACTACTTCTTCTGGCGCATTAGCTGGTGGATATAGTTTACAAACTGCTATCGGATCTGGCACTATCACTGCTGGCCACGGTTTTATCTCTAACAACATGACTGTTGCTCCTGAAGATAAAGCTAAAGTAATGCAAGTAAGTTTCTCTTACTCTGCAACTACTGGAAGTTCTTTGATGAACTTTTCTGGGACAAGTTCAAATACTTGGGCAGTTTATATCTATGATAACGCAAACTCAGCTTGGATTCAACCGGCTGGCGTTTACAACATGGTACAAGGAAGCGGAGTAGGAAAATGTACTGCTACATTCCAAACTCCAAGTAACGCTACTACTGTAAGAGTTGCTATCATCTGTATTACTGCTAATACAAGTGGTGCTGTTGCAATGTTATGGGATAGTTTCTACTTCGGTCCACAAAGCGTGTCTTACGGTCCAGCAATGAGTGATGCAAAATTATATACGCCGACTTTATCTACAGCTACGGGATCTATTACTAACACTACTACTTCAGCATATTGGATGCAGGTCGGGCAAAATATTAAAGTTAATGGACAAATAACATTTAGTGCAGCAAGTGCCGCATTTACAACACTATATGTATCTTTGCCGAGTGGATTTTCTGTTAATGATTCTGCAATTGCATCGTCAAATCAAATATTTTGTGGAATTGTTAGGTTTGGCGACACAGGTGTAAATAATTATTTAGGCGTTGTTAGATATGTGAAGTCATCGGCAAAAATTGAATTAGTATCTACGGTTACAAATACTTCTGACGCTGGATCTAGTGCCGATCCTGCTGTTCAAACGGCGATTTCTAACACAACTCCTTTTACTTATAATTCTGGCGATATAATTGATTTTAGTTTTGAGTTACCAATCGTCGGCTGGTCATCAAACTCTGTGATGAGTGCTGATACTGACACGCGTGTGGTGGCTTTATCTAGAGCTTCTGGCGCTCAAATCAGTGTGCCGAACACAACATACACTTATGTTGATTTCACATCTGCGTATGTTGATACACACTCAGCTTGGCGTTCAGGTGTAGGTTACAGTGCTGGAAGTTGGACAACTGCTCCAGCTTACGTTGTACCTGTGTCTGGCACTTACTCAATTAGCTGTGGCTTTTTCTTTGGTCCTTCTAATGGTTCTAAACAAGTTTTGATTTCAAAAAATGGTGCATCTATTGGTAATGGTGCAAATGATGGAACAACGACAAGCGGAGCAAATATCAATGCAAGCGCTATCCAAAATTTTGTTGCTGGAGATTTAATTCAAGTTCAAATATGGCAAAATTCAGGCGCTGCTGTATTAGAACCTGGTTCCGTAACTGCTGCTTGGTCACATCTTGAAATCCAAAGACTTTCAGGTCCAGCTACTATAGCTGCGACTGAGACTGTAAGTGCTAAATATGTTTCTAATTCTGCTTCATCCATGACTAATGATATAGCTACAAGAATTGATTTTGCACAGAAATCTTGGGATACCCATTCAGCTGTGACTCCTACAGTCGGCGGATGGAAATTCGTAGCCCCCGTTTCTGGTATTTATCAAATTTCATCTGGTATTATTATAAATGTTACTTTAGCAAATACAGTGGCATTTTCTATGGATATGAGTCTTGAAAAAATAGCTATTAGTGGGTCATCGACTGTAGATACTAAAATGTCTAGGATTGATACTTTTGGAACAGGTAATTCTTTTCCTGGAATATCTGGAACTGTTACAATTAGACTTTTAGCAGGAGAAGGTTGCCGCATAACGGCTAAACAAACCTCTGGAGCAACAAGAAGCACAACTGGCTCGTCTACAGAGAATTATGTTACTGTAGACAGAATTGGCAACTAATCTTTAGTTAAAATCTAACTAAATCTAGGGCTCAAGGGAAACCTTGGGCCCTTTTTTTTAGCCTAATCTAATCTACAACAGAATATTAATTTTTGAGGATAGTAGGAATCAAAGATGGCAATCAATTTTTTTGGCGTAAGGCACGGTTTAACTCTAGGATCTTTAACTTCAGCTCCATTATCACCACTAAACGGTGATATTTATTTTGATGGAACGCAAGGAAAATTCCAATTTTATCAAGATAATCAATGGACTACATACGGCGATCCATTAAAAGCTTATACTTTAGGTAAAATCTTACAAAGTAACAGTATTACTGGATTAATTGAAGCTTCTACAGTTGATTCTACAGTTCTAGCTTATCTAGATGCCACATCTTCAATTCAAAATCAATTAAATTCTAAAATAGAAAAATCATTAATGACTGCTAAAGGTGACATTATCGTTAGAAATGCCACTGTACCAACTGTATTACCTGTTGGTTTAAACGATTATGTATTAACTGCTGATTCAACTACAGCAACTGGTTTAAAATGGGCTGCAGCAGTTTCTGGTGCTAATACTTCTCTTTCTAACTTAACTTCACCTACGTCTATTAACCAAAGTTTAGTTGCTTCTGATACTACTAAAACCTTGGGTACTTCTTTAACTCCTTGGCTTGAAACGTGGACTTATAACCAAAAATTAAAAGGTTCCACTACTGGCATACTAACCATTAAAGCTGCAGATGCTACTACTCCATATACTTTGACTATGCCATCTGCTGTAGGATCAAACGGCCAAGTACTTACTACTGACATATCTGGCAATCTTTCTTGGACAACACCTTCTGGAACTGGAGCTAATACTAGTTTATCTAATTTAACTTTACCTACTTCTATTAATCAAGATTTAATTCCTTTTAATGATCAATTGCAAAATTTAGGCACTAACTTAAAGGCTTGGAACAATTTATACGTAGGTAGAATTAGAGACAGCTACCTAGTTGATTCTATTAATCCATTTGCTAGGGTTTTAACTGATTCTGTAGGTGGCACAGCACTTGAGTGGGCTAACTCAGTTAACCCTGGCGTAGTTTCTTATTTGGATCTTGTTCCGGCAAGTAATATTTTAAATTTTGGTAGTCTTGAAAAATATTGGGAATCTATCTATGGCCTTAATTATAAGTTTGTAGATTCAACTTCAACTAATTCAATTACTTTAAAAGCTCCAGACACATTTGCAGCTGATTTTACATTAACATTGCCATCCGATGATGGTGACGCTGGTCAAGTGTTAACTTCTGATGGTTCTGGCAATCTTTCTTGGACTACTCCTGCAACGACTGGCGCTAATACTGCTCTTTCTAACTTAACTTCTCCTACTTCAGTTAACCAAGATTTGGTACCACAGCTTAGTTCATTAAATATGGGTTCAAGTGCAAGATATTGGAATAATATTTTCGTTAAAAGATTGTTTGCAATAGATAACACTGCAGCAATTGATATTAGCGATACTGGTTTAACTCATACCAGATACTTAAAAGATTCTGGTACTCAAATTGCATTATCTTGGAACCAATACGGCGTTGGTATTCAAACTAAATTATTACCACTCCAAACTGGTGTTGATCTCGGAAGTGTTGTTGATAATGCGGTTTGGGCTAATGTATATAGCTCAAATTATAACTTCAATGATTTAGATGGAAATGTTTTAACATTAACAGCTCCGGCTGGAACTGCTGCAATTACATCACACACTTTAACTTTACCTGGTGCACAAGGCGCGGCGGCTACAGTATTAACTAATGATGGTGCAGGAAATCTCACTTGGTCTACTCCTGCTGGTACTGGTGCTAATAAATCTTTATCTAACTTAACTTCTCCAACCTCAGTTAATCAAGATTTAATTCCTAGTACTACTTCTATTAATTTAGGAAGCTTACTTAAACCTTGGAATTTAGCCTACATTGGTTCTATACAAAATGCTTTAGACAACACAGCTATTGACGTAATTAATAATCTTTTAATTGCAACAGACGGGTCTGCTTCATTAGACTGGGATAGTAGGAATTTATCTGACTCAACTGGTGCGTATTCTCTTTATTGGAACACAAGACAACTAGTTAATTCAATCGGTGACATTATATTAGATTGGTCAGGCTTATCTGATTTATCTATTTATAAAAACATTATTCCAGCATCTGGGTATACGCCAACTCTTGGTACAAATTCTGCTCCGTGGACTAACGTATATACTAAAGGACTTAAATTCCTTGATTCAACAATACACGAGATTTCAATTGTTGCACCAACTACTGTTACAGCTTATACCCTAACTTTACCTTCTGCTCACGGTTCTAACGGTGAAGTACTAACTACTGATGGTACTGGGCATCTTTCTTGGGGAACTCCTGCTGGAACTGGTGCTAATAAATCTTTATCTAACTTAACTTCTCCTACATCTGTTAATCAAGATCTAATCCCTAGCACAACATCTATGAATTTAGGTAGTTTGGCTAAGCCTTGGAATTTGACATATATTGGGTCAATACAAAATGCTTTAGATAATACCGCTATTGATGTAATCAACAATTCTTTAGTTGCAACAGATGGTAATATATCTTTAGATTGGTCTGCAAGAAAAATATATGACTTAAGTGGTTCCGTTTCATTAGACTGGTCAAGTATAAGTTATATTGCATCTAATAAGGACATTGTTCCAATATCTGGGCTTAGTAATGATCTTGGTACAAATATATCTCCATGGAATTACGTAAAAACTGGAACTGTTAGTTTAGTTAATGCATCGGCTCACTCTGTTAATATAACAGTTCCGTCATCAATTACACCGCATAATCTAGTAATGCCTTCTACTCAGGGCGCGGTTTCAACTGTATTGACTAACGATGGATCTGGTAATCTTTCATGGACTACTGTTTCTGGAACTGGAGCCAATACTGCCCTTTCTAACTTAACTTCGCCAACTGCTGTTAGTCAAGATTTAATCGCTGGAACTTCTGGTCTCAATTTAGGTAACAACACAACTAGATGGAATAGCTTGCACGTTAACACTATTTCAAATACTTCAAACACCACTGCCATTAATTTATCTAATGATAGACTATTTGATTCTTCTACTAATCTGTCATTGGATTGGAATAATAGATATTTAGTTGACGGTGTTGGAGACATTGCTGCACACTGGGGAAGTAGATATTTACAGGATGCGTCAAATCATACTTCATTAGATTGGTTAAATAGATATTTATATGATTCTGCTGGATCATTATCGCTACAATGGAGTGGTACAACTGAAATTTTTTCTTATAAAAACATTATTCCAGATTCTGCATTTAGTAGATCATTGGGAACATCTTTAAACCCTTGGGGTAGTACGTACTCATCTTCTTTCAGATTTGTAGATGCTGGATCAAATGTTATTAGCCTTTTATCTCCATCTACAATTACGCCGTACAGTCTAACAATGCCGCCAGCTCAAGGGGCAGCTTCTACAGTACTGACTAATGACGGTTTTGGTACTCTTTCTTGGGCAACGCCTTCTGGAAGCGGTGCAAATACTACTTTAAGCAATTTAACTTCTCCTACGTCTGTTAACCAAGATTTGATTCCATCTGCTAATAATACACACGATCTTGGTAGTACGGCAAAAATTTGGGGTAATTTATATACAAGCAGTCTAAAAGACACTAGCGATGTTTTAATCCTCGATACGGCTTCTAGGGAGCTATATGATTCGTCTGGGGTCAGTAGTATTCTTTTCGGAACTCGTTCATTGATAGATTCTTCTGGAATAGCAAGTGTTAATTATGGTAGCCGTACTTTATATAATTCATCAGGAAATGTTCTTGATTGGTCTGGTTTTTCAGAAGCAGTTGTTCATAAGAATTTAATACCTGCTGGCAACTTGTCGCAAAGTTTAGGTGATGCTAATTATGGTTGGTTAAATACCCACACTAAAAACGTAGTACTACACGATGCTTCAACACATACAGTTACCCTTACTGCTCCATCATCAGTTACATCATATACATTAACATTACCAGCAGCACAAGGCGCTAGTGGCCAAACTTTAACTAATGATGGACTTGGGGATCTTTCTTGGACAACACCGGTTCCTTTTGCTTCTCCAACCTTTACTGGCACGGTTACGACTACAGACATTAAAGCCACTAACTTAGCATCTGCAAGTGATACTGCAAGAGGTATCGTTTATACTGATACTTTGGGTAATTTAGAGATTGACACTTTAGATTTAATATGGGACGAGACAAATAAGCGTTTAGGTATAAATCAACAAGGTTCTGTTTCTTCAGCAACAGTTGACATACACTCGACTACTTTCACTGTTCCAATAGCTCAATTCAATCAAAAAAGCACGACTCAAAATTCTAGCAGCGGCTCTATAATCCAATTGCAAACTGACCCAAGCGCAGCTATGTTATCTGGATCTAGAATAGGCGTAATCCAATTTGCTGGGGCTACAGATGCAAGTCACACAACTGCAATTGGTTCTGGAATTAACTCTATTGCAACTGAAAACTGGACATCTTCTGCCAACGGTTCAAAAATGGGTTTTTATACAACCCTAAATGGAACAACTGGAAGAGTTTTAGCTTTACAATTAGATCACAATCAAAATGCATCATTTTCAGCAAATGTATCAATAACTGGGACAACTTCTTTAAGTAAAGAAATTGTTGCAACTCAAATAACCACTCCAACAAGTCCATCAGCAGGAACTAATAAAATATACGCTAAATCAGATAACAAGTTGTATATTTTAAACTCTGCTGGTGTAGAATCACAAGTAGGCGGTGGCGCAACTAGTTACCTAAGCGTTATAGTGAATTCTTCTTCTACTTATGCATTGACATCATCAAACGATGTTCTTGTTTGTGATTGCACATCTACTAGCCAAACTATTACTCTTCCGTCGCCGACTGGCTTAAGCGGTAAGGTTTTCAATATCAAGAAAACTGATAGCACAGCTAACACTATTACTATTAGTGGCGGCACAATTGATAGCGATGGAGCTATAATAATCAGTGCTAAAAATGAGTCAAAAACTTTAGTTACTGACGGTTCTGTTTGGTTCATAATCTAACATAAAAATCATGGACTGTCTAATTGTTAGACAGTCCTAAACTATTAAAAATAAGATATTTTTTAAAGAAAAAAATTCACTTTTTATTAAAATTAGCCTAATCTCATTCATATAAGATAAATATATGAGTTAAGAAACACTTTTCAGGATTGGGAATGAAAAATGCGCAATTTTCTTGTTGTTAAGAACGGCTTAAATTTACGTCCACAGGCTTCTCCACCATCGACTGCAATTGATGGAGATATTTACTATAATTCAATTGAAAATAAATTTAAACTTTATGAAGATGGGCAATGGATTACTCCAGGAGAGCGCGGAAATACGCTACCATCAGGAACATTACTTGATTTTGCAGGCTCAACTGCACCATCTGGTTTTTTAATTTGCGCAGGACAAGAAATTTCTAGAACTACATACTCTTCGCTTTTTTCAGCCATAGGTACATACTACGGATACGGAAATGGAACGACTACTTTTAATATCCCAGATTTAAGAGGAACAATCATAATCAACAAGATTATCAAGATTTAATCTGAGGGAAGCATGGATTCATACGACTGGCAAAATGAGTGGACTAGCCCTTGGGTTAATGATAATAAAAAAGACGAAGTAAAATGTGAATGTGGCGTTCATATTACATACGGTAAAGATTGTCCCGTAGAATACCATTCAGAATGGTGTCCGTTGCATATAAATAAGAACAAACCTGAGCCGGAAAAAGGTGATGGTTACGATGACTATTACTAATGGAGTAATGTATGATTTCATTAAATGAATTATTGTCTGGAAATAAATTAGAAGAGCTACCTAAAGAGCATCAAGAAAACATCAAAAAGCTTTTGGAAAAAATTAACATGGTTAGAACTGCTTACGGTAAGCCAATGACTGTTACATCTGGATATAGAAGCATGAAGCATCATTTAGAGATATATGCCGCTAAAGGAATTACCGATAAATCTAAAATACCAATGAAAAGTAAACATCTTTATGGATTTGCTGTAGACATTCACACTCCAAATCAAGATTTGCATAAATGGTGTAAAAATAATGTTAACGAGTTAAAGAAGATTGGTATTTGGATGGAAAGTTTCGATGCTACACCGAACTGGACCCACATGCAAATAGTGCCATATGGGTCGTATAAAGAGGGCTCATCTCTTTGGTTTAACCCTTGATTCTTGTTTCAATATAATTAATTATAATTTCTGCAATTTCAGGTTGATCTCTAAACGGATACCCACTCCAATAATCTGTTATTGGTTTTTTCCAATTTGGATGCAATTTGCAATATAATTTGATCCAAAAGCTACCAGATGTATTCATTACAGAGAGGATTTGGTTGCTTTCTCTGTATGGGGTTACAAATACGTTAACTAGTAATTCTAAGAGTAAGAATGGGTAGCAAAATATTAATAATGGATATAGGTACCTAATTCTAGCTGCTTGAATTAAGAATCCAATTTGACCTGGGTGCAAAGGATCTCTGCTTTTGTACCAAAGCTTCTTAACGTTTTTTTGGTCATGTGTATTTTGACAAAAGAAAGCTCTTTTTGCGTGACTATAGAATAATTTTTTTGCTGCTGATTCAGAAAATTCAGTTTTGCTTGAATTCAAACCTGCCATTAGGCACAGCAATTGATCTCTAGTAAAATTATTTGGATTATTGTTATTATTTCTTGTTTGTGTTGGGTGTCTAACTCCAAGACCATCTTCGTTAACAAAATCATCCACTAGAAATCTATCTAAAGACTCACCTGACATAGCAAGTAATCCCGTTACGCGAGCAGAATCTCCACCATCCATATATGTTTCATCGAACGGATCATGTTGGCAAACTATGCCTTTTTCGCCTCTTCTAATCATAATAACTCCTAGTGCTTAATAAGCTTTGTAGCTTCATCCATTTTCATTTGGAACAATGCTTTTAAAATTTCGTATCTTTTAGATGGATCAGTTTCATATTGTAAAGCCATGTTAATGGCAGCTTGGAAATCCTGCATGTTGTTAGAGATTTCTAAAATTTGTACTAATGTTGGATTTACGTCATAAGATGATTGTGCCATTGTAACCTCCATATATTAATATTATATGTAAAAGTATCAGTGTTGTCAATCGTTTTAAGCTATTCTTCAGTATTTGGCTTAATTACAGTTAAAGATCCTCTATTTTTAGGTGTTTTTGGCTGTGGATCTAGAAAGTCTAATAAAATCTTTTGTCTGGCTAACGACTCTTCTCTAAGAATTGCTAATCTTTGTAGCTCAATTTCCATTTTCTTTCTTGAAAATCGTATGTAGACGCCTAAAATTATGATAACGCTTATTAAAAAAATATATTCCATTGTATCCCCCAATTAATCTTTTTCCCAAAGTAATTTTTTAGTAAAGTGATGTCTAATAAAAATACGGCCATAATTATTAACAACTTCTCCTCTAAGCTTGCCAGCTCTCCATGAGTTTTTGGCAAACCTTCCAACAATAATTTCTATTTCGTCAAAATCTAATTCAGTTAATTCCATTGCTAATTCAATATTATTTTCATCAGAAAGATAAAATGTTTCCATTTAAGCCTCCTATCTATACAATTCATCCAAATATTCATCCCAGTGTTCGTATAGATATATTGGAAATTCTTCGCTTACAGAGTATGTATTCATAATGCTAACTGGATAGCCATCAGCATTAACGGAATCATTGTGTCCTTTGCGCAAAAGGCAATGTGCTAATTCATGGTGTATAACAGTTTGCTTATCTAATTCGCTAGAAATGGCCCAATACTTTCTGTCAATAGTAACTTCTGGAGTAACCATATTGCTATTAACAAAACCAATAGTACAAACGCCCAATCTATGTGGAGGAAGATCACCAAATTCTAATATTAGATTGTCAGTCTTTGTAAGATCTACACCTCTAGACAGACCATCATTAATAAAATCTTGGTAATATGGCTGTAAGTCGGAATTAATTGTTAAAACTTTAACAAAAGACTTTCCACAACCTGCTAACACTAGAAATAATAATGGTAAATATTTCATGTTATCTCCAATGTAATAATTTTAACACAAAATGATAGAAATAACAATATTTTTCATTAATTATTTCAAATTGATACATCTAACTGTGAGACGCTATTAAGTAAAGTGTTGCAAATACTCCAGAAAAGGCCAGAATTCCCCAAATCGTAATCTCAATCCAACTAATTTCTCTATACTTACCCATTTTTCCTCTCTATTCAACGTGATTTTTACGCTCTTCATCCATTGCTTCAGTGAGAGTATACCCAACAGTACTTTCAACAATAGATCTAGCTTTAAATCCAATAATAAACGAAAGAATCATGCTTACTGGCATTGGGTTTTGTAAGAACTTTCCTGCCAACACACTTACGCTCATTGAACCAAGAATTGCTAGCAACAAACTTAAAATAACAATATTCCATACTTTCATTTTAATCTCCGTATAATCCATTATCTCTTAAGACTTCTCTGTATATTTCTGCCAAAAGGTCTATAGCTTTAGCTACATCTTCATTTTCAGTAAGATCATTCAATTCTTTATTTTTATAGCCATGTTTGTAAAACGGTCTAAACACTTCATTCCACATATCGTCTATGGCGATGGACATTTTTACTGCTTTTTGGGCTAATTCAAAATCTTCTTTATCATCAGGCATGTCGTATTTAACATATATTTTCATAAAATCCTCTGCAACTGGCATTTTGTCTACTTACAGATGTTTTGAAATTAGAACCTCTGTATTTTGTACACTATATAATACCACAAATTATTTGCGTCTTTCTCCACAGATGACACAATAGTCATAAGTATCTATGAACCCGACATATGTGGAATATTGATGCGTGTGGCCGTCATCGCCTTTGTCTTCATCTTGTGTCGATTGGGACGTATTTGCTTGGCTTGGTGCGGTATTTGAGCTTGATTGTGTATTTTGATTGACAGCAGGTGCCGGATTGTATAAAGGATTAACTGTATTTCCAGTTGTGTGAAGTACGGAACCTGTTAATTCGTTTGCATATGGGAAGTGAAAATGGCTTAAAATTCTATAAATACCACTAAATATTTTTATATTAACTATATTATTTGATTGATCTATAATTGAATGGTTATCATATCGGAACATGAACTCAGTATTCTCTTTGTATACCGAGTTTTTAACTTCTATTAGAAATCTATAATCTATTCCGTAAGTCATTTCGGTAATTTTTACTAAATCACTTGAGCCAGGTAAGGCCATGCGTTCCAATAGAGAATCAGACTCAACTGTTGCAAAAGTTGGTTTCGGCTCATTTTTGTCATAGTATTTAATAAAATATATAGACTTCATAAAATCTCTTATTTTTTATTTGATCGCCATTTGCCGTCTAAAGCGTTAATTAGCTGAACCTGACCATTATCATAGACCAAGGCGCTACAGTGTACCCAAGAGCTAGGCCCTTTGTTATATCCTTGTCTTAGTTTGCTAGTTGTTCCAACTTGAAATGCTTTTTTGAAGATACCTGGCGTATGGCTATGTCCGAATACACCTTTAGAAAAAGACTTAGCTAAAGACTTAATGGCACCTTTAGACCCGTTGCTTGATCTATCTCCATGCGCACCGGCATGTACGTCTCCAATTAAATAGTCTTCATTTACACCTAAGAACTTTATCTTTTTATGGTGTTTACCAACGCCTACAAGGTTAATTCCATGCTCTAATACATCTTTATTCGTGTTTACAACTTCTGCTGCTAATTGGCAACCAAGTTTAAAGTTAATAGGGTCTTTCATGAATCCACCGCGTTTAAGATAACGATCTAAGAAGTCATCGTGGTTAGACTTAACAATTACACCTTTTTTAACAGATGGGATGGATAATACGTCATCTAAGATATCTCTGACTAATTTAAGTTCGTTCTCTAGAGAATTTTCTCCAGACATAGCTAATTCAGCTCTAACTAAAGCATCTTGTTCTGTCCAGTGGCTAATGGATTTACCATCAAATGTATCGTGGAATACTACTTGGTATGCTTTAACTTCTTTAATAATTTCTTTCCAAGCATTAAGAGCTTTAATGTCATGCTCACCTGCGTGTAAGTCGCCCATTATAAATGATACTTTTACTGGTACGCACTTGTTTTTAGAATACTCTTTACCCATATGGCAGAAAGATCCGTTCTTATCTGCTTGTACTTGTGTAAAGTGGAAAATGTTATTATCAGCAATTTCTACTATAATTCCACCAATAACATGTTGGAATGTTGCAATGTAGCTAGTTCTAAGGGAGTTGCCTTTAGTTGTATTGTAATTCGGTAAAGTTATAGCTCCTGTAGTCATACGTGCGTGTGGCAAACGATTAGCACTAACAGCATCGTACTCAAGAGATTGTTTAGGAGATGCAAAGATACAAGAGCCTTCTTTTTGCGATAATTCAGACAATCCCGTTACAGGGTTAATTTGCTTGGCAGTAACTCTAATTCCGCTAATCATTAAATTGCTATTAAGTCTTAAGTCTTCAAAAATGTAATCAAACTCAGTGTGCTTAATATTTTCATCAAACATCCAGTTAACTTCAGAATCAAGATTATGCGCTGGGTCATGGGATGGTAATAAGATTAATTTAGCTTTATTAATTTTGCAAAATTGGTTAATAGATGCTAAAAAATCTTTGTGTACAGCTTGTCCTGCAATCGCAGTTGTAATAAAAAATTTATTGTATTTTTTTACTCTAGAATGTATCTTTTTAAGATTGGAATTAGATAAGTAATCGTCTAAGCTAAGTTCATTTTTAAATGCGTCTGGATGTCTTTCTTTTGCAATTTTTCTTAAGTTGCCAATTGTGCCAAAGTGGTGTCTCATAGAATCGCGAGACAAGCCTGCAGCGATAAGATCGCTTCTTTTAGGAAACAGAATTCCAGATTTTACAAGGTTTGCATATATCAAAATTAATTTACTTCTTAGAGCTTCTGTTCCGTGGTTTTTATTTAATTTAGGCATTTTATCTCCTCGATTACCTTAATCGTAGCATTTTTGACATATACTGTCAACTATATAGTTATATCTTGTTTAATTTTATTGAAAGTTGTCTCACTATCTTCATAAAAGTCTACTTCATGTATCGGACCTTCGCGGAAAGAGTAGTCTACACTTGAGATTCCAAGTTTTGCCAGCAATTCATTAAATCTGAAATCTGGATTTTTTTCAGCACACTTCCTGATCAATTCTAAAATTTTTATATTATAATCTAACCGTTTCATTTGTGGACTCCGATAACATTGACAATATTTTGCTTGTCAAAGAAATTTTTTCTTATATAATTATATGCTCTGATTGTATTATGACAATCAGCTAATGCGTTATGTGGATTTCCGTAGGTTGAATCCCAACCAATGCCAAATCTTTTAAGCACTTCTTCCAGAGAGCCTTTGATGTTAAGGTCATACCCCATGGCAATTAACTGGTATAGCTGCTTAATGTCTTTATTGTTTCTTCCTAATGGGTTTTCATTCCATAGTTTAGAATTAGGATCTGCTTGTTTCCAAAGCATTTCGGAATCGCCAGAACCCCATGTAATAGGGGCTTTGGCTAATTTATGTTGTTTTATAAACGATATTAACTCTGTATAATTATAGATTAAAGAATTGCTTCGACTAACAGTCTCGTTAGTTATACCGGTTAGCTTAGTTATGTCTGGATGAATTTCTTCCGTGGTATATATAAATCTATTAAAGGTGTCTATTATAGACTCCCTTTTAGTATCATACGCTATGGCACCAATCTCTATGATTGTCTTGGTGCCTTGGTTAAATTCTAGATCCAGTATAAGCTGTTTCATAGTTATAAAAATTTGGCCGCTAAATCAGCCAATTCTGACCTTTCACCTTTAGTGAGTGTTACACTCGCTACAATTTCATTGTCTTTTAATTTTTCGATTGCGTGAACAAGACCGTTATCAGTTGCATCTAAATATGGGCTATCAATTTGGTTTGGGTCTCCAGTAAGAACAATCTTAGTACCCTCTCCAACTCTTGTTAGGATAGTTTGAATTTCATGTGCTGATAGATTTTGAGCTTCATCTATAAGGATGAACTGATTGGGGATACTTCGACCTCTAATATATGTCAAAGCCTCAATTTTAATCATACCTTGCTCAATTAATTCTTTTGCTCTGTTAGTAGAGTGTTTGTCCCCACCTAGAATAAACTCTAAATTATCTACGATTGGTTGAATCCATGGAGCTAATTTCTCTTCTAAAGTGCCAGGTAGATACCCAATATCTTTTCCCATTGGAATAACGGGTCTACTTACCAAGATTTTATCGTATTTACCTTCATCAAGAGTTTTAAACAAAGCCGCTGCTATTGAAATTAAAGTTTTTCCTGATCCAGCAATCCCTACTAAGGACACTAGTTTAATATCATCATTTAAAAGGGCGTCGATTGCAAAACTTTGCTCAACATTCTTAGATCTGATTCCCCAAACATCGTCTGAGAATAGCAACTGGACTACTGCTTTCAGTTTTTTATCATATCTGCCAAGTGCCGAATGTTTTGAATTGATTAAACTTCTCATAATAACATATTGATTCGCTAAAAATGGATAATCAATTTCTATATATCCATCTTCGTAAAATGAATTTAGCATATCTGGCTCTACTTCTAGTTCCAGATACCCAGTATATGCACTGTCGTTTGCAATTGCAGTAGCTTCATAGTTTGAAGCTTTGATTCCTGCTACATCTGACTTAATACGAACATTAATATCTTTAGAAATTATTTCTACATCATATTCTTTACTCAAGATTTGAGCAGTCTCTATAATCTGATTGTCTACTGACATAGTAGAGAATGAAGAATTTGTTAAATCTACAACAAATACTTTATGATTTTTATTATCAACCTGAACCCCAGTGGCCAAACTGCCTTTTTCTCTTAGAGAGTCAATTGACCGACTGAATTGACGCGCATTCCTACCGTTTTCGCCCATGTCTTTTTTAAAACGATCCATCTCTTCTATAACGCAAAGCGGTATATAGACATCTCTATCAAATTTATTTAATACAGAATAGTCGCTTAAAATAACATTTGTGTCTAAAACAACAACGGACTTATTCATTCGTCACCATATATTTCTGATTGCACTGTTAATAATTCAAATTCTAATAATTCTTGCTCTTCATTTAAACCAAGAAATCTATCCATTAAGTTGGCTTTTTCTACGCCGGTAGCTTCTTTTACCTTTTGCAACAATTCTAATTTGGCGTCTTGCAATTCGTCTATCTTCTTTTCAAGTTCTTTAGCTTTAAATTCATATTCCATTAGAATCCTCTTCATATTTCTCTAGAATTACTTTTCTAGATATAAAAGCTTTATCCATAGAAGTTTTAATCTTCTTATTCCAACTCTCTTTGTGCTTATTTGCCTCTTCAATTGTAGTATATAGGCCCATAGTTAAATCGCCAATTGGCGTATTTCTCCAAACCTCATAAATCTCTTTTTTCATTACGAAACCCGTCCTTCATATGTAGAAAACATAAAGCTACCCAAAGATCCAAAGTGTGCAGTATTATGTTCATATTCTTTCATAGACTTAACAGCATCATCAAGATCAGCCAAGAATATTTCAAACGGCTCAACAAGTATCGCCATTTCTTCAATAGAGTTTGTCACAAATGGAACCCCAACAACTTTTCCTAATTCAGATACTTCTACAACGTAATATTCAAGTTTTGTTTCAGGATTTTTAATCATCATTTTAATAGACATGTTAACCTCTATTGTTTGTTTTTTGCTTCTTAAATAAGAATAACAAAGTTACTTTTGGAAGTCAACAATTTTCAATTATTTTTTAATTTCTGTCTCAATTGTTCCTTTTTGAGACTAATTATTTTAGTTATTTTACCAGTTACAATGGCAGTGGCCATAGATGTTCCAGAAAGTGCGCCGTAATGTCCATTTGGTAACGTACTTATAGCATTTACGCCATTTGCGCTAAATATACGCTCACCTTTTCCAGAGCTGTAGCTAGACATTACATCTCTCGTTTTGTCAGCAGTAGCGTTTTCTATTTTAACCACTCGTTTGTCGCAACTTGCAGGATAAAATGGGTGTTTGGCGATATCTTGCCCTTTGTTGCCCATTGCAGCAACAACAATAATTTTATTATCTAATGCCTTTTTAACTAAATCGCATTCCTCTTTAGAATATTCGTTACCGCCAGCAGAAAAGTTAATTATATCTACGCGGTCTGCTATTGCTCTCTCTAATAAAAGGTTGCTAGGTCCAAAAGTAGTGGCTTTTTTAGGATCGTAGAACTTCATGATAACCATACAGTAGTTGGAGTCACCTGCATTTTGTGCAATAAGTCCGGCAACGTGCGTTCCGTGCCCTGGGAAGTGTGCATCTGTTATACTTTCCACTTGCTCTGCTTTATCAGATTTTGTTGCATCATAAAATCCATTTTTGCATATTTTAGGATTAACATAGTCCCATTTAGAGCTAGAATCAAACCCAGTATCAATAACAGCGACCTTAACAGGCAAAGCTAAATAGGCAGATAGCAATGTTTTTGCTAATATAATGCGCATCATTTGTAACCTACAATTCTCCCAAATTTACGTGGGGTTTTAAGAGATGCATTCCAATCTTTATACAATTCAGCAGGAGAAGCGTCAACATTTATTTCTACTTCTTTAATGTCATCTACATTTATTTCAGTTCCATATGCCATTTTTCTAAAGGAGAGAGTGCCATCTTTATCAATATGTCCACCATCTACAGCTATGCCACATGGGTATGAACAATCACATGTATTGTAGTCATGGTTTGCGACAGAGTATATAGCAGTGCCGCATGCCGGACAAACAATTGCTCTGACTCTCATAAATCCTCCTACATATATATCTTATCATATATACTGTACAATAGCAAGCTTATGAGTTTTTAAGATACTCTATTTTTGAATGTAATTGAGAAATTAGCTTATTTGCTTCTTTTAATTGTTGCTCTAAGTCCTTGATTTTAATCTGGCAAATGTGGTCTTTACCATCTTTAACTGCCATTGACGCTTCATGAGACGCCGTTTTAATAAGGTCGCATTGCATATATATCTGCGCTAATTCAACTTCTACTAGCTTATATGTAAACATAACTACCTCATTTAAAAATTTCTAATTGCTCTAATGCTTCAATAAACTTTGAGCTGGTCATTTTCGTTACACATTCTGGCAATTCAAGTTTTCTAGGGCAATTGTTGAAATTCCATGTATCAAGCGACCAATCTGATTCGCAAAAATTGCATGCAATATTAGGGATAACCGCAATTGTTTTAGCTATACCTCTATACGGTATTCTTAGCGATGGACTAACTGTAGTAAAGCCACAGACAACTGTTACATCTGTAGTAAAGGCAATGTGTATTGGGCCACCATCCATACCAACAACAGCTCTAGACTTTTTCATTACAGAAGCTAGTTCTAAAAATGAAGTCTTGTCTCTTAAATCTACACCAAAGCCAGGATAATCAAAGTCACTTTTAGCTAAATGTGATTTCCAAATGCTCATAGCTCCAGTTTTTCCAACATACACTGGAATTAAGCCTTTAGAATATACGTATTCTGCTATTTTTTTAATTTCACTTGCAATTATTGTTCTTTGTGGATCTCTATAGGTAGATATAATTACAACTGCTTTTGAAAAATCAACACCATAATGACTAACATCAACTTCTTGAAGTGGGACATATTTTGTTAAATGGTCTGGTAATACTCTACCTAATAATCCAATACTTCCATATTGAGTTAATTTCATGCGTG